TTTAAAGCTCCTGTTGGTATCTCTTTATCAACAAAGTTACTACCTGTTAAACCAGCAGCATTAACTTGTATAAATGTAACAGGTGTTGTACCTAATGTACCACCACTAGCAACATTACAAAGCCACATTGTATTTCCATAAACAGAACCACCAGATTCAACTGTAAATAAAGCGCCTGGGAATTCAGTCCAAACATCCATTTGAGTAATTCTAGTTAAAGGTGAACTAGATCCATTGAATGTATATAAACCATTTTCAGAGGGAGCTGTTTGTGCTCTTACAAATAGAATTTCAGTTGGATTTAAAGTAACTGTGTCAAATACTGCTGTAGCTGGATTGGTTAATGCAATATTACCTGTAGTAGCTGCTTTAGCACTTGGTTTAGAATCAAATAGGCTATTTAAATTAGATATTTGAGTGTCAACATAAGCTTGGTTTACAGCGTCTGTTGAGTTAGAAGGTGAAGCTAAATTAGTAATTCTTTGGCCACCTAAGTTAACAGCACCAGTAAATGTTACTGTACCATCTCTTTTAACAAAGTCAGCACCTTCAGCTAACTTATTAGTTGTAATACCAGCACCTGCTCCAATCTTACTATTATTAATAGCGCCATCTTGAATTTGTCTTGTTGCAATTTGTGTTAATGCCATTTACTTATACTTTATATAATTATAATTTTATGTAGTCTATTGTTGTAATATCTGTTATTAATGGAGGACTTACAAATGTTATAGTATTATTTCCTGCTGTAATGTAATCATTTATAATAGTTTGTCTAAGACCATTAACATATACTATTAAAGTTGCTGGTATAAAGCTATTTATTGATGTAAATACAGGATTAATGCCATTAACTATACCTGCTGGTATCTCTGCATATACAAACTTATTAGCTAATTGTGCAGGGTTTATAGTCCATAAAGTACCTTCCAAAGATACTGTAATATCTCCTTTGTTACCGTCAGTCACATTATTTCTTTGTGTAATAGCGTTTATAGTAACTTGCATTGTAAATCTCTTTAATATTAATAATTATCTTTTTTCTATTACTAATATATATTTGACTTCAATTATATTTGGATTTGTAAATTGAGCGCCCACAGGTCCAGAGAATCCTGTTGGATTAGTTATTAGTACTTCTTCAATTTCAGTTAGATTAGTAAAGCCTGTTCTACTTGGTCCAACATCTAACGTAAATGTATTAGTTAATAGTTCAAATGACTCATTTATATTGATTGTAAATGAGTTATTACTGTTAATTACTAAGTATCTTAAAGTGTATAAAGGATCTATGTTTACTGTTAATGTAAATGGATCTCCTTTTGCTATTGCTACAGAGTTAAATTGATATAGGTGATCAGGTGTTAACTCAAATGTCTTAGGTAATACCCACTTTATATTTGTTGATACTCCATCTGTTATTTCACTAGCTATGTTATACTTTACAAGCATTTATTTATCTAATATTTATCTACATTATTTACTACAAATAAAATAACTTTTTCAATCAATACAAATGTATGCTGCTTGTTAATTGTCCTTATATATATGAAATGAATTGCACTAATGCAGGAGAGAAATGCTCTGAATGTATTGCTGGTGTTGGTACTGGTAAATTATATTATAAGCCCCTTAATAGAAAAATAAAGGACTTAAAAGATCATCCTGCTAAAGACATTAAAGCCAGTAATAGAGGTAAAGAATGTAATAAAAGAGGTAGAAAAGTAGAGGCTCAATTAGTAAAAGATTTTGGCTTAGAAGCCACTGAAGCTAGTGGAGCAAAGTTTAGAGATGGTGATGGTATATTACTACTTCCTAATGGTGATGAAATACATATATCTATTAAGAGTAGAACTACAGTAAATAAGTTAGCTATTACTCCAAAAGAATATAGAATAGATGAAATACATTTAATTAATAGTAAAGAATATGGAACTATTGTTATAATGTCTAAACTTGTATTTGATCAGTTGGAGAATGGATATGTCAGACAAGAACAAGAGACAATACAGCCTTAAAGAGCTTTCTGGTAAGTATAAAAGAAAGTTAAAGAGAATAAATAAGAGAGTATTAAAAGCTCAACTAAATAGAGAAATAATTAAAGAACTAGATAAAAATCCTGTTGATGATTTAGTTATGAGTGGGCGGATTACTGACGCTAATTATCAAGATTATAATACACTTGAACATGATGATTGGTTAAGGTATCTAGGAAGAACTTGGACATTAGAAGATGAGTTAGAATATTGTGATCAAGTGTATGAAGATTGCAACTTTGAACAAGAGGAGGATAAAATAATTAAAGCTATGGAAGCTCTTTAAGATGTTAGAGACTATCAACAAGCTTTTATAGAGTTGAGTAGTGAAGGAAGGGTTAATAAATACTTCAAGGGAGGTATTAATACTTTTATAGAAGATTTTAATAATGCATTAGAATAATTAAGTTTGCCTCTTAAGGTTAATCTTATTAGGTATTATGTAAGTGGATTTAAAAGAGTATGTAAAGCTAACTGAAAAGGTAGTTGGTAAAAAGCAAGTTTGTATTGGTAACCAAGTTGAAGTTGAAAGATTTAAACTTGAATCTCCTTCTATAAATCACTTGTTAGGTGGCGGCGTTCCACATGGTACTATTATTGAAATATATGGGCCAGAACAAACAACTAAGTCATTGTTAGCTATGTATATAGCAGCTCAACTACAAAAACAAACTGATAGATTTGTTGGCTATGTACAGGCTGCAGAGTTTGGCTATACTTCTTGTCATGCTACTAATATAGGATTAGACCCAGATAAAGTATTATTAGTAGATGCAACAAGTGCTGAAGAAGCCTTACAATGTACTAGATCATTTCTTACTGAAGACTTCTGTGCTGTCATTATTGATAGTGTTGCTGGCTTAGTTCCAGAGAAGTTAACAGATGAAAGTAAAGAGATTGGTGATGTATTTGTAATGGGTATTAGAGCTAGACTGTTAAGTGAAAATCTTCCACAGTTTAGTGTTAAATGTAAAAAGAATGATGTAGTACTTATTCTTATTAATCAGGTTAGAAATACTAACTTAAGTGGATATGGTAATCCAGAAGGTAGTATGGGTGGTAAGGGTTTACCTTATTGGGCTTCTATTAGACTAATGACAACTAAGAAGGCTCTTAAATCACCAGATGAAGAAGGCATTAATAACTTTGATGTTCAGATTAAATGTATAAAATCTAAATATGGTAAAGCACTAAGAAGCATTGAAATGCAAGTAGATCTTGAACAAGATAGTATTGATAAAACTATTACTAATACTAATTACAATAAGTATATAGATGTAATTAGAATGGCCAAGAAGGAGGAACTAATAAAGGTTGCTGGTTCTTGGATCACATTAAGTTTGCCAAATTTAAGCTCTGAAGAGCCAATTAAAGTTCAAGGGGAAAACAACTTAGAAGCTAAACTAAGAGAAGATCCTGAACTATTTGAAGCTTTAAGAGATGCTGTTAATTCTAAATGTTAATTTAAAAAAATAAGGACTGAAATTTAATTATGGAACCTACTAATAATACTTCATTGGTTGATCTTATTCAAAATGACCCTGAGGTTATTACCGTTGCTGAAGCTAAATCTTCAAAGACTAAATCTTCTAGACAAGTTAATCTAACTACTATTCTTGCTCAATTGTCAGAGTTTACTTCTGAGGAAATCATGAGTTATCCTATTAATACTATTAGAGGTATTAAAACTCAAGGTAATAGAATTTCTAGTGTTTATGCTAAAGGCGTTGAAGAGTTGAATAATTCTGATGGCTAAAACAAGCAATCCAATTCAAACAACAATAAAAGATTTTAAAAATCTTTTTACTAAAGAAGGCTTGAAGAAGATTTCTATTGATGATTTACTTTTATTGAAAGCCACTTTAGATTATGGAAATGAAAGGCTGAATGAACTGTCAGAGATACTTTCTTCTGCATCTTTGGGTGTGTCTCCTAATAAGAATGCCAGAAATAACTATGCAAGGAATAATACTTCTTATGTAACTGGTTCTGTGCAGCCAATATTACCCTCAACAACTGGAAATGAGTTAGCACAAGTTAATTCAATAAGTAATTTTGATACTTCTGCAGTTGGTTTATATGATGCAGAAGCAGAGGCTAGAGCACAAAATGAGTTGTTCTTACAAACGGTTTCAGAACAACTGCCAGATGAAGTTGAAGTATTAGAAGAAATCTTTGGCTCAGTAGAAGATGCATAATAGTAATATATATTCTTATATTACTACTCAAGAGTTGTTAGAACAAATAATAGATGTTCTAACAACTCTTTCAAAAGAAGAAGTGGTAAATGTTGGTATTGACTTTGAAGGCTATGTTAAAGATGAATATAGACTTGTAAGCTCAGGTTTAGATTGCTACTGTAATAAGCTAAGACTTATAAGTATTAATTGGATTGGTAATGATGGCCCAACAGTTGTAGTTGAATTAAATACTGTTGATATACTGCCCTTCTTAAATCTAATAAAGAATAATAATAGATTTATTGTATGGGCGCATAATGCAACCTTTGAAATAAGACAGATTAAACATCACTATAATATTGAAATGAACAATATATACTGTTCAATGGTTATGTTTAATACTTTATATGTATCTATTGGATGGAGACAAAGTAAGTTGGCAATTGGTAGTAGTTTAGGCTCTATCATGAGACACTTTGCAGGAGTTGTAATGGATAAAACATTACAAACATCTGATTGGTCTAGCCCTATTCTTAGTAAAGCTCAGTTGGAATATTCAGCAATGGATGTTAATACTAAGTGGTTAGAATTATGTATAAATGTTAAAGAAAGTCTTATAAGTTATTATGAACAAGAGTATGCATTTAATCTAGATCAAGATGCAATGAGAATCTTAGCTATTGTTGAGTATGTTGGTTTTAATATTGATAAAGTTAAGATGAATAGCTTTATTAAAGAATTAGAACAACTATCTAATGATACTAAGATTAAGTTAGCAAGACAATTAGATCAGCCATTATCAGTGTCTTTAGTTGAAGATGAGGATGGTATCTTACAACAATCTTTAACAGTATCTCCTATAGTAACAACTATTTTTAATAATCCTAAGAAGTTAGGTACTATTATTAATAGTAAGTTCAAAGTTAATTTAACTGCTTTGAACGCTGCTATTATGAAAGAGTTTCTTTCTAATCAAGATGATGATGAAGATGAGGAAGACACTGATGATGTAGATTTAGAAATGATATCTAATAAGCAAGATGCAAAGGAGGTTATAAATACTTTTATTGTATATAAAAGACAGGAAAAACTAATAACAGAGATTAGTAAATATAACTCTATTGTTAGTCCAATAACTGGTGCTTTACATGCTACTACTAATCCTGTGGGGGCTGGAACTGGTAGAATGTCATCTTCTTCTAGTATTATTGTTGGTGATAAAAAGTTTAAGATGAATTTACAACAGGTAATTGCTAGAGGCAATTATGACATTAGAAGCGGTTTTATAGCTAGACAAGATTATGTTATTGCTGGCATTGACTTTAGTTCACAAGAAGTATTAACTGCAATGGCTTATGCTAAAGATGAAGCGGGTTTAGCACCCTTTTATCAAAAGAAAAAACAGTTATATCTATTAGATAATAATGGAAATCAAATACTTAATAAGAAAGGTAAACCTGTAGAAGATCCTTATACTGATCCTCATACTGTAGCTGCTATGGGCTTATGTCCAGCTTTAAAGAATTATCCAGCAGAACTTATTAGAGAAATGGCTGAGGGTAATCATAAGAATTTTAAATATACTTATAATAATAAAGATCTATTATATTTAGATGTATATAATAAATCTATAAATGATCTACAAACCTATTTAGGATGTAGTATTGAAGAAGCTACTAATATTATTAATATATTAAGTAGTATACCTTCTTCTACAGACTTCAGATTTCAAGGGAAGATTTTAAACTTTAGTGTTATTTATGGTAAGACTGAACAAGGTTTATCTGAAGACTTAAAATGTTCTGTTGAAGATGCAGCTAAAGTATTACATAGTTATTTTAGTCAATTCTTTAAGCTTAAAGAGTGGCTTGATAATAGTGCTAAAGAAGCAATTAGATGTAAAAGAATAAGGCTACCAACTGGCAGATGGTTATGGGTAGATGAATCTAATTCAAAGGGAAATGATGCTTCAGCTCAAAGAAAGGGTCCAAATGGATATGTTCAAGGATTTTGTGCTGATCAACTAAAAGTAACCCTGCCATATGTTAGAAAGTATTTAGAAGAAGTAAATAATAGATACAAAGTTAGAAATTGTATTGTAGCTTTAGTGCATAGCCCTTATCATTGTGCACTTTAAACCCTGTTATGCTATAATTAAAATATAGTTTTAGTTTAATGTAATGGAAACAATTTATTTGCGTGGAAAAGAAGTTTTATTAGACAAGTCAACAGTAGATTTACTTGACTTATTAAATGTCAAATTATTTATTGCACCTTCAGAAGATTATGTAGGATGCTACTTTAATAGACGAAGTATGTATTTACATCAATTTTTGATGTGTCCTTTAAAAGGATATGTTGTTGATCATCTTGATAGAAATAAATTAAATAACTGTCTTTCTAATTTGAAAGTAGTTACATATTCTGTAAACATACATAACAGATTAAGGGCTAAACCTTTAAGTGGTTATTATGGAATTAGAGAAAAGATTCTTAAAGATGGTACTACTTCATATGCAGTATTAATAGCTAATTCAGGAATTACTTATCATAGAACCTTCTCAAATATTGAATCAGCAATAAAGTATTATGACTTAAAAGCTTTAGAATTATTTGAGAGCAGTGCTGTTTTAAACAACCCAGATACAATATTTTCTTTAGAAGAATTAAATTCTTTAGAAGAAGAAAGTAGAATTACTTCTCTAAGAGGTAAAAACTCTAGAAAGTTAAATGGGGATAAAAAGGGTGGCTTTTCTTTTAAAACTGAAAGAAATAGATGGGAAGTAAGAACCTGGAATGGAAACAAAATGAAGCGTAAATATTTTCATACCAAACAAGAAGCAGAAGATTATTTTAAAGTGGCTTTGCTGGAAACCCCTTAGAGCTTCTTAACTACAAAGCAATTAGGAATAATATACTTGATAGTTATAAAAACTAAGAAGATTGGGCAATCAGCAGGGGGATATAAAGATCTTGTATCTCCTTCAACGACTATCAAAAAGGTACATAATTATTATGTATAACTGAGTAGAGTAAGGTACAGTGTATCTGAAAAGCAGGGAGTATAGAAATATACTATGATATAGTCTGATCTTATATGAAAGTATAAGAGTGTTAAAGGAAACGTTTAGCATGTAACATAAATGGATGAAATTGTATATGAGTTGCATAAAGACTCAGCAGAAGAAGTGGGAAATAAACTAAGAGATATGATGGAAACAATACAAGGTGATATGTTAAAGCAATACTTTGATTGTGAGACTGGTGGTTTTAGTAGTTTAACAATTGCTCCTTGTTGGAAGAAATAATATGACAGAAGATATAAGTATTAAGAAACTATATAAGTTTAACTTAAACCATCTTTATGGTATCTTAGAAGGTTTATTTGTCTCAACATAGGTAGAAGTTAAAAATATTATTGGTTCTACTTTATATTTAGGAGAAGTTGCTGGTAAACATAGTGAGGTTATAAAAGTCTTAGAATAGGACCATTTAATAGAGTTAGATGTAAGTCAACTTACTATTGAAAACTTATTAAATGCTAATAATAGAGAGACTAATATTTGTGGTTGTAATCCTTTTGACTATTTAGAAGAAAGATAAGTTATACTTTAAGTCTGTATTTAATGAAAAATACTTGAAATAAATTATGACAAATTTAAATAAAATTACTAGCTTAGATTATATTAGAGATACAATTTATAACTCTAAGTTTTCTACTTGGCTGATTAATAATTATTTGACCAGTCTTTTAACTAAAGATGATTGGAAATTAAAAACAGTTGATAGTAATATATTCTTTGATTTAAATGTTTCTACTGGTGTTAGTTTTATAAGAACTAAGTTTAATGTAGGAGTTATTCATATTGCAACTGAATCTGACTTAGATCAGGTGATTGAAAAGATTATGGAATATGGAGAAAGACCTGATTTAATAGCTAATCTTTTTTCAGAGACTATTAACTCAAATGGTGTTGTGTTTTTACAGCTAACTTATGAGACAAACATATATCAAGGTATGGACTTAGTTCCTTTCTTTAATCTTATCTTTGATCAAATTGAAATAATTAAAGAAGATGTTAGATATATGCTTAACTTAAAGATTGTAGATCCTAAGAACTTAGCTAGAAGTGATGAGTATGAAGATGATGATAGTGAAGATGATGATGGCTTAAGTGATGATCTTATAAGTCCTTATGACGTAAAAGGAGATTCTTAATGTTATTTACAATTACAGATATCACTAGATTCAAAAATACTGCTAAACAGGCAATAAGCTTAGCAAATAATAAAACTGCATCCTCCTTAGAACAATGTGTAGAAGTAACTGTCATAGGTGATCAGTTAAGCTTTACTGCTGTTAATAGTAATTATGGTGCTAAGTTCTTATATCCCTTAGAAGGTAATAGCAATGTAGATGGAACCTGCTTAATTCACTTTACCAAGTTGTCATTGTTACTAAGTAAAATACCAACAAAAGCATCTTACTTAAAAGTTAGTTTAAAGAATAATGTATTAAACTTTAGTCTTTTAAATATGGGTTCTATTGGTGAATCTATTTGGATTGATAATACTAGTCTGCATAATTCAGACTTCTTAGATGAGAATAAATATATTGTATTAGATGAAGACAATACTACTCTTATTCCTCATTTATTATCTGTTAGTGATATTGCTAAGACTTGTGATAGCAGTGTTATTGGCTTTAAAGGTGACAGCAAAGAGTTAGTCATTAGTGGCAAGTTTGGCATAACAGGTAATAACTTGTTTATGTCTAAATTAGACTCTATTGGAAATATAACTTTTGCTATTAAACCTGTTCTATTAAATAGTAGTTTATCCTTTCTAGGCAGCTCTGTAACTATAGGTTATAACAATAATAATAAGTGGCTAATGTTTAGCTCTGATAAAGGAGTTGTATGTTATAAGAGTCTTAGTTCTATAGTTAATATAGAAAAGACTATTAATAATATATATGCATTAGAAGCTGGTGGATGTATTACAGTTAAGAGATCAGAGTTAGACTTGGCTATTGGTTTTCACACTGAAGGTGATTATATTTGTTTAAATAGTGATAAAAGTAATACTTTACTAGAGGTTTTTAGTACCACTAGTAAAGAGCCAGCAAAGTTAAAGCCAGAGTTATATGATGGTAATTTTGTTGATGTTAGATTAGAAGTTAATCACATTAAACAAGCACTTAGCCTTACTAATAATAACTGTCCAGGAGTTACTATTAATCAAAGAGTTACAGCTCTAGTTGATACAGATATTACTATTTTAGTAATAAATAGTCCTGATAGTGGGGCTATTGAAACAACAACAATTGTATATACATGTATATAAATTTATGTTAAGTCCAGAACAAAGAGCTTTGTATAGATCTCAGTTAATTGCTTATTACTTTAATAAGCAAAAGAATAAAGATGAAAATACTATGGCTAAAATTAGAAGGCAGATTGTTAATCAAGATGATAAAGCATTAACTGATAATTATAATTTAATTCCTGACATGCCTAAATGAAAAATGAATTATTAGTTCAACTATTAGACTCTAAATTGCATACAGATCAAGCAGCAATAGTTGAACAAGCTTTACTAGATATCTTAATTAATGAGAGAGCAGAAACTGCCCTTGTTAGAATAAAAGATGAAGTATATAGAGAAGTAGAAGATATGTCTAGACAAGATATTATTAACTTGTTAAAGGAAAAATTAGAATGTCATGATGAATAATACAACATTAAGTATTAACTTGCTTAAAGAATTATTAAATACTGATTTAACTTCAGAGCAGCTTAAATTATTAGATACATTTTTAATTGATAATCTAGTTAAAGATGCAGTAGATCCTTTTAAACAAAGGATTGAAAAAAGTGTTATAACTGGCGCTAGAGCAATGACACATGATATTAAAACTGATGAACTAATAAAATATTTAGGTATTTAAATTGACTTATAGAGCTATAGGATTACCTAATACTTGTTCTAATTGTCATTTATCTAATCCCAGAATACCACCAATTTGGGGGCAAGCAGAAATACCTCTTAGTAATATAAGAGGTATTATTATATCTGCTTATAGTGGCAAAGAAGAAGAGAAAGAAAAGAAAGTATTAGTTGAAGCGCCTGGATATTTGAATGCTGGTGGATTTCTTAGAAGAGTTATTAGAAGTATTACAGATGATATTGATATAGATAATAACTTCTTTTTTACAAATGCTCTTAGTTGTAGTGTTAAAAACAATAAGAAGGAAACAAAAACTTGTATAGAGAAGTGTGGTAATTGGACACAGTTTGAAATATCTAAATGTAATAGTAAAGCTCCAATATTAGTGGCTTCTTCAGAGGCTGTTACTCAATTATTTGGTAGTAAAGCTAGTATAAGTAAGCTAAGAAATGAAGTAGGATTGACATATGCTGGCAGACCATGTGTGGTTACTTGGAATCCAATTACTCCTCTTAGATACTTGCCAAAGAATGAAGATGAAACTCCTGTTTTACCAGTGCCAATATATAGTCATACTTGGTTATTTAAACAGGATATGATAAGATTTTTAACTTTGGCTGGAGTTATATGATTAATTGGAATGATTATAAGGGACAATCTAATGCTGTTTCTTATATGAAGAAATGTGTTAGTAAGAATAGGTTTCCTTCTGCATTGCTTATTACTGGGCCACCAGGGGTGGGTAAAAGTTTATTAACAGAGTTAAGTATTAGATCTTTATTGTGTTCTAGTAAGGAAGAAAAGCCTTGTGGAGAATGTGTTTATTGTAATACTAATATTAGAGAGTTAGATAATGTTAAATGGAGACAGATATCTAACTTAGATGGCATGACAGACTTATTGGGTGAAATAAACCTCTGGGCTAAAGAAGCACCTTTATATTTAAATGATATTGGCTTTACCAGAAAGTTTGTTGTGTTAGATGAAATACAGTTGTTAAATAGTACTCACATACAAAGTCTGTTAGGTTATATAGATACAACTCCTGAAACAACCACTTGGATTCTTATATCAATGGATCTAAGTAAGCTATCTAATACAATCTTAGATGCTTTATCTAGTAGATGTAAGGAGCTAGAATTAAATAGTCATACAACTAAAGACTGTATTGATTATGTGTTGGATAACTGGCCATATAACTACAAAGATGCAAAACTATTAGCTCTATTATCTGATGGTAATATGAGAAAAATTAGTAGTCTGATAGAGTATTGTGCAGGAGTTGATAGTACTAGAAGTATTAGCAACATCCTTATTGGTGGAGCTACAGATAGACAATCTTTTTGGCACGCTTTATATAATAAAAACTATAAAGCCGCAATTAATATTTGTGAATTGTGGTTGAGAAATACAAATCCAACAGTGCTGCTTAAGATATTAATAGATGATATAATAGAACAAATTACTAATAATCCTTCAGTAGATTTAATACATGATTTAGATCTATTAATTAAATATAATTCAAACAATATTAAAGTCTCTTTACCAAACTATATAAGTTTGTTAAGAGGTTTCAAACAACAAGAAAATAGAGAAGTTATCCAAAAGATAAGAACTTTAGATAGCTTTTATAGTTTTAAATCGTTGGAGGATTATTATATTGAGCATTGTATATATTAAATCCTCTGAGGATTTATACTTTTGCTATAAGTATAATCCTATTATAATTACTACTACTGTTGAAGCTAATTATATTGATAATATAAATAGAAGCAGCCCTTCTTATAATGATGAAGGGCTTATAAATTATAGTTGCTATTTAATAAGAAAGTATAAAGGAAAGCTTGTACAACATAAATCAAATAATCTAATATTTGTTGTTGATGATAAGCTATCTAAAAGTAGGTTGGGCTTTAGTGACTTTAATTATTTATTGCAAGATAAGTTAGAACTATTTGATTTGGCAGGGTTTAACTTTTTTACTGATCTATGTAAAAAATGGTCTAACCCTAAAAAATGGGTAGAAGAATTAGAATATTTGGAGTCTTTAAATGAAGTAATAACTGTTAAGACTTTAAATATTTTATATGTTAATAGTAGAGTAGATGTGTGGAAATATCTCAATTCTATTGGTAGAGATGGTAATAATTATAGCCTTATTTTAAGTTTGGAATCTAATACTTTGTGGTATTTATTTATGATAAAAGGTGTACTAAGCACCGTTAGAAATATAGATCCACAGGTTTTATCTTATTTTGAGTTGTTAAAACTAAGAGTGTTAGATAATAATTTGAGTCTTAAGTTTGCATTAATTTACTTAGAAATATATGCACAAACAAGAGAACAATTTTAATAATGGCTGAAACTATTGCACAAGTAGATGAATTTATGAGACTAGCTGCTGAGCTAGGTATTGAAGATACATCTAGTAAGACTAATATTAGTACTGGAAAGAAGGATTTTGGTGGAATTACACCTTATAATATAGTTCCTAAAGATTTCTATAAGGTTACAAAGCAAAAAGTATTTACCTTTGAATATCCCTATGTTAAGGCTTCTACACCTGAACAAGAAGCTAGTGGTAAGAATTTACTAACAGCCTTCTATGATAAAGAGTTAGATAGAGAAATTGTGCCAACTTCTATCAAAGGTTATGCTGTAGAGTTTAATGATAGACATAGTTTGAGTGAGTTTAGTGATGGAAAATATACTAACTATTGTTCTGTTATTGGACAAAAGGTAGGAGATATGGTTACCAATGAACCAATCATTGTTCCAGTTAAATGGATGTATAGCAAGGGAAGTACTACTGGACATAGAATTCCTAGTGATTCATTTGCTAATCAAAATGCAGTTGGTTCTAATGGCATGTTATGTGTTGATTGTATTAAACAAGGATGCAATCAAAACTTGGCAAAAGATGGTAAGCCAAACTGGTGTAAAGAAAAGGGTGTAGTAGTTATGTATATAACACACCTTGGAGTATTTAATAAGAAGTCTCAGTCAGTTGTTTATACTGCAGTCTCTGATATTTTCTTTGCAAGTAGTTGGGATTTAGCTGCAAAGAATCAAACAGCTATTAGAATGAACTTTATTCCTACTTATATTGATTTGAGTGGTTCTCATATTCAAGGCTCCTTTGCTGATCCTGCTACAAATCAAGAAGCAATTGATGGCTTTGGTGGCTTCTTTGAAAAGGTAAAGAAAGCATCTGCTGCTTCTAACTTCTTTAACTTGATTCAATGGAAATTAGAAGTTAATGTATTTAATAAGCCTGGTCAAAGCTATTCAACTCTGTCTTTTAATTCAGATGGTGGATATGATACTGCTGAATTAGGTCTTATTGTACAACACTGGAAAGCTAATAAGCCTGAGTTTGTATTACAAGAAGTACCATTTAATAAGTTTACTACAGAGTTAAGAGGAAACTATGCACCTCCTTCTGAAGAAGAAGTTAAAGAACAAAAAGAACAAACAGAAGCTAAGTTAGACATAAGTAATTTTTAATGAATAATAAAGTATTAGATTTATCTAATACTTCTTTTAAGGGGGAGCTATTAAACTCCCCCTTACCTTTTATAAAAGGTTGGACTTCTAACTTATATTTACATCAAATGGAGTCTATAGTAGAAGTATTAACTAAGGGTAGTGGTGTTTTAAAACTAACAACTGGTACAGGCAAAACTAGAATAATTGCAGAACTGTGTAGAAAAACACAAGTAAAACATATATTAGTTGTTGTTAGTAAGATAGACTTATTAGTTCAAATAAATGATGTCTTGGTTGACTATCTAAAAGATACAAACTTAACTATAACAACTATTGGTGATGGTAATAAATATCCTATATGGGCTAATATTACTGTGGGTTTAGTTGGTACTTTAACTAAGATTAATAATTTAGATTTAATTGATTATGTCATATATGATGAGTGTCATAAATATATAAATCAGTCTGGCATTGATTTATATAATATGTTAGTTAATGTTAAATGTATTACAGCTTTATCAGCTACTCCATATACAGAAGATGTAGAAACTAATAACTTAATTACTAAGTTATATGGTCCTTTATTATATGAACTAACGGAGAAACAAGCTATTGCATTAGGTTGTATATCTACTCCAAAAATTAATATATATAAGGCTCCAATTGGTTATTGTAGTCGTAAGTTTATTAACTGTACCTTTAGTAATTTTGCTTATAATAAACAAATAGATAGTCTAATTATAAATAATAAGGGCAGAAATGATCTTATTGTTGAACTAGTTCAACTTGATAAGTCTACTGTTATTATTGTTAATAAGGTTAATACTGAAAAGAATAATCATGCGGTAATATTAAAAGATTTAATAGAAAAAGCTTATCCACATAAACTTGTATACATTGTTAAAGGTGGAGATACAAAAGGACTTAGTAGTATAAGCAACCCTAATTGTATATTAATTGCAGGCCCTAATATAATAACTGAAGGAACAGACATGCCTTCATTAGAAGTAGTTGTATTAGCTGCAGCTAACTCTTCTCCAACATTGTTATTACAAAGAGTTGGTAGAGTTTTAAGAAAGAGTTTTACTAAAACATATGGGGAAGTTATAGACTTTATAGATCCTATTGGCTGGCCTGCAAGCCAAAGTAAAAAGAGAATAGATACATATACTGAAGTATATGGTAAAGAAAATATAGTATTTCATTAGAAGATTTATTATAAAAATATTAAGTGGTTATTAAGGATGTTAAATATTTAAATATAAAAGTACTAATGAATACTACAATAAAGGTTGTAACTGGTCCTAGTGGCAGTGGTAAAAGTTTTAAGCTTAAGCAAGAGATGAGTATTAATAATCTTAGATTGACAGCTAGTACTGGAATTGCTAGTGTAAATTTAAGTGAAAGTGCTTGTACTATTCATTCTTTGTTAGGTGCCATTGATTCAACAAATCTACTTAAGTCTTTTGTTTCAGGTAAGCTAACAAAAAGATTAAACAACTTATTTGAAGATTATAATGGTATTGCAATTGATGAGTTTGGCATGTTACCTAGGGACTATATTGATACTTTGATTAAAGTATTAGATATGTATGGAGGTACAACACATAGAAGTCTAGAGTTATACTTGACTGGAGATATTGCTCAACTACCACCTGTTAAAGGAGAGCCATACTTTAAAAGTATGTATAAAGATAGATTCAATACTGAAGTACTAACAGTTATACATAGACAAACAAATAAAGATTTTCAAGACGCTTTAAATGATCTAAGACTCGGAAAGACACAGAAGATAAAACAAATGTTATTAGATAATAATTGTTTTGTTAAAGACATTGAATCAGATTTTTTAGGCATAACTTTATTTAGTACTAAAGCTAAAGTTGAAGCCTATAACTTAGCTAGACTAAAGGCGATTGATAACTATCAAGAGTATACTTATAAAGGATATAAGTTAGGTAAGGTTGATAATAGTTGGAATTCTTTTCTAGATCCTGTTGTGTTAAAGGTTGGAGTATTAGTTAGATGTATTACAAATACTGTAACTGATGGGGGCCTTATAGCTAATGGAGATATGGGGGTTGTTGAAGAGTTATTTAAGGATAGTGTTCTTGTTAATTTACTTAGAACTGGCAAATCTATATTAGTTAAATATGTAAAGAAGAAGGTGTTAAATCCTGATACTATGTTAGAAGAAGGTAGTATTAACTATATCCCTCTAAGACTAAGTTTTGCTTGTACCATTCATAGTACACAAGGAATAACTACAGATGCTTTACAAATTAGTATGGGCCAACAAGATACCTTTATGGGTAGAACAAGTGGCATGGCATATGTAGGGCTTTCTAGAAATACTAATATAGAAAATATTAGAGTTATTGGTAATCCAGATTATTTTGAGAGCTGCTGTTTCATTGATCCAGAATACTTAAGGTTTATAAGTGGGAAATCTAATTAATGATATTAAAAATAAGGTAAAAATAAGTGATCTATTATCAACAGGATATAGTAAAAGAATAGACTGTCCTTGCTGTAAAAGGATTAAATCTGCCTCTGTAATAAATAATGAGTTTGTATACTGTTATAGTGCTTCTTGTAACTTTAAAGCAGATGTAATTGCTCTAAATGCTCTTCTAACTTTTGGTGATAAAGATAGACTTAAAGACTCTATAAAAGATTTAACAACTAAGTTTAATATAGCAAGAAGAAACTCTTTATCAGAAGAAGATAAGCAAAAGAATTTATTTTATACAAGCATAAACAGTATTTATATTAATGATCTAAAAGGGCCCTCTTTAAACTATTTAGTTAATAGAGGTCTTACAAAAGATGTAATAGATATAATAGGTATTGGTTATGCTACTGGCACTTCTCTTAGAGGTGAATTTAATAGATCAGATTTAATTAAATATGGTTTATTCAAAAACAATAAAGAGTTTTTTATTGATAGGATAATCTTCCCTTTAATGTCAAATAAGATTGAATCTTTTGTTGGTAGATATGTTGGACCAGAAAATGATTTTATACCTAGATATAAGAACCTTCAAACTAGTATAAGTACATTAATATTAGAACAATTTATAGATCTATATAATAGTAATAGTATTTACATTGCTGAAGGTTTTATGGATACTATTTCTTTATATCAATTAGGTATGCAGTCTGTAGGAATATTAGGTGTTCAAGGTTTATTAAATCATATTAGTAAACTTAAAAAATTTAATAATATATGCTTTTGTTTTGATAGTGATAAAGATGAAAGAGGTAACTATAAATCTTATAATTGTTTAATTCCTCAAATAATAAATCTGATTATACTAAATCCTAAAAATAACTATTATGTATTTTTACCTGATGGAGCAAAGGATATTAATGAGTTATTATGTAAGGGGCTTTTAACAAAAGAGCTAGTTGAATCTAAAAAGATTAGATTTAATGACTTTCTTGTTCAGTTGTATATTGATGATTTATCTAAGCATGTTGAACTTATTAAATTAATAGAAGTAACTAATGACGAGGCTAATAGAGAAGTAATGTATAATAGTGTAGGAAAAACTAACTATCAATATGCTACTAAAATATTAGACTTTTATGACTCCAAACATTATTAATTGTATATCAGTTCAGTGTGGATCTGCTGATGATTTATATATACCTTTTGTATTAATTGCAGTGTCTATTAAAGAAGATGAACATGTAATAAACTTAATTAATAATCTATTAAGACCAAGATTACAAAAGATGTGCGTCTATGAACATAGAGTATTACATAGGTTATATCCTCACTACTTAATTATAATAAATGAGATTATAAGTAGAAATTTATTAACTCACTCTTGTGTTGATCTAGTATTTGATGATGAAGTTTCTTTTTACAGTAATATGTGGGAAGTTACTTTTAAAAGGTTTAATAGATTAAAAAAGACTTTAAATAAAGAAGGTTTAAACTATTATTATTTTAGTGTTAAGAATGAACATATAGTTAAAGATAGTTATAGCTTTACTCAAATAATAAATGGAGATACACATCCTTATATGTTATTTACATATTTCTGGTCTTTATTACTTAGACTAGAAAAGATAAGATTAGATTGTGTTTTATTAGGTGTTCCTAGATTTACCATAAATGAAGTATCAAAGCTTGGCTTATTTCCCAAATGTATAATGAAAGAAAGAACTAAAGTTGTTCTGATTAATGCTTCTATAAAGAATAGATTAAAACAATGTCCCTTGTGGATGGCTAATAATTATTTAAGGAATAGTAGAAATAAATGAACCCAAAAGTTAATAAGCTACTAAGTTTTTTAACACTGCAGCCTAGAACCAATGCATTAAATTGTTTTATTGGTTATGTAAATTTATTAAATTTTGTAGACGAAGAGATAACATGGGATTATGTTATTGATCATATAATCAAAATTGATAAAGCAGTTCTTGATATATTTGAAAAGGATATAAATAAGGATCTTCTAAAGCAATATGGTGTTATATTTAATGATTGTTATAATTTTATTAATGAAGAAGAACCTATAAGCTTTATAAAAGAAGCGGCATTTAATAATGTTAGGGTTGCTAATATACAAGATTACATAGCATATTTAGTAGCTCGGAGACTGTTATTAAATGAGTATGAAAAAGATAAAGCAGTTGGTTGACAAAGATAAACTAATAAAAGAAAATTGTTTAGTTAATCAGGCTGAGTTTGGAGGTGTTCCTAAAGATGTAGAACACGCTCAAAGAAGAAGTGATTTGAGAGCAATCCCAATTGAATATATTTGGATTGCTATTGTATATGGCACTAAAAAGAGGGCTATAAAGGCCCTCTCTTTTACTATTTATGATAAGGATTTAATAAATACTAAATATATTAAATATATAAGTACATTGAGAGGAGTGTGTGTAATTATTGATTATGATAATTATATTATTACTACTTATTGGTTATTTAAAGCTAAAAGAAGATTTAATTAATCACTCCTAGCTACATAACTGAAATAACCAGCTAATGTTTTACCTACATCAGCAGTAGAACATAATATTAAACCATTTCTATATACAATTACTTGTCCAGTTGTAAGAGATGCTTGAGTAGGAATTGTTTCTACAGTTTCTCTAAAAATACCTGTAATAGGTGTTCCATCTATAGTAAATCTCATTAAGTTTGGAGCATATTCTGGTAATATTGAATGCCATAAAGCATTTTCTGTTGTAGCAGAAACTGCACTACTTAATCCTAAGTTTCCTGGTGCTCCATCAACTACTACTCCATAATTATTAGGGGCTGTAATTATAGTTGGAGTTAATGTTACTTTTTCAAAATAGGGTTGTATATATGCTGTTATATTCTCAATATATAAAGATGTATCATTTGTTTTCATAAAACCTTGACATACATATTGATCATATACTTCATTAGCTACAAATGATGTTCCAGTTGCAGTATTTTCAAATCTAACATTTATTCCATCAATTAAATCTATAAAAGAACTACTAGTAGTTCTAGTATCACTTCCAGTTGTATCAGTGAAATCTCCTGTATTATTGTTATAAGTTACAGAAGGAATCCAGTTAGTACCATTCCATTTATACCAAATCCAACTAGATAAAGTATTACTACTTCCAGTTGTAAGATAATTTGAACTAACTGTATCTGCTAAAACTATACCATTAGGTAATGACACTCTTTTAATATGCATTCTAGGATATTTTGTATTTTCATTATAACTTCCAACAGAAGCTCCTGTACTACTTAACTGTATGTTTCCATTAGCATTATTAGATACAAAATTACCCCAATAATCCTGTGCAACACAAGCATTTCCAAATAAGTTAGTCGTATTTATTGTTCCATCTAATTGTCTATATGATTCAGTTCCATACTGAGGTAATAAATTTAATTGTGATAAATCTCCTGGATTCTGTCTAATAATAGTACTACTGTTAAAGGATAATAAAGTGCCATCACCACTCCATAATCTATTATCACTTCCTTTAGACCAAGCATAATTAGCTTGATGTTCTCCCACATATATTTGTACTGTTGTTATATTATTAGCACTTGAGCCCCCAGCTAAACTCCACCAATATACTCTAGCTCCTCTTAATCCATTAGTAACTGTATTATCTCTAACACAGATAGCCATCCTAGTATCAGCATGTATTTTATTAATATGTATATTAAGCCAATTAGAAGTTGTTAAAGCAACAGTTGTAAAGTTTAAATTAGTAGTATAACTACTAGCAGAACTAGTTAAAGTTAGAGCAGTTGTAGCTAAATTCATAAAAGCATAAACTACTCCATTAACATTAACATCAACTGCATATGTAGGGGTTGTTGATTCTTGTGTTATAACAGGACTGTTTATGTTTGTTATATTAATTTTCCATAATCCAGTAACAGAATCAGCAACATAAATTAAGTTTCTTGCTTGATCTAATGCAAACTGTCTAAATTGTGTAATAGATAATGTAAATGGAGAAGGTCTTGTACTGTCAAAATCCCAATGTTGACCTGTAAATTGATTAATTATACTAAGTCCATTTTGATCTGCTTGTACTGTTAAATAGTTATCCCAAGCAATAATAGGTGCTACATATTGCCAACCATGACAATTAGGATAAGGTTGTAATGCAGCATATATATATGGATGAAATGATGTACCAGATCCACTATAAGTAAAATTTGCATCAGCAGAATGTCCTCCAAATCTTTTAACTCCAAGTACAAATTTTGCAGTTCCAACAGGGCCTCCTTCAGTTATTCTTATTCTATATATAGAAGGCCATTTTTCAGTCCATGGATCTTCTGAAAACTGTAAAACACCTGTTCCACTAGGATTATTATCAGGTATAAACATGCCAGCTAAATCATCTCTAGGATTTGCACTATAAGCAAAAGCTGACTGCAAATTAGAACTGGAAGTTACATTATTTAAAGTTGTATGTTTATGAGCTGAAAAAGTATTTCCAGGATCTGATTCTGGTCTGTTTCCTGTTGCAGTTTTTGTTGTAAAATTATTTCCACATAAATAACCATTAAATATTCTTCCATTTGAAAATCTAGAATTATTATTGTCTCTTGGTATAGTCCAATATTGTTTACATCTATAAAATAAAGTATTTTGATTCTGACCTGATATAAAAGTTCCAGATGCTGGTTGGCTAAAACCATCTGTGCTTCCTGTTCTACTAAGCCTATTACTTACAAACAACAACTGCCAGTTATATTCATCTAAAGAAGCTGGAACTACTGTGTTATATAAGAAGTTATATCTTTCAAATGTAGTATTAACTAATGCATCACAAACATCATTTATCCATCTTGGATATTTAATTATAGAAACTCCAGGAACTGTTGCATTTTGTACTGTTACTCTATAAGTTAAATTTATAATTTGTTCTGCCTGTTGAGTACAAGGAGTATTAAGTAACAAATATGCCCAAGGAGCTACTGTTGTATTTGCAACTTGACCTACACTAGATTGAGTTAATCCAACTGTTTGAAATGTTCTAGGAGTTACTACTGCATCTAACCTTTGTGTTATTACAAAATAAGGTGGATTAGCATTTTGAAAAGCTTGAATTGCAGGTTGTCCAGAACCTTGATAAGCGGTTCCACTACATTGAATTGATGTTTTAGATCTCACAGGAGTAGCAGTTTCTGTGCTTATAAATATATTTCTTCCTGCCCACTGAAATATATTATCATTCTTTACCATTTCAGTATAAGCAAAATTAGTAATTATATTATCTTGCTCTCTTTTTTCTATTACTTTGCCAGTAATTTCATCTACTATTTCTAAAGTTAAATGGCCTGATAATTTCATTTATTTGTTTTATCCTATAATTATTGAAGTGAAAGGTATCCTATTAAATGATAAATAAGAAGCGCCTTTATTAAAATTACTACTGCTTATATTATCATTATTATCTGATAAGTTTTGTACTGTAAAAGGTACCCTATTAAATGATAATAAAGAGCCACCTTTATTAAAATTACTACTACTACTTATATCTTCTAAGTTAAATATGTTTTGTACTGTAAAAGGTACTCTATTAAATGTTAATAAAGAAGCGCCCTTATTAAAAGTTTTAGCATATTCATCAGCTATATAATTAGGGTAAGACATTAATATTTGCTGATTACTGCCTTCTAATTCTTGAGATAATACTTTAATGTCTAACCATCTTTTTATAAAAGTATAGTTAGTATTAACATTTAAATTAAGTCTAGTGTCAGGCGTTGTTAAGTCTGTTATTGATTTAAATACTGATACAGAAGTTGTATTGTTATTTGAGTCTATTACATCAATAAATTGTGCAAATGTATTTCTATAAGTGTAATTTACACTGTTTAATCTAATTCCTGTTGTTTGATTATTATTAGTATATTGTATAACTTGAGGACCATCTGGAGGATAGGGTGCTAAAGTTATAGTGATAGGATCATTTAATGTATTGTTATAAGCTAATAAAGAACCTCCTTTACTAAAATTATTAATGTTATCAACTAATAAAGGAACGATATCTACAAATTTGTAATTATTAGTGTCTCCATTTAAAGTTACTCTAAGTCTAATATTACTTTGTATATTATTTGGAATAATAATAATTACATTTTTACTTGTGTTATTTGGAATTATAGTTACAGGATCTGTTAGGGGATTAGGCTCTATTTGCTCCCATAAATAAGTAGTTGCATTAGATACAGGAGATAAAGTAGCCGTTATGGGACTGCCACATAATACATACTGTGGTTCTAAAAACCAATCAGATTGATATGTTGGAAAGAATAAATATCTTTTCACTTTTGTTCTAATTTAATATATACTCTACAGTATTAACAATATGTAAAGTATTTGTATGCAATCTAGTAATAAAATTGTTAAAGATAATAACAAGTATGTAATAAGTTTAGATCCTGGTTTAGAAGGTGCCTTGTGCCTTTATAATTTGACTACAGATAAAGTAATAGAAGTTCTTAATACTCCTACTTATAAAAAAGATAAAAAGACTTGGCTACATGGTAAAAACATATATACTAAACTACAAGAATGGAGTTTATTAACTAATAAAGTTATTATTGAAACTCAAACTATAATGAGTGGTAGAGATGGTACTAAATCAGCAAAAACCACTATGAAAAACTTTGGAATGTTGTTGGGAATATTGTCTACATTAGATTTTGAAATAATTGAAGTTGAACCTAGAGTTTGGCAATCAATAGTTCTTAAAAATGTTATTGATCCAGGATTGCCTCTTAAACTTAAACCAACAAAAAGAAAGAGTATGGTATTAACAAGAGATTTTAATCCTAAAAATGATGGGCAAGCAGATGCAATAGCAATTGCTCTATACTATAAAACTCTTTTAACTAAAAATTAAAAGAGTTTTATATTAATAGTTATAGACATAAAATAACCTTATAAATCCTTATAAATAATGAAGTTAATAAGACTAGATACAATAAAAAATAAAATTAATCAGTTTCCTATTAAAGCATCTGTTTTTTTACGTCTGAAAAAACAAATAACTTTAGAAGAAATTGATGGAGTTTTATTTTGTCTCAATGTAAAATTAAAGGATCATGTTTTAGATCATGATTTTTGTAGAGATGTTTATAATGTATTGCTAAAAGTAAGATTAGATAATAATTATTATTTTATGCAAAACTCAGAGGCTCAATATTATACATATTCAGCTCCTTTTACAATGTCTATAGAAGAGTATATAAAAATAACTAGCAAGTCATTTTATAAAGGACTTGTTACAAAGGATCAAGTTAAAGTGTTAGATTATCTTCTACCTGATTCTATTTTTAATAACATATATACAGCAGATGGTGACTTGACATTTGAAATAAATAAAGAATGTCTTTATTTATTTGTTAGATTAATGCCATATTCTGAATCAGATTTAACTGGCTTAATTATGTTTCTTAATACTGATCTAGTATATATGATCAGTGAAAGAAATAATAAGGAGAAATGTTCTAGTCTAGGCTTTATAATTAAATTAAAAGATAGATATCTCTTAAAAGATTTTAAATATAGCCCTGAGGATACTTGGTCACCCTTAAACTTAAATCCACATATTAGATATAAAATTAAAAAACAATTTATAAATGATAAGTTGTTTGACAATGTATCTTTTAAATACAGTGTAGAGTATAGTTTATTATATATAAATGACAATACTTTGTTAGATAAATATGATTTAAAAGTATTAGACATTTAATATGCTTTTTAAGTTTTATTAGTTAAGTAGCAAATTACTATATTTACTATAACAATGTGACTAGAAAAAGATTTTATTTATTTGGCAAATCATATATGTCAGATAAGCAATGAGAAGGAAAGACAAATCATTTTAGACTTTTGTTTGTCAGTTTTACCTAATACAACTAAAAGTTTTAATAGTGTAACCTTTAAAAAATATATAGCTCAAAGAACATAATTTAATAAAAATAATAGGAAATACATATCATGGCTAAACCAGTAAAAGGTAATAAAAATAAAAGACCAGCTTCTGATGAGAGAAGACTTAAGTCGGCACATCTTAATAATCTAAAGAGAAATGTTGCTATTATTTCTAGTAGAGAGTCTACTCCTGATGGGTTTAAAGTAACCTTTGTTAGTAAAGAAAAGATCAGAATTAAAGGGCCAGGTGCTCAGGCTATTAAACTAGCAACTCATAAGAATAGAGAAGATGTAATTGAAGCGGTAGCTCAAAGAAATTGGACAAGAGTAGTAACACTTATTCCAATGGAAGCTGCAGCTTCCATTGACTATAAAAATACACAAGAACAAGAAGTAACTACAAAGAAAGTAAAATAGTGATCTAATTGATAAGTTAACACATTACATAAAATTGTAATAAAAGCTGTGTTAACTTATCAATACATTTAAGTTTGTCTTTAAAAGATAAAATTATTATTACTTATTTATATGTTAGTTGAATTTGAGTTAAATAAAGAAGAACAAGATATTAAACCTGACTTTGGTCCTGTAGGTTCTATTGTTGATATTAGAACATATAGAAGATGGCTGCCAAATAAAAAAAGAAGAGAGACATTTGTAGAAAGAAATGCAAGAGTAGTAGATGCTAATTTAGACCTTGTTAAAGATATTATTAGTGATCAAGAGTATGAGTTAGAAAGATCTACTATGATGGATCATATGAATAAATTACTAGCTCTGCCTTCTGGTAGAAGTATGTGGATTGCAGGCACTGAAGCTAATAAAAAACATCCTGCTTCATCCTTCAATTGTTCAGCTTTAGCTATTAATAGAATAGAAGCTTTTACAACTGTATTTGAACTGTTAATGCTTGGTACTGGTGTTGGATTTAGAGTGTTTGGCTCTGATATTAATGAGCTGTCAAATATTAAGAAGTTTGATATATTGTTTGATTCTTATAACCCAAAGCCTAAACATGAGAGAATTGAAAGTACCATTGTAAGTTATTCTAAGAATGCAACTATTGTACAGGTTGGGGATAGTAGAGAAGGATGGATACATGCTTTACACGCTCTCTTAGAAATAGCTTTTTGTATAAATAAAGATACGTCTATCTCATTTAATTTTGATTCTGTTAGACCATTAGGTGAGAGAATTAATGGTTTTGGTGGCACGGCTAGTGGTCATGAAGCATTAAAGAATTTGCTTAAAGATGTCTTTGATATCTTTAATGAATGTCCGGATAGTAAGCTTAGAAGTATTGATTGTTTAGATATTTGTTGTGCTATTGCTAAGGGTGTTGTAGCTGGTAATACTAGAAGATCTGCATTACTTTGTCTCTTTGAAGAAGGTGATGACCTAATGGCCAATGCTAAGGTAAACCTATTTGATGATCCTACTTTAAAGGGTAAGTATTATAGAATTCAAAGTAATAATACTGAAGCATTAGGCACCCCTTATTTATCTGAATTAAGAGAGTTTCTAGAAGCCAATCCAGATGTTTCTAAAGAAGATTTATTCAAGTTTATTGATAAGTACAAACCTTCTGTTGAATGGTTAAAAGAAAGATTTAAAGTAATTGCTAATGCTGGTGATCCAGGCTTTGCTAACTATTTGAAGATGGTTGGTAAGAAGTGGTTAGCTGTTAGAAAGCACAGACCTGATTTTGATGTTAAGAAAATCTGGGAATATTTTTGTGATATTTGTACGAACCCATGCCACGAAATAATTTTGTCTGTAGGTTATAAAGATGGTAAAGGAACTGGATTTTGCAATTTAACAACTCTTCCAATTAATAAATTTGTTATTAAAAAATGTAATAATAATGATTTATGTGCAGTTACTGGTTATAAGCTAGATGAGAAAGCTTTAGAACAAGCTATTAAACTTACAGTTAGAATAGCTACAAGACAAACCTTTGTTACTATGCCTAGAGCTGAACTAGATGATACTCAGAAAGCTGAAAGATTGTTGGGAGTGTCAGTCACTGGTTGGATTCAATTATTTAATAAACTAGATTTGTCTTATACAGAACAAGAAGACTTAATGACTAAGTTAAATGACTGGGCTAATGATGAAGCAACTACATATGCTAATAAGTTAGGTATTGAAAGACCCTTAATGGTGTGTTGTATTAAACCAGAGGGGTGCGGAAAAATTTCACATATAAGAACAACAACTGAAGGTTTATTAAGAGTTGATGAGATCGGAGATGTATCTAAATTAGGTTTTAATAAAGTTGATACAAACAATACAACAACTAAAGGATTTTCTATTAGAAGTGTATATAATAACGGCTTATCTAAAGTTGTAAAAATTAAACTAAACAATGGAAGAGAATTAGTATTTACACTCCAACATCCTTTTAGTGTAAATGGTTTATGGAAAAATGCTGTTAATTTAAAGAAAGGCGATGTATTAGATATTGAATTAGATACTTATAATAAAGTAACTAATGAATTACTAGCAAATTACAGTGCTAAATATAATCATTTAAGAAAAGAAGATTTATTATTTCCTAAAGAAATAACTAATGATTTATCTTGGTGGGTTGCTAGTGTATTTGCTAATGGTAGTGTAACTAATCATGCAATTAGTTTCTATTCAGGATATATAGAAGTAGTACAAAAGTTTGTTGATTTAAGCAATAGTTTATTTAATATTTCTACTGTTGCTACAAAAGATAAAATAAAAGATATGTATAGGGTAAATATTAATTCTACAGATTTAGTTGAATATTTAAAGCTTAATGGTTTATTAAAGACAAAAAACTTTACTATTCCTCTTATTATTAGAAGATCTAGTAGAGAAGCTTTACTATCTTTTATTTGTGGTTATTTAGATAATGATGGCTGCTTTAAAAACAAAGGATGTAGTATTACTACAAAGAATGAAAACTTTGCAAGAATGTTACAAGAAGTTGGAGAAGCAGTAGGGCTATCATTTAGTTGTTATGATTATACAAGAGAAACAACTAAAAGTATTGGCATTTATTATGACTTACAGTTAAGTAGAACTTATTCAACTAATAGAGCTATTGATTTTATTAACAGTAATAGTATTAAAGCTAAATTAAATGGCTTTATTATTTCAAGTGATAAGAGTCATAAAAATCCTTATAAGGTTGATAGTGTTGAAGTATTAGAAGAGTTAATTAACACTTATGATATAGAAGTAGATGATCCTCATTGGTATTATCAAGGTGGTATTAAATCGCATAATACTGGCTCTAAAGTATTAGGCTCTTCTAGTGGAGTTCATTGGGATTGGGCACCTTATTATATTAATAGAATTCAAATGGGCGCTAATGATGCTCTTGCTAAGACATTAAAAGATCAGGGCTTTAGCTGGATTCCAACTCCTTATGATTTACTTAAACTATATAATGATCAAGTTGAAGTGTTTAGTAATAATAATGTTATTAGATTATTTCAAAGGTTATTAGTTAGGTTTAATATTACTAAATCAAAATATGAGCCAAAGTTTAAAGATGTTTGGAGTAGAATTGAACACTTTAGATCTCTAACTGATAAGGATAAACAAGAAGCCTTTAACAATTCTAATGCAGTTTTATTTGAGTTTCCTGTTAACTCTGGTATGGTTGAATCTCAAGGTAGTGTAAGTGCTAGTAGACAGTTGCAAAATGTACTTAGATTTACTGATTGTTATGTTGATCATATGGTGTCTTCTACTATTACAGCTAAAGAAGATGAATGGGATAACTTAGCAGAAGAGTTACATCAAGAAAAGAATTGGTTTAGATTTATTAATGCGGCCTTCTTATCTTATTACAGTGGTAATCATCCTCTTCTTCCTAATGAAGAAATAACAGAAGAAGTCTATAACAAGATGATGTCTTCTTTCAAGCAGTCTGAGTGGGTTAAAGATGGCAAGTTCTATGTCAATGAAGATCTATTAGCTAAATTAGAACAAGCAGCTTTAAGAGCTAATGTTGATATTGATGATGTTGATTTAGGTGCTTCTTGTCAAGGGGCATGTCCCGTCCGTTAAGCATAAATACTTAATAACTTAATGAAGACATATTATATGGTTACAGCAAATCTTACCTTCTTTATAAATATAGAAGAAGGTAAGATTCCTTTTTATCAAGAGTTGGCAGAAAATCTAATGAATAATAGAGGCTTTGGTTCAGATCAATATAACTTTACTATGATTAATAAAAAGAGAAGTCAGGGTATTGATCTAACTCAGGCTTATATTAATTTATATTTAGAGTTCTATAATGAATCTGCTTTAGAGATTAGAGTCTATCAAGTAAAAGAAGATACTTCATGGAGTAAAAAAGGTAGTTGGTGCTTTGAGAATATATTAACTAATATATTTCCAGACAGTTGTGATACATATCAATTTAATGCTTCTAAAGAGAGTGCTTGGAATAGCTTTATAAAATATTTAAATAGTTCTACTCTAATACATTAAAATGAGAATAATTAAAGCTAGAAGATTAGATAATATTGTTATTGATTTACCAGATAACTTAGAAAGTTTGAAGTATATTATTAATAATAAATTCTATTTTTCTAGCTTTTGGTATGAGATAAATGAAGTTAATAAGAAACAAGCATAAAGCAAAAATAAAAAAAATATAAGCCACTACATTACATGACTCATAAAGATTGTATTAGTGAAAGTGGCTGTCTTTATACAGAGGTAATATATTAGTAGATATTCTTTGTAGATTAAATATTCATAGTTGGATATTTGGCTATAGATATGGATGGGTGGTTGCTAAGAAGTGTGTTAGATGTGATAAAACACACTTCTTTTATTATGATGTAATTGATAATATAATGTTTTACAATGACAAATAAATAATGGAAGAACTACAAACTATAGATGATATTGTTAAATATTTGTTAGATATTAAAAGTAAGTATGGAAACTTACAAGTTGCAGATATAATTTGGGAAACTGCTGATAGACAAATGAATGAGCTAATTGCTATTAAACCTTGTGTAGTTACTAATCCTATAACTAAAAAAGATTATTTGGTAATATTTGATTGATATGAAAGATACTAAATTATTAATTACATATAGTTCAAGTTGGGCTGATGAAATAAATATTCAATGCTCTTTACTTATGCTTTTAAATGAATGGATTGAAATATGTAGAGATGCTAAGTTGGCATTTGCAAAGTATAAAAGCTGTTGTCATAGAGTTGGTAGTAATCAAGAGATTGATTATTATAGCTATCAACAATGGTTAGATTGTTACTCAATTAAAGAATTAACTAATGCTGAGTATAAAGTGTTTAAGAAGTTTGAAAGAGTGATTGATAACAATAAATTCTTTATACCAGAGTACTATGAAGAGGATGTTTATATATAAGGACTAAAGAAGAGTGTTTAGAAGATTTGCTAACTCTTGATGAAGTAATTGATAGTTTCTTACATAGAGAACTTGTAGATGGTCAAACCTTAATTGACTTTCTTAAAGAGGGTACTAAGGTACCTCTTGTTGATTTTCATAAAAATATAAAGTTTCTTAATGCACTTAAAACAATGGCGGATAAAGAAGCTGCCACAAGAAGAATGAGTAAAGGTAGTGGCAAAAACTTAAGGTCTTTACAAAATGTTTTTAGTGAGTTTAGTACACCAATAAATTATGACTAAGTTAAAAGCGCCAAGAATATATCATCTACCTTGGTCTGAAGTATTAAGTAAGGATGATAAGTTTATTAGATCAACTAATATATTTAAAGATAAAGAGGTTATTGTTACTTTAAAATTTGATGGTGAGAATACTTCTTTGTACAACGATGGAACATTTCATGCTAAGTCTTTAGATAGTAAAGCACATGAGTCTAGAGACTGGTTACATATTTGGTGGAGAGAAAAACTATATACTAGTAATTATTTGTTGTTGCATGGTAAGTTGCCTGATTTAAGATTAGTTGGTGAAAATATGAAAGGCTTTCATACAATCCAATATAATAACTTAGAAGCTTTGTTTCTATTACATAGCGCATGGAATGGCACCACATGTTTGTCATGGGAAGAAACACTTAATATAGCTTTTATATTAAATATAAAAACTCCACCTGTATTGTATAAAGGTGTTTATAATGAAGCAGCTATAAAGGAATTAAACAACTTAGAAAAGTATAATGATGATTTAGTTGAAGGCTATGTCATTAGAAATGCTGGTGAATTTGACTATAAAGATTCAATAAACAATGTTGCTAAATTTGTATCTAGCAGGTTTGAAATTAAAGGCGATCACTGGTCTAAAGGTAAAATAACTTTTAATAAAACTAAATATGAAATATAGATATAATTGTTATACAAGAAAGATTGGAGATAGAGAAGAAAAATATTACTGTATTGAGTACAATAAAACTGATGGAGACTATGACTCAGATTGGTTTGAATTAGAAGACTTTACTGAGGACATGTGTAAAGATGTAGCTGAACTATTAAATGCTAAATATGCTTCAGAGCCTTATTATAAATATAAAAAGTCTAATAATGCTTATGTTTATGTAAAGGGTATATGTAAAGGTATAAATGAAAGAATAGCAGCTTTAGATCCTATAGATCCTAAAGATTTATAAGTCTTAATTAATTTGCTGTTTATATTATTTAAGTTTGTTTATTTAAGAAATTAAATAATATAAATAGTGAGTTAAAAAATGGCTAAAAGAGTTACAAGTAAAGTAGTAGGACTTGGTAGTAAAGGATTTACTCATGCTCACAATGGTGAAGATAATGAACCTATTACTCTTAGAAAAGATCATATTACTTGTATAGTACAAGCTCAAGTAGATTTAACTAATGCTTGGTTAGGTAATGTTAAAAGATTTTATAAGGCTGATGATTTTGAATATTTTCTATTAGATACTTTACAAGACTGTATGATGAACATAGGAGCAATGATTTTTACTCCTAAATATGCTTGTTATGAGGTTAATACAGAAAATGTTATTAATACTCTATTAGAAAGACTAACTGTAATAAATAATAATTTATTACCTACAGAATTCATTAAATATGGTGCTGATGAGATAAGTTCTTTTTGGGGCCTCTTAACAACTCAAGTTAGATTGTTAGAGACTCAATGGGTAAAATGGATGAATGAAGCTTCTATTGTTGATAGTAAAAGAGATCAATATGAACTACAAGAAGAACTAATAAACTTAATTAGTAAGTGGTCTTATAGTGAATGTAGATATTATTGTAAAATGAAAGGTTTACTAGTTAATACTTGGGAATCCAAACATGATTAGAATGCATAATAGCAATAACATTGCAGGTAAAGGACAGCTAATGAATACAGGTTTTGAAGATCTAAAAGAAAAAATGGACAAACAAGAAATATCTAATAAACAAATAATTACAATACTTTATAAAAATTGGAAGGGTAATTTAGGTATTAGACATATTATTCCTTGCGGTCCTTTAAGATGGGGTACAACAGAGTATCACAAAGAAGAGCAATGGCTTATGGAAGTATATGACTTAGATAAAGGCGATATTAGAACTTATGCATTTAAAGATATTAAATATGTAGAGGATTAGAGTGTTAGGATCATTACTTCCAGGAACTGATAAGAATATAATAAACTCATTAGAAGCTTATATAGCATATCAAAAAAGATTGATATCTAAATTGTCTAAAGAAGTTCAGCAGCAAAAGAATATGGTTAAAGAACTTAAAGCATATATTAATAGTTAATAATAAATGAAAAGGTCTAAAGAGATTAAGAGTATTTTTAGAAAAAGCTAAGATAGAATGTTATTACTTTACAAGAGAAGACTTAAAAGCTTTATTTGAATTGTATTATAAAGTTAAGGATATACATATCGGCTTTGAATGGGAATATAGTGGTATATATAAAATGGATATACCTTCAATAAATAACTGTCCATCAAAGCCAGATAAGTATGATGAATGGTCTGATAGATTAAATGACATGTTTAATGCTGGTGCAATTCCAAAAGGTATATATTTAATAGAATCAGATTATTATTGTGATTGTATTGGTTAATAAAAAAAATATGACTACTAATAAGAATATTGTTTCTATACATAGTCCAACATATGATGAGGTTATATACACATATGTTATGTCTGATGAGCAGTTAGAAGAATATAACCATATAACTAGAAATGGCACTTTAATGAATCTTAGAGTCTTTGGTGAGTTGAATATGAAGGGCCTTTTAAATAAAAGAATTAAACAAAATGTTAGTAGTATAAAACTATGAATGGTGTACTTACAATTGATGCTAGCTATAATGATGTAGCTGGTCTTATTTTTAGGGATAAAGAAGTAAAAGCATTTTGTATATCTCATTTAAATGCATTACAAATGGGTGAGAGTAATACAGTATATACTGCTCAAGAGCTAGTATTATACATGTTTAGAGCTTTACTTTATAAAGATTATAAGCATTTACAAAGTCAAGTTGTGTTTAAATTTGATGGTGTTGAAGTAAAGTTTGATAAGAATATGAGAACAAGGGCTGAGTATCCTTATTCAGTTTATGATGAATGTTTATGTATATTAGTTGGTGGCGCTGATGGATAGACTGCTTACTTATTAATTTGACATACTCACTACTTCCATTATATAATTTGTATTAGTTAATTAAAATACTAATATGAATTATATAAAAATACTATGTCAATGTTGTGGAAATCCTAAAGATATAGTCAAAGGAGAATACAACAGAAAATTGAGATTAGGAACTAAGTTTTATTGTTCTAAGAAATGTTCCTATGAAGATAATAAACATTTACTTATAGAAGGATCTATAGAATATTCAAAGTCTGAAAAAGGTATTAAACATCTAAATAACATAAGACCTATAAGACCTGCTGAACCCTTTAATTATTTCTTAAGAATAAAAACTAGAAGGACTAAACAAGAATTTAAGATTTCAATTGAATATCTAAAGGAGTTATGGGCTAAACAGAATGGTCTGTGTGCTATATCTAATTTACCTTTAGAATTACCTCATGGTGTTGAGGGATTTAGCACCGTAAAACCTTTTAATGGTGCTTCTTTAGACAGAATTAATTCTAATTATGGTTACATTGAAGGTAATGTACAATTTGTTTGTATGGGTATTAATTTTATGAAAAATGATTGGAATCAAGATTATATTAAAGATTGGATATTAGCAATGTCTAAGTCAGTACTTGACAAATATAAAGAAGTATTAGATAATAATAAAGTTATTGAAGTCTAAAAAGTAGTCTGGTACACGGCGGCTTCAATGCCCCCAGATCCACTTATTTCAGTAGTGTAACGGTAGCATAAGAGTCTCCAAAACTTTTGGTAATAGTTCAAATCTATTCTGATTTGCCAAGGGTCTGAAAGGTTTCGATGCTAGAAATAACTAATTAGACATGCTTAGTAGTTTTATGAATGAAAAGCTAGATGACAGAAAAATAAATGGCAACGTTAAAAATAATATTGTTAGCTTCTCTAAAGCACCTGTTTTAGCCTAACAATAAATGAAAGGAGTAGTAGAAAATACTACTCCTTTTTAAGTCTTAAATTATTTAAAAGAAATTAATGAATAATAAAAAACTAAAGAAAAGACATTTTAGTAAAGAAATAAGACTCTGCTTTGTTAATAATAAAGCAGACTTAATTAGTAAACTTATTGAAATTTTAACTCAAGAGTTACCAGAAGATATTGATAGTATAAAAAAGTTTGGTTTTAATTTAGATAATAGTTTGCCTCTTTTAAATTGTGATTTTCATGTTGATTATTCAGGCTTTGAAACCTCAGAAGAATATAGAGAAAGACTAAAACTATTAACTGAATTAGCTGATGAGTTTAATTATTTAGAGAAAAATCATGGCCAGAACTAAAAAAGTAAAAGATATTATAGTTGAACCAACTATTGAACAAAGTGAATATATATCTATTTCTAGTATGTTTGCTGGTAAAGATTTACTTAAGGATAGTTCTAATTTAAATACAAAATTAAATCCTGAGAATCACTACTTTCAGGACATTCATAGACTAGATCCAGAAGGAGACTTGCCCTTTTATTATGTAATTCATTTTGATAATTTACAATATAAGGGTGGTCCTTATAAAACTATCTATCAAGCTAATAGAGATTGTGCAATTAAGTTATATGAGTTATATAACTTAGAAGAAACCCCTATCATTGAATGTGAAAAAAAGGTTATTAAGAAAGATGAAAACAATACAGAAATGGATATATAGTCTATTATTTGCACTAAGCTTAAATGTTTATGCTTTTCCTGCACTATCTACTAATGTAAGAGAAGTAAGAGAAGTAATAGAAGTATCACAAAAGAAGCATATACAAGCAGAACATATTAAAGGCTTTGATACATATGATCATCCAATTGATTATCATATAGAAGAACAATATATCTTAAGATTTAAAGATAGAAATGGTTTTTTTGTTGTTCCAAAAAGAGTATATGATAAAACAGAAGTTGGAGATATGTTCACAACAGAAGATGACCAATTGTATTATTGTAGATATATAGATAACTGTTATGATTCAACTCTCTAAACTAAGAGATATTAAAAAGGTAATATCTCTTAGTTTCTATGAAAATAGAATTGATCTTTTTAGAATACTATATAACTTGAATAAGTTATTAGAAAAGGTAGAACAAGATTTAAACTATATGCTTCCTAATATTTATATAGATAGTCCTCAAGCTAACTGTATTTCTATAAAAGCGTTTAAAGATCATATTGAATTAAAGTTTTTTAAGTCAGTTGCAACTTCTAATTATATATATATACAATGTAAGATTTTATAAAGGTGGTTATTTCATTAATAACAACAAACATAAAGCATCTTATAAAGATTTACTAAAGTTTATTGATTCCTTTTACAACATTAAACAAAGATCTTTGGCTTATAGTTTAGACACATTATGTCCAGGCTTATACATTTGGTTTTTTAATACATATATTATACTTGGCGGTGACATATGCCCTGCTAACTATAACTATGTTATACCTACTAAATTAGGCTTTGGATTTGTATTTCCTAGTCTTGATCATTGGCACACACCATTTAAACAATTTAAAAAAAATATGACGTTAGAAGAGTTACTTAAATATAATAATCCTTTAGATGGTTTAGAAGCTATTTATAAAGAATATAATTTATTAGGTGTAGAAGAAGAGAATGATCCTAATGCACCTAATATAAGTCAAGAAGAAAAAGAGCTTAGACAACAAAATCTAATTATGAAAAAGAAATATGGATGGGCTTTCTCTGATCTTTGGAACTTAGATGACGTTATATTTAAGTTTATTCTTCCCAGATTATATGTGTTTTATAAAGAAGATGTTGAAGGTAGACAGGATGTTTATCTTGATGAAGGAAGTTGGGCAGACATTGTTAAAGATATCTTAAGAATGATTCTACTTAATCTAGAACATGATGGTAGTGGCTTTACTCCTAAAGAAAGTATGATTCATATTAATGGTATGACTTTATTAGCAAGGTATATTAGAAGACTATGGATTTAACAACTTTATTAGCCTTTGAGGATTATAAAGAAGGATTAAAAGCCCTCTATGAAAGATATGATTTAACATTAGGATATAAGGATTATGATGCCTCTGAAGAAGAAACTATACAATATCTAAATAGTAATTATGGTTGGAATACAACTGAACTGTGGAATTTGGATGATACAATAACTAGATTTCTTGTTTCTAGATTATATGTATTTTATAAGTTAGATGACAGTACTTCTCAAGAGTTTGAAGAAGGTAGTTGGGGTGATATTTTAAAAAGTATATTAGAAGGATTATTAATGATGTTGTATACCAAAGAAGGGTTTGAACAACCTAATAGAGATGAAAAGATTATTAATGATGCAACTATGCTATTAGGTAAATATTTTAGAAGATTATGGAATTAAATAATGAGATTTCAACCTCTTAGTGATATTCATTTAGAGTTTTATAAAGATAGTAGTACTGTAAAAATAAAAGATACTGATAGTGACTGTATTATTTTAGCTGGTGATATACATACTAAAACAAGAGCTATTAAATGGTTGTTAGATCAAAAGATTAATAAGCCAATATTTTATATATGTGGTAATCATGAGTTTTATGGAACTAACTGGCCTAGAAATATAGATAAGTTAAAAGAAGCTGCCAAAGACACAAATATACATGTATTAGAAAATGATTATTATATTTTTAAAGATTGGATAATCTTAGGCTGTACTTTGTGGACAGATTATAAATTATTAGAACCTATTGTTCCTCAACAATTAGCAATGTCTGCTTGTTTTAAAGGAATGAATGATTTTTATAAAATTAGAAATAGTAATTTTGGCTATAAAAAGATTATACCCTCTGATTTATTACATGCTCATTATGAATCTGTTGATTTTTTAAAGACATACTTAGAAGTATTTAATGGATGTAATATAGCTGTATTAACACATCATACTCCTTCTATAAAATGTATTGATCCTACATATCATAAAGATATTTTAAGTGCCGCTTATGCTTCTAACTTAGATGAGTTTGTTGCTTATAGTGGGGCTAAGATTTGGTTTACAGGTCATACTCATTATAAGTATAAAAAGTTTATGCTTGGAGACACATTATTGGTATCTAATCCAATGGGTTATTTAAATTATATTAATGAAGATTTTGATCCTAAACAAGTAGAAGAAGTGTAATGAGTAATCATTTAGAAGAAGAAACAAAAGATAATATTATAAGACATTTAATAATAAAGATTGATGTTTTAAAAGAAGATAAAAGAGCACTCTATAAAGTAATTGAAGATGCACAACAAAAGATTTATAAATTAAAACATATTATTAATGATTTTACAAATCTTACTGTTAAGCCTAAATTTGAAATTGGAGATAAAGTAAATATATTTCTTGATAGTGATACTACTTATGTAATTCAAGACTATATGTATGAACAGTCTTACCCAGTCTATAATATAATTCCTCTTGGTAGCACAAGTGAAGATGATATTGAAACAGTCTCAGAAATGGACTTAATAAAAATATAAATACAATAGAAAGTCATTAATATATGAATAAAAAAGATGTTTTTATGATAAGTATAAATAAAGAAGATGTAAGACAAATTGTAAATGAGCAGATTGAATTACATGAAAGCAAAGGAAGAAAGTATGGATATCTAGGCTTATGTATATTTCTTTCTACATATATGTTTCTTTTATATCTAATTGTGGCTAAACAATGAAGGATCTTATAATTAATGCATATCCTTGTAAATATCTAATTGCAGTTCAAGATAGTTCTGAGAACTATGTAATTGAGTCTAAAAGTATATTTAATTGGGTAATTACTAAGAAGGATGATACTAATAATGTATTAGAAAAGGATCTTTCTTGGGTCAACTATTTATCAGCAAAGGACAAAAATAATTACTTATTTAACACTTTTGAAGATGCTTTTGCCTTTCTTAAGTTATATATACATCATCAAGAAATAATAAATCATCAATTAGAGATGCATAAAAAAGAACTACACTTACTAAAACAAGAGTTTGATGTAGATCCTATTTATGCTGTTGGTGATCTTTATTTAGATCTTGATGTTTGTATATCTCCAACAGATATTGAAGATATATTAAAAAGATATTCAGTCTTTATTAGTGGCATTGTAAATAAAAGTGGTAATCCTTTTGGTGGTGTGCAAATTACAATTAGATACCTCTCTGAGTTGTTATTTATTGAAGATACTTTAAAAAAGATTCAAAAAGATAACAACTATGAGATTGTAAATTACTTTAATTTTAGTCAACCCTCAATATCAAAGACAGCCCCTTTATGTTATTATTGGCAGGTTTGTGACACTTATACTAGACATTTTACTTTTATTAAAAAGTAAAAAAATTAAGTTTGATTTTAATATAAATAAATAATTTACTTAATAAAAAATCATGTCTAGAAAAATAACTGTTACTCAAGATCAAATCAATAACATTTTAGATACTGCTGAAACACAAGAAACTATTTTTTGGAATAAAGAACTATTAATAAGTTATAGAATTTATAATGGCTTTACTATTACAGGAAGGGGAGCTTGTGTTGATCCTAATTACTTTGATATACAATTAGGTAGAAAGTATGCTAGAGAAGATGCTGCTAATCAACTATGGCAGTTAGAAGGTTATTTATTACAGAATAAAATGCATAATGAAAAAGCATCTAACTGTAATAATGAGTGTAAGTGTTCTTCTAAAAAAGAACCTAGAACAAGAGAAGAATGGACTGCTCTATTTAGTTCTTATGACTTTGTAGATGAGCAAGGACATTCTTTAACTATGTGTACAGACTTTATTGATCTTGTTGAATTAGCTGTTAGATAAAAAGTTATTATATGAAAGATGTAAGCCTTCAAAGAGAGATGTTGACTCTTTTAAATAATAAAATAGAAGATTTAAAAGAGCAAATTAGATTAAAAGATGTAATAAATAAAGAATTAACAAAGATAATAGAACAACAAGAGACTATAATAAAGTCTCTTGTTTTAACAATAAAAACTCCTAAATATAAAAGAAAGGATATTGTTTCTATTGTAGGAGAAGGTGATGAAAGATATACTGTTGAAGGTTGTTCTTCTTATTTTCCTGTTTATACTTTAACTAGTATTATAGATAATTCTGTAAGAGAATCTATATTAGAATGTGAAATAGTTTGACATGTTAATGTAAATGTGTTATAAGTATATTAATACTATATTAGTAAAGTAGAAGCTAATTAAGTTTAGTGCCAGAAGTTAATATCTGGTACAAGTAAAAATCTTGTTGCTTGCGATGATATATAGTATTAATAATAAGTGGGTATAGCTCAGAAGAAAAGAGTGCTGGCTTTGGGAGCCAGAGGCCGCAGGTTTAAGCCCTGCTACCCGCATTTATTAAAAAAAAGAGAGTTGTTAAACACTAACTCTCTTTTTTTTGTATTTACTTTTTCTTTTTATAATCAACTTCTAATTTAATACATCTTTTTTTTACAGCATTATCACTTACATCAAATATCTTTCCTATATAAACCATAGGATATTTATCTACTAATTCTTGTAGTTCTTCTTTTGTAACTTCAAATTTTAAAGGACGTGAAAAGTTTACTTTATTATTTATCTTAGAGCATTTACCACATCTTGTAGATTTTATATGTATATTACAGTTACAATCTACACATTTGTTTTGAATGATCTCTTTTCTTCTTCCTCTACCAGCATAAGTTTCTGTTTGAGTGTGACAGTTAGGACATAAGAATCTAAGATTTTCTAATCTATTATCACTATTAATTCCATTAATATGATCTAATTGAAGAACTAATTCTTGATTATTCCAATGTCCAGGGTTATTACAAATAGAACATTTATATTTTAATAGATTTTCTTTTACTAATCTTCTTTTTAGATCTTGTCTGCTATATGTGGAATTTTCTACTAATATTTTATCTAAATCAAGAGCATTAATCCCTCCAAAAGATTTTGCTTTTCTATTTTTATTTAACTTGTCTAAAGATAAACTATCTTCTTTTATTCTATTGTTTAATTCTTTGTAATTATTTCCATGAAGAGACATATCAATTTTTAAAAGAACTTCAGCTAAAGTATTACAGCTATTTAATATATCTTGTAATTTATCTTTATCTAATTTCCAAATTGTATTATGCATACTTTTCATAATAATTGAATCTTGTAGTAATTAACAGCAATTATACTACAAGGTTTAATAACTTGTCAAATAATATTAACTTGACAAACATATTACTTTAATGTATTATATTAAAATATGGCGGGGTGTGGTAGTAGTAACCAATCACTCTCATAAGGTGAAATCAAGGCAGTGTGCAAATCCTGCCCCCGCAATTTAACTATATTACTAATATTAATTTAGTTATTCTTAGTAAGATGTGGTAGTAGAATATGTAGTAATACATTAACCAGTCTCCGCTTATATTGGAGAGATCAAGGCATGGTGCAAATCCTGTTCTTACAATTAACTATAGTAAAATATAGTTAAACTTATACTTAATAAATTATGGCTAAATGAGATTTATACTGCTATTAGAAATAATAATGAGGCCAAATCTCTTTTTTATTAGGTATATTTAATATTATTACTGAACCTATAATTTATAGATACTTGGGAGAAGAACCCATGTAGGAAACATTAGTTGTCTATAATGTGTAATAATATAAAACATATAAATAAAGTTGACTGAGTTTGGTTGAAAGTTGATACTAACTAGATTGCTTAAGTGAGGTTAGATACTCTATACTTAAGCAACCAAGGGTTCAAATCCCTTACTTTATTTATATAAAAATATCTTTATCAGATCCAACGCTAGTGCAAGACTAGGGGTTTAGTAAAGTGGATGGTTTACTTGTAATTTGTCAGCCATAAAGTCCGGCCCTATTGGTATAAAGATATATGAAGTACAGCAAAGGTTTAGGGTTTTAACAAAGTATATTTGTGGCCTGTTAATGTGATGGCTGGAACTTCTAAAACTAGAACCTATAAAGAATAGGAACAGCTATTAGATGGTGAACTTGGCAAGCCTTTTGTATTTAAACAGAATAAAACTGTTTGTAATGCAGAAGAAAGATTTACATCTGTTTGGAATTATTAATATATGGACCCAATCTCTATAGGAGTTGCTATGTTTATTGGTTGTTTGTTTTTTAAAACACAGCAAGATATGTTTATTGAGGAACAAAAGAAGTCTGCTTCTAAACCACAACAACAGACTTCTTCTCAACAACAAAGAAAACCACCACAAACAAATAAGACTATTACTAAATGTCCTCATTGTGGTGGTAGTTTAGATAATGAAAAAGATTAATTTAAGGGCTTAGTTTTTTAAGATATTTGGCTACTGTTTTATCTGAAACACCTAAATATTCTGCAACTGCTAATTTAGTTTTTAATTTAGAATATAAATCTAATAAATCAATAGATTCCCAATCTAATTTCTTTTTACTTTGTTGAGAACATTTTGTAGAACAATATTTATGAGATTTTAATTTTGTATTATTACATAAAGGACATTTATCATAATATTGCTTAAACTTATAATCCGCAAATTCTTCATTGAATGAAGTAAATATATTAGGTAAAATAGCTTTATCATTATGTATTTCTCTATGACAATTAGAACAAAGCAATATGCATTTTCTAAGTTCTTTTATAACTGTTTCCCAGGAACCACAGTTTGCTCTAAGTTTACTTAAACTATGTTCTTTTTCATTTGGATCTATATGATGTAATTCTAAAGCCTCATGACATTTATTGTAACTACATATTTGACAACAGCCTCCCATAGATTCTACAATTCTAGATTTAGAATTCTTTCTCCAGTTTTTTACTTGTTCAGATTTTATAGTCATATATTTATCTGTACTTGTATTAATACAATAACAAATAATGTTATTAAAATGTATTCAGATTCATATAATACAAATCTTTGACAAGTGTTTATTATTAATATATAATAAACACTATAAATATAATGTTTAGTAGCTCAGTTGGTAGAGCGTCTGACTGTGGCTTTTTAGTTTAATGTAAAACTATAGTTAACTATATTATAGGTTCAATTCCTATAAAGGTCTTAATCAGAATGTCCCTGGTTCGATTCCAGGCTAGACAGTTGCTATTAAAACAATAGCAAACAAACAACTAACTATAAAGGAGGTAACTGTGTTACTAGATATTATAATTGGTTAAAACAAATAGTAGTGGTGGAAAGATATACACTCATATCATGCGTTAGGTTGTGGTCCTAAAGAAGCAGTAAAATGAAAGATGATTGACAAGTGTACATAGTTAATTAGATCGCATGTGGTATGGATTGGGCACAAGTATAGGGTTAAATTCCCTACCTACTATTTCTCTTAAACATGTAGTAATAGATATACAAATATATATATATATGATTTTATAGAAGCTTCTATGAGTATGGCTGACTATAACATTGAGTATTATACTATTAACTCTCATAGAGTATAATGCAGATTCAATAAGAAAGTGTTAACTATACCATATTTAGTCCTCTTTCTTATATATCCCTTTGTATATTACTACATGTTTATTTTTCTACAATCTGGAAACGTCTAACGGTCTGACAGCACACTTTGACTGTGTACAATTGGAGGTTCAAATCCTTCTTCCAGAGTAGTTATTTATATATAACAAGGAGGTTATTATGTCAGATATGGAATATTAATAAAACTATGATAAAAGTAGATCTTAAATTTAATAAAGAGAGTGACGGTCAACATAGTTATATACTATCTTTTACTTCTGATAAGAATAAAGATAAATATGCTGACATTGAGTTTGTTAATGATGGTGAAATATTAACAGGTAAAACAGATAGGATTAATCCTTCTGAAATTAAAACTATTACAACAGAATCTTTGTTTGATGTATTAGAAGATTTAATTAAATTTATGAATAAAGATTAATGAAATTAAAGTATTTTTTTATTCTCTTTATCCGACTCTTTATAGTAGTCGGATTTTTAATGACTATTATTTATTTGTTAGCCCTTGCAACTAAATTGATAATAGGTAGTAATTTAATGATTATTGCTGGCATATGTTTATATGTTGTATGTGTAGGGTTGATAGTTATCTTTTTAGAGGTAGCTAAAGACTTTTGGGTATTCTTGTGTAAATTTATTAGGCGGATGTTTAACTTGTATGATTAATAAAAAAGTAGTTATTCCTTTTTTTGCTGGTCTTGTTGGAGTTGTTAGTGTTGCTTGTGGTTCAGTTCCTGAACCTGGAGAAACAGTATTAAAAGTATATAAAGCTGGTGATAATGCTGGGTTTGAAAAAGCAGAAATTGTTACTGGAAACTATGGAAATGACTTGAATGTAGTATATTACAAAATTAATAATAAGATTGTTAATTATGTTTATACTAATAGTATGACAGAAGGTAGAGCAGCAGATGAATCTATTAAATTTAGAACATCTGATGGTTTTGTAATGAGTTCTAATATAGGCATCTCTTATATTATTGTAGATCCTAAAAAGTTTCTATCTGTGCAGAAGATGGAAGATGAAAGCTTAACATTAGGGCCTCTATATATCCTACTTAGAGATAAAGTAAATAGTATTGGTAATACTTATTCCTTGAATGATCTAATTGCTATTCCTGGTCAAACTAATAAGCTTAATAACACTTCAAAAACTCTTGCTGATTTCCAAGCAAATGTTCTAAAACAATTGAATGAAGAAACAGCTAAATATGGTGTTAAGGTACTTAGTGTTACTTTTGTAAATGGTTTTACTCCTCCTAAAGAAATTGCTGAGCAGGTTCTAAATAGTCAAATGCAGCTCATTGAGACTCAAAAACAGACTAGCCTTTCTCAAACTAAAGCAACTCAGTATGAAAGTGAATTGAGGGCTGCTAATGCTAAACTTCAACTAGCAAAGATTGAGGCGGAAACAAGAAAGCTTGATTCAGTTGGTGTAACTAATGAATATGTAACTCTGCAAGTCATTGCTCTTCTTAAAGAGAAGTGGAATGGCAGCTTTGTTATTATTGATGGTAAGTAATTAGTTTAATATTAACTCTGTTAGTATATAATTAACAGAGTTAATATTATAATAATATGATTGATACTATTGCTTCAAGTGAAGAATATGGATACATATATAAAAGAATTAGAATTACAAATATAAGCTCTTTACCTCTTACTATATCTTTTAAATATAATATAGAAGTTGAAAAGAAAAAGGTTAAAAACTTATTAGCCAATAGACATGAATACAAAGCAAGTAGGACTGATTTAGATATATATGGAAACCAAATATTTCATTGATGACTTAGAAAAGTATAAAGAATGGCAAGAGGGTAAAGCTTCTGTATTTGAAGAGATAGAAAAAGAACTTGAAAATGAGGCTTTATCTCCATGTGGTAAATATAAATTAACTATTTATAAATATGTTACTGGGCCTAATACTTGGACTTATACAGAAGGTATTGTAACTAGACTTAGTGATAATAAAGAGATAGTATCAGTTAAAAGAAACTACTCCTCTTTTTATCATTTCTTCTTTGATAAGTATCTTATTGCTGGTGAGGATTATCAGGGTTATACTGTTGTTAATTTAGAGACAGAAACATCTAATGTTTACTTTCCAGAAGCTGCTTTTAAAGGACATGGTTTTTGTTGGGCGGCTATCTATGGAGTTGTTAATAACAAACTAATAGTAGAAGGTTGTTATTGGGGTGGCCCCTATGAAGTTGTTATTTATGACTTTAGTAATCCAGAAGTGTTACCTCTAACAGAACTAAATAGATTTGATGTTGATGGTTATGTTAGAGTAGAAGGTGATACAATAATCATTGAACAAGAATTAGAATATAGAAAGTCTGATGGTAAATTCTATAATGATTTATCAGATGATGAACAAAAGACATTAGATAATAACTTTCCTAAACTAAGTGCCTATAAAATAGTTCCATTAAGTATAAAGATATAATATAATAAGGGTGAGTATCCAAGTGGCTAAAGGGCGCTAACTGTAAAATCAGTTGATTTTTATCTTCATAGGTTTGACTCCTATCTTGCCCATTTTTAAGTCTGTTTAATATTAAGTATAATGCCCTAGTAGCATAGTGGTCAAATGCGCCTACCTTGTAAGTAGGAGATATCTGATCTAGGGCTTTTTTATTTAAATAAATAAGAATAAATTTAATATGATTGTAAAGACATTTGAACAAGAATTAAAAGATCTTCTTGCTAGATATATAGCTAGAATAGTATTTGAATATGATGTTAATTATAAGTATCACAATGTTAAAGTGATTAATGATAATGAAGAAGTATTATTTGAATCTGAGAACTCAAAAGAAAGAATTACTATATTTAATGATATTGATATAAAAGATTATACAGACAAAGAAAAAGAAGTTATATTAAAAGACTTTAGTAATAAGCTATTATCTAATATAAAGGATATTCCACCTGAATTTGCTAAAATACTTTATGATAACTTTTGGGAATTAATATGACAACATTTACACTTATAGCCTATAGACCTAATCATAATTCTTGGGATGAATATAATGATTCTTCTAATTCTGATTTACAAATAAATATATCTGAATCATTAGATGAAATTGTTAAGCATATTGTTAATTATGAATTTAGTACTGAATGTAGAAAATATAATTATAGATATGATGATTGGGAATTAACTTTACTTATAGATGGTAAAGAAGAATATTGGGATGAAGAAGATGAGACTAATATTCAACATATGGCTCTTAGAGAAATATGTAATGATAAAGTTGCAGAAGGGATTGCTGCTACAAAACAACAAATAATAGAAAACAAAAGAAAGGCCGAAGAACAAAGAATTATAAATGAACAGAGAAGAGCTGAAGAACAGAGGCTTTTACAAATTCAAATACAAGAAGAGAATAAAAGAAAAGAGTATGAGCTGTTTTTAAAGCTAAAAGAGAAATATAAAGATGTTAATTCCTAATGAAACTATAAGAAGATATATTAATATTAATAAAGGCGTTGTTAATGCTAAAAGAGATAGAGTTTATATATTTATAAATGGTGTGCCAATTGGCACAGTTATAAATCATTCAATTGAAGAAGTATTTGAGCCTATATATAATACTAAGTTAGTCTGGAAGGTTAAAGTTGAAAAGTGGGCAAATGATGCAACTTTAAGAATTACATTAAAATAATTAATTGACTTAGTTTATTATATATGCTATAAGTAATATAATATTTGCGGGTGTAATTTAATGGTAAAATTATGGACTTCCACTCCATTTTTGCAAGTTCAAGTCTTGTCATCCGCTTAGGAGTTATGTACTCATGTATCTTGTAACTCAGTGGGTAGAGGAAATTGTGTCAATAGTTCAAGTCTCTTCATTATACATATACATAACTCCATAATTATATTATTTAGAAATAAGTAATATAATGGAAGGCTGACCGAGTGGACTATGGTGCTTGTCTTGAAAACAAGTAAAGGTAAAACTTTCTAGGGTTCAAATCCCTAGCCTTCCTTTTTTTAAGTTGTAGAGATATGGCTGAGTGGCTGAGGTTCTTAATGTATAATTAAGGTTATATATAATAAAAATCTTAACTCAATGTCTAATAGAAAAACCTAATACTGTTTGCAGTATGTGTAATACTGCAATTTACAGAAGACCATCATCCTTAATTAATTCAGAAGGTAAAGCTTATTGTAGCAGAGAATGTTATGGTAAATCTTGTCAAAAAGATAGTATTTTGTATTGTATGTAATAAAGAAATGCTTTCTAGTAAACATTCAAAAACTTGTTCTAAAGAATGTTTTAATATATCTCTTGCAGATCCCAATAGAAAGTTTTGCAAAGGAAGAAAGCCATATGCTTCAAATAAATATGGAAGTCGTTCTTTTAAGTATGCTTTTGTCATATTATTTGAACCATTGCTTTATATTATATTATAAATAGGTTCAATTATAAAACTTTAAACCTCTAAGTTTTATAGTTTTTGGTTATCACTAGTTCAAATCTAGTTAGAGGTACTCATTACATATATAACTTTATACAATAATTAAGATGAACAAATTTAATGCTACACTTGATGCCACACAATTTGAAGATGGATATTCTAGAATAAAAAATAGTTATAGAACTGCTATTTTTCCTTCTGAACCTGCTAAACCAAATCTAGAAGATCTAGAGTCAGTTAAATCTTGGGTCCTAGAACAAACAAATTATCTAGAAGATTTAAAGCTTGCAAGAACTACTCAGTCTCTTTATGATAATTATAACAGTGCACTTGATGATGAACTAGATTTGTTAAAAGAACAGTTTATAGCCATTAATATGTATAATATTAGTAAAGAAACTAAAGCTGCTATTCTTAATAAAGCCTGGAATGAGAAACATTCAGATGGTGAAAAGGCAGTTATTTTTTATACTAAACATTTACTTGAAGAATTGTTTTTTGATTATAGAATTAAGGATTGTAATAACAATGATTGTTGATAAAGAAAGATTGACAGATGCTGAATATGTGGAAAGGTTGAAGTTTGAACTTCAACCTTTTTATTTAGTTGGTGTGAATTCTAAGAGTGAACTAACAACAGATGAACTATGTTTGTTTGTTAAAAGTTATATTCAAAATGAAAGATTGTGCGTTGATGTTATTAACATTAATAAACCTAATAGAGCTATTTATACAACATATATAATTAGGCACTGGTATGAATTATAAGCTATACTCTTTATAGTTTATATGAATGGTAGTTGTATGAGAAATAAAAAGAATTTATTACTTAGACTACAGAAAGAAACAATAAAAGGCTGCCTTAAGAAAACTGTATATTCTAATAGATATACAGCAGAAATAGAGGCAGCTAAATTTAATAAGAGAACTTATAAGTGTTCTTATTGTAGCCTATTTCATTTAACTAGTCAGTTAGAATAATATACAATGACAAAGAAATTTAGTAAGACAATAGCGAATGATATAGCTTGTACTTCTGTAGACTATGTGTTAGAAAGTATATTAAATCATGATACAGATAACAGACAGTATTCTTTAGAAACAACTGCTGATAGTTTTACAGATAACTTTATGGAAGACTTGCAAGATTTAGATTTACTTGTAACTGAATATAGAATAAAAATTATATCAGAGTGTTTTGAAAAACAACTAGAAAAGATTAGAAATAAAGTTAAATGTATTCAGAAGAATAATTTTAAAAGATATGCAATTAAAAAAGAAATACAATGAGTTTACATATACTTATTAAAGGCAATGTATATGATTATGAAGAGATAGAAAGCAGTTATGATACTTTATTAAATATCAGTAATGATTGTTCTGCACAAGCTCAAGTTGATCATGCTAGATAATATTGAAGATATAAAGATAAAGAGCAGAAAATTGCAGTCTTAACTAATAGTGATTTCTTTAAGAAAGAAATTAATAATCTTATTATGTTGTCTAAGTTATCTTTACATAATAGATTAAAAGTTTGTCAAGAATATAAAGTCTATAAAGGCCTTTCTTTTTCTTCAAGAGATGATAGTAAGATTACTTGTTATGACTTAGAGCATAAAGAGGACTGTGTATTAGAAGAATTTGGCTCTGTTGTTAAGAGTTTTGATGATGTAATTGACTTTCAAAATAAACTATATGATTACATAATGTGGAGTTTAGATTAATGACTTTAGTAAATAAGTGTAAAGCTAAAGAGTATGTTAAATGGATATTAGATGCAATTGAATGTGAAGATCAAACTAACAAAAACTTGTTTGGAATTAATACTTGTTTTTACTTAAATATGCCATTTGAACATCTTCAAAAATTAACAGAGGAATGTCCTATTGAAATAAAGGAAGAAGTTCAACAGGAGTTTTATGAATGTATTAAGCCCTATAAAAAACTATTTGATTATCCTACTGTACAAGGATTTAGTGATTGGCTAACTCAGTTAGCCAATTCTTATATATGTATAGTATTAAGTGATATTGTAGATTTAGGTGATTCTAGAGACTATCCTAAAGGTTTATACACTACTTCTGAATACTTTGAAGATTTGTTTAAAGAGCATATTATATTTTATAAAAGTATTACAATAAATGATTTTCCCAAAGTTGCTGAAATATTTGATAATGGTATGTTAGAACTAAGAAATAAAATTAAGGAGCAAAGAGAGTTAGATAATATTTAATATGGCACAAACAACAGTTAAAAATTTAGAACAACAAGTTATTACATTAACTCAAACAGTTGATGAGTTGGTTCAATCTATTACTACTTTTAATAACACTGGTAATAGAAAATTAGATGAGGCGCTTAAAGTTAAAACTAGTACATTTGACATTGAACAAGCTATTAAAGATAAGATTTTAGTAGCTGTTAAAGACTCAATTACTAATATATTTACATTTAGTGAAAGAGATAATATTATTCCTTTTATAACTAAAGCTTTTCAAGCTAACAAAGAATTAATTAATAGTACTATTAATACTGGCATTACGGAGGCTTTTAAAGAGTTAGAAGTTGAACAATTAGTCAAAGAACAAGTTAAAAGTAAGGTGGCTAAATCTTTACTATCAGGTGTTGATAGTTTAGTTGATAGTAGTTTAAATGAGTTAAGAAAGGATGTTAGATTTAACTCCCAACTTGTTTTAGCAATTGATAAGTTTATTAAAGAGTATAACAAATAATATGCCTAAAGAGATTTGGGATTATGGTTTAAATACTCATAATGAAGCTCTAATTATAGAAAAAGCAAAGTCTAAAAAAGATGGAGTTTATACTTTTAGAGGCGTTGGTTACAGAGTTAGAAATAATAAAGTAACTCATCTATCTACAAATGGCTCTATCTTAGAAAGATGTTATGGTTTTAATGTTGTTATTGGCAAATATAAAGGCTTTAACAGTGAAGGGGTAAAGATGTTAAAAACAATTAAGGATGAATAATATGTCTCTACATCTATTTCTAAAGGGTAATGTTTATGATTATAAAAACATTGAAGACACTCATGATAGTATTTTAAAGTTAAGTAATGACTGTTCTGCACAGACTTAAGTTAATATTGCTAGACAATATTGGTTATACAAAGATAAAGAAGTTAGAGTAGCTGTTGTAACTAATAGTGATTACTTTTTAAAGGAAATTAATACTTTAATCATGTTATATCATCTATCAGATAAGGATAGATTAAAAATTATTAATTTATATCTTAATGAGTATAGTTCATCTTTGTTTGAGCATAATACTTTAAATATAACAGCATTTGATTTAGAGTTAAATGAGACTTGTGATTTAGATGAATTAGGCTTTGAATATAAAAGTTTAGATAAAGTTATAGACTTTCAGAATCAGGTTCAAGAAGCTATTATGAGGAGAGATTAATATGCCATTAACATTAAAAGATCTGACTCAAATTATCAGATATGAATGTAATATAATTCAACTCCTTTAAAAGATGTTGATCTTTCATTTGAAACTATTGAGCCAAATAAATAATATGAATAATGTAATAACAATTGGATTTGCAATTAAAGAATTAACTGAAGACAATTTTGTTAGTGGTCTTTATGTTTTAGATTCTAATAAATATATTTATTTAACAGTTAAACAATTAGGACAAAAGTTTCTTATCAGACTTCAAGAAGGAAACTTTTATTATTATTATGATATTAAAGATAGAAGTCCTTTATATATACTTAAAGATGATAGTTTAATTAAAATACAAGTTAAAGTAAATAATTAATTTGCATAAATAAATCAATTAAGTGTGCTATAATTAAAGAATAACAAGGCTCAGAGCTAGTAGTTATACTATTAGAGTTTCCACCCTAAACTAGAAATAGTGATAGTCCCTAAACAAGACAAGGGCCCAACGGTGACTTAATAACTACCTGACCCCAGCCAGCCCCTTATACCTGCTTCTCTTAGAGAATAATAAATTAAGAACTTTCCCTTTAGTATAGTAATATACTTTTGTTCTTAGAAATACTAGCTAGTCTAGTTGGCGCTATAAGTGTGATCCTGGATTCTGGGGCCTCTATTGAGGATAACATAGAAAGGATATATCAATTACATATAATAACAACATTAAATTAGAAATAGTTCAATGTTGTTATTTGTAGTTGGTATATCTCTTTCTTAGAATAGACAAGGGATTAATATAAGTAAAAGCAATTATCATTTCCTCTAGGTGTTAGGGCCTGGGTCAACAGATTTGATAGTTGCTTTTATTTGTATTTAAACTTATATAAATTCTATTGTTATTCAGAATAAATAAAAATTATGGCTTATATATACTCAGAGATTAAAGATTTGTTAGATGCTAGTGCATCATTTATTAGTGGCTCCTTTCCACATTCTTATATTTGTTTTGATGTTACTAGACCATGTAACATTGCAATTAAAGAGTTGTTAGAAAAAAGTGGTTATTGGGAATTTGCACCTTATAGAAGTAAGAAGATAGTCATGTATCATCAAATAGTGGCATTCTTATTTGTTAGTAAGAAGAAAAAAGATGTGCAACAAGAACTTATAGTGCATCATCTCAGTGGTAACACAAGAGACAATCACCCTTCTAATTTGATCTATCTCACAGAAGATGATCATGTGCTTGTTACTAAGTTTCAAAGAAAAGCTTGTACTTTTAAGCTTAGACAGTTTAGTAGATATAAAGGTCTTAGAACATCTATCAACTCAAAAGGCACCAAGGTTGTTAATTGGGTTAAGTTTATATTAGGTGTCATTGCAAAAACTGTTACTGCTACTTTTAACTTTAGTGGTATGAAGTATAAGTATATGTTGGCGGCTTCATTTAGGAAAATTATGAAGTGGGCCTTTAATCTAGTTAATAAGATATTTAATGTTCAATCAGACTTAGTTAAAGTGGTAGTTTAAAAATATGAAAGAATCAATTATAGAATTAGTAAAAGAATGTATTGACTGTGTTGATGTTGCCTCTCTTTTAAAGGATTTAGAGGTTCATATTCAAAGTAAAAGTACTAATAAGATTAAATTTAATTATTATGATGACTTCTGGGAGTTTGCAGATGAATTAAATGATCTGTCATTAGAAGATTTAAAAGAATTTGTTAACTTACTGGAAGATGAGTTTGTAGTATATCTATTAACATTACCTCAATCATTTAAGTTTAAATTGTATTCTGAGTTGATGATGGAACCTGGTACATAATATGACACAACAAATTGATAATAAATTAATAGTATTTGAAGGTCCTGATGGTATTGGCAAGACAACTCAAATAAATAATTTATGTAACTGGTCAAATGATTTAATTATTGAGGATTTATATAATAAAGTAACTATTAAATCTTTTGTATTTAAAGAGCTTAATGAATCTGATTTTATATTTAAAAGTTTGAGGAGTTTTATATATTCTTTATATAATAAAGTATCAACAAATGATTTAGCAGAGATCATTAAAATTAATAGATACTTAGTATATGACAATTTGATTAGAGATTATGTAACAAATACAGAACCTTATGATTTAATTAAAGGAAAGTTATCTATTAAGAAGTATATTGCTCTTTGTGATAGATGGAATATATCAACTTATTGTTATTTAAAAGCAAAAGATTATAAGGAAGATATTTGTTTATCTTATTTAACAGATGCTAATACTGTTATTCCTGGTTTGACTATTATGTTAGTTGGTATGAATGGTGCCACTAGAACAAGTAATAGAGAAGCTAATAATAACATGTTTGAAGATGTTGGTGATGAGTTTAATGTAAAGCTGGCCCAAACTTATATTGACTTTGATACTAGTTTGTATGCTGGCAAAGTTGTTAAGATTAACAATGATGGGCTAACAAAAGATGAAACTAAAGACATTATAAGAGAAGTTGTAAAGTACTATCTAGTTAATTTATCAAAATGAACAAACATATTAAAGATAAAGACTATAAAAAGAATATAAAGAAATATGAAGAAGAAGAAACTTCTGTTTTTATATACTTAGTCCTTTTTATTCTCTTTGTTTTACCCAGTTTTTTATGTCTTTACACTAATTAGATATAATGAAACAAAAACAAATTTATACTCCAAAGTATTGGATGTTTCATAGTTTATTATCAGATGATGTTTATATTGAAACTGCTTCTAAGAGTTTAGAAGAGTCTAAGATTAAAGCATCTATTTTATATAAGGAAGAGTATGATCATTATGAAAATCATAATCATACTTGTTTTGAATTTTGTCTGTTTGAAATAAAAAATATCGTTGTAAATAAAACCTAATGAAAAACAAAAGCAAGGTAACTATTGTTATTGTTAATAATGCTCTAAGACTTCTTGATAACCCTTTGCTAGAAGACTTAGATGGACAAGTAATATTTGTTTTTGCTCTTACTCCTTATTATTTTAGTGTGGCTCATTATACTAAAATTCCTAGTGTAGGTGAGAATAGATTTAAGTATTTATTTGCTTGTTTGGCAAAGTTTAAACAACTTCTTAAGGAGAAATTTAATGCTGATCTATTAGTATTAGAAGGTAGTTATAAGCAAGTTGTTGATGAGATTGTAAAGACTGCAGGGCATTTTAATCAAATAGAAGTAAGGGTGTTACATCAGCCTTATCAATATGAGATTATGTATGAACAAGAGTTACTAGATGATCCTTATTACAACTTATTAGCTAATAGAGTTGACATTATTAATGAAGGTATGACTTTAGTTCCTTTTAATATTTTATGTAACTTATATCCACAATATAAAGGAAGATCTTTTAAAGATTTTCACTTTGCTTGTTTGAGAGAACAACATCATATTAAATTTGTTGATATTAGTAACATTAATGTTATTCCTGTCAGTGTTGATATAAAGTCAATAGAAGGAGATGCAGATTGTAATAACTTCTATTATGATATGAAAGGTATAGAGAACTACAAAGACAATAAGTCAGCCATCACAGGTGCAAGCACTACAAAGATAGAAGCTGCTCTTTCTCTAGGTACTATGTCTAAAAAAATAGCTTATGGTCTTGCTTTAAACTATAAAACTAGTGATAGTGATAAAGGTGAATTTATTAGATCCCTTTTATGGGGCGACTATTGTTACATTATTGCTGAGTTTGAAGGTAATAAAATATTCTACAAAGACGGCCTAAGTAAGAATATAAATAAAACTAAAATTGAACCACTACCAGACTTTATTAAAGGCACTGGAACTGAAGTTAAGTTCTATAATAAAGCAATGGGTAAGCTTAGATCTGAAGGTTATTTACCTAATAGAGTAAGAATTATTCTTGGTTATTATGTTATTAAAGTTTTAAAATATTCTCCTTTAGCTTTGGCTGAATACTTTGAGCATTACTTAATTGGTTTTAATAATGCAAATAACTGGATTGGCGCTCACTCTTGTAATGGCACAGGAGTAGATACCATTCCTGGAGGTAGACCTTTTAATATTAAAAGACAATTAGATGATTGGGATTTAAATAAGGAGTACCTTAGATGATTATTGATTGGTTTATTGGAATTAGTTTTGTTTTAATTTTAGGTTATATTTTACTTAAGATATTTGAATAATGAGTAATGAAGCAAAACAATTTCTTTTATATGTAGCGGGTTATTTATATAACCTTACAGATAATCATGAAGGCATGGGTAGAGAATGGCATATATAACAGAACATGATGGTGATTGTACTCAAAAGCCTTGGTCTTGTTGGCGCTGTTTTTGTTTTATAGAAAGTTACTTAGAAAAGCTTCAAATATTATTAAAAGGCGAGCTTTAGAAGATCACTTAAAAGGGTTAGAAGAATGACAAACATTAGTCAATATGATATAGAATTAACAGCTAATACATGTGGTGTTTGTGCTTCTAAGAGAGCATTTAATATAGCTAGCTTATATTATCCTAAATCAGTATTAGAGTTATGTGTTGGTCCTTCTTTACCTGTATTAGCACATCATTATAGAGATTATAATATTCTTACTACTGGTAATGATATTGATAAAAAGTATTTAAAACAATCTCCAAATAATATGTTAATTGGAGATTGCTTTTCTATTAATTATAATCCCTATGATGTTGTTGTATTTGCTCCACCTTTATCTAAAGGTTGTAGTGGTAAAAGAGAAGACAGTTTAAGTATTAATCAAGTCACTCCTAGTTATTATGACTTTATAAAGCTAAGAAAAGAGAAGGCAGTATTAGTATTGCCTGGGAGATCTAAGGCTACAAAACAAGACAGAGAGCAATATTATACATTAATTACACAATTGTATTATCACAATATTAATTTTATAGTGGTGCCTCTAATAAACAAAGTTGTTAAGTATTATGATGTGTATTTAATTTGAAGGATATTAGTAATGTATAAATCAAAAAGATATAGACAAAGACATAGAGTTGCTAAACTTTATACTTGTAAGAAGCATTGGCAATTAGATAAGTTATTAGATAGTTTTAGTAACATTGAAGATTTAGTGTTGGATGATTCTAGAGAGAATAGTTATGACATCTATCTTAACAATGCTATAGCTAAACTTAAACCTTTTCTACCCTTTATGATTAGATATTATGAGCTTAGATTATTACCTAAAGAAAGAGACTATAGAAGTGGCTTTGAAACCTATGATTATGTTAGTAACTATTCTATTCTGTCTAACCTAGAATATATAAGTGATAGATGGTGTGCTGCATTTAGACTTAGATGGTTGATTAATCTAATTGATAAAGACTATACATATAAAGGTAAAGAACTAATCTATGAGTATGATAAAGTTATATCAGATAATAAGTATGGTTGTTGGAAAAGTGACATTACAAAAGCACCTATTGGTAAGTTTGTAATTGTAAGTTTAACTGATAGAGTTGGTTTCTATGTTGCTAAGAAAAGAAAAGATGGCACTTTTATAACTAAGGATGTAAATACAAAATGTAAAGTTGTATTATCAAATGTTAAAGAGTGGCTGTTTCCAAGATATAAAATCAATAGTTATTATGATAGATAAAGACATATTAGAACATTTACTGCAAGTTAATACTCCTATAATTATGTGCACATTGCAGGAGTTTAGACAACAGGTTGTACAATATAACTGGCTCTTTGATAGAGAGCTTAATAAAGTGTTTATAGACCTACCAATTGGCTCACATGAATGTACTTTAGCTCTATTACAAATAGGTTATACTAAGCCTAAAGATATACATTGGATTGACTGGATTGATTTATTTGATCTTAACTTTGGGCCTCTTGCTGAGAAGTGGTTAAAACAAAATAGAGGAGCTTATATGACTTCTGTTAATGGTGATGTTGTTGGTAAATTAAGTGCTATAGAGAGAAGAATATTATGCTGTTAAATGTAAATAAACAGTTTGTAAAAGAATTAGAAGAGGCTTTAGAGTTAACTCTTTCAGGCCATCTTAAAGGTTATTATATTTTTGAAGATCTTAACAAAGTATTATTAGAAAGGATTTATTACGATAATAATGTTATGCATAGAACCATTGCTGTAGTAGAAAAAAGAGCTACTGAATATTTACCTCCATTTAAAGTAATTTTTAATAATACTTTTTTATCTAATCCTGTTTGTAGTTGGATTGAATCATTATCAATCAAAGAACATATAGAGTTAATTCAATATGTATTAAGTAAAATTGGTACGAAGTATTATTAATATGACAACAGTTGAATTTAATGAGAAGTATGCAGCCTATTTACCTGAAGGTTGGTATGGTTTAGACATTAATGATGAAGAGGTTATTGCATGGCTTGATAATTTATTTGAACATTATTTAACTAAAATTGAAGGCTTTGAATATCATCAAATTAAAACTAAATTTGGCATTAATGATATTAGATTTTATAGTAATTTAGATCATAGTAGTGTTATACAAAAGGCTTTAATATCAGCAATTGAAGCTAATATTAGTTCTATATTAAAACTAAAGCGTTCACAGATTACAACAGATAAAATTATTAAAGAATTATTAAAGAGTTAAAAGTTAATTGTATAAATTAGGTCAGCTTTTAGGAAGAATATTAACTGCAAGTGTATTAACTTATTGTATCTTATGGATTGCTAGTAATATATTTAATCTAGTATTTCCATTTTGGTCCTTCTTCTATGTTTGTTTTATCATTGCATTTATACTTTGGTATTAAGTGCAATCACAAGTTAAGTATATAAATAAGAATAAATAAATAAATTAATATGTCTAAAAAATTATCATTTGAATCATTTGCATCATTGATTAGAGAACAGTTTGCTCTAATGTGTAAGACTGGTAAATTGTTTGTATCATCTGTTAGTGGTGATGCTTTATGGAATTTATACTTAAAGTCATTTGCACCAGAAGATGATCCAGTATTTAGAGATCCAAATAGTTCTAGTAACAATTGCAATAGAGATCATCATTTTATTAAAACTTATGGCAATATTGTTGCCATAGATGATAACAATGAAATAGTTACAATGTTTGACATTGATGTTGAAGATAGTAGTTATCACAATTCTGTCTTTAAAGTTAGAAATGCTTTAAAAGGTGCATCTATTAGTAGCGTATTTGCTATTCACTACGATGATCTTGTAAAGCAGCCTTATGAAAAGATTAAGAAGAATGCTGATACATTTCAACTTGGTTATAAGCTATCTACTAAACAGTACACACCAGAAGAAGTAGCTAAGTATGGTGTTGTTGTAGAGAATAAAGTATATACATTTTATCACTTTTATACTAACTTGCCTAAGCAGTATGTACTTACTGGTAATGAGTCTATTGGTACTTATCTAAGTAAGAGGAACAGCACTCATCAAGTGTTTGTTAAGGGTTTATCTATTCCACTTGAAACGCTGCAAGTTGTATCAGAACTAATGGCACAAGGCTCCCTATTAAGGGCTGATTTGTATAAGTACAAAGTAGATGAGTTTATTAATATTAAACAAGAGTATGACAGCTTAGAAGGTTCTACTTTAAATAAGGATAACTGGACTTGGAAGAGGTTTAGTGATATTCCTTTTGCTGGCTTTGCTAATGAGTTAGTTGGTACAACTTGTCTTGATCTTGCAGAGGGTAAAGACATTAATGTTGTGCAGAAGGAGTTTAACTTTAGAGTTGATCCTGCTAATCATATGAAAGCAAAGGTTGCTGTAACTGAAAGACAGAAGCAAGATGCTGCTAATAAGATTGTTGAGTTGGGTTATGAAGATTCATTTAAGAGGCGCTTTGCTACATTAGAAGATGCTCTTAATGGTAGTATCAATGAAGTAAGTCATATTAATATTAGTAAGAAGAAGGCTCCAGCTTCTAACTTATTTGCTAATGTTAAAACTGTTAATAGTGGCACCTTATCTAGACACAAGAAGGCTGAATTTGATGCTATAGAGACTGTTGACATTCAAACATTCATTGATAGTATATTACCTAATAGTAAGTCTATTGCAATCTTCTTAGAAAATGGCTTTGGCAATAATCTAGTAACACTAACAACTGCAATTGATCCTACTTGTAAGAATCCTTTTAAATGGAAGGATAATATGTTCAGTTGGACTTATAATGGTAACTTAGCTGGTAGAAGTAACTTAACTCAAGCAGTTATTAGTAAAGGTGGTAGAGTTGATGGTGTTTTTAGGTTTACTCATAGTTGGAATGAACTAGAACCTAATGATAGTCTTATGGATTTGCATGTATTTATGCCTGGTAATAGGGGCCCTTCTGCTAAAGTCTGTGATAACTATGGGGATTCTACTAATAGAGTTGGTTGGAATAGAAGAAATGATCCTACAAGTGGTGGTGTGCAAGATGTAGACTATACTTCTGCTGCTCCTGCTGGCTATATCCCTGTTGAGAATATTACATTTCCTTCTATGGATAAACTAAAAGATGGAAAGTATAAATGTAAGATTCATAACTGGAGTAAGAGAAGAAGCTATGGTAGAGGTAAAGCTGAGATTGCATTTAATGATAAGTTGTATGAATACATTTATCCTGCTACTGGTCATAAAGAATGGGTTGATGTTGCTACTGTTACTCTAAGTAATAGTCAATGGTCAATTGAGCATCACTTAGAACCAGTTGCATCTAGCTCTAAAACTATGTGGGGTCTTGATTCTAATCAATTCCACAAAGTAAATCTAATCTCACTATCACCTAACTATTGGGGTGAAAATAGGGTAGGTATTAAGCATTACTTCTTCTTTTTAGATGGGTGTCATTCAGATAGTCCAATGAGATCCTTTCATATTGAAAACTTGAATGGTGAGCTTCTAGCACATAGAAAAGTGTTAGAGATTTATGGTATGACTGATAAGTTGGAGCCAACTACTAAACAGTTAGCAGGATTAGGCTTTACTGATGATAGTAAAGAAACTCTTATTGTTAAAGTTGAAGGCAGCTTTAAAAGGACTGTAAGAGTTAAGTTTTAAGTTATAATGTATGTGGTTGTAATCTGTTTTACAACTACTACATTTAAGTTTGAAAGCTTAATAGATAAACACAAACAAAACAATAATTAAACAAAAAGGAACAATAATAATAATATGTCTGATTTATTTGTACAAGGTATTAGAAGTAAGGTAAGATTTCAACTTCCTCAAGGTGAGCTTACAATGGAACAACTGTTTGATCTTAAGCCTATTAAGAGTAGAACAGAGAAGAATGAAGATGGCACTCCTAAAGTAATTGATGTTCTTGCTGATTATGAAGCTGAACTACAAAATGAAGTAGAATCTTTTGCTAAGATTACTAGAAGAGGTTCTAGTACTAGAAGTGCTGCCCAAAATGCAACTCAATTGAAGCTATCAATTGTCACTGCTATTCTTGATATTAGAGACAGTGAAGCAGAAGAAGCTGCTACTAAAGCTGCTGTTAGAGCACATAATGCAGAGATTGATGAACAACTTGCTGAGCTTGATAGAAAAGACAGAGCTAATCTTACCAGAGAACAATTGCTTGCCATGAGAAAGTAATAGTACTTTCTAATCTATATAAACAATAAGGACTAAACTGTAATATACTTAGTCCTTTTGTTTATTATTTAATAATGTTGTTATAAGAAGAGTTTTAATATGACCAAGCCATTTAGTATTGTATGTGAAGATTATACTGTTTATATGATGGTGGGACCATCAAATTGTGGTAGTACAAATTTTGCCTAGTTTTATATGTTAATTTTAGAGTAAACTACTTTTATAAATTATTATAAAAGTAGTTATGACATACTCTCAAGAATTAAGAAATATAGCTTTAGAAATGTATCAATCCGGAATTAGTTCAAGCAATATAGCTAATGAATTAAATATAAATCCTAGAACCGTTTTAAACTGGATACCTAAAGAACTTATAAGATCTATAATACCTCCTTATTCTAAAGAAGTAATAGATAAAGTTTTAGATATGTATAATTCAGGCTTAAGTGCTAATAATATAGCAATTAAATTAGGATTAAATAAAAAAACCGTTCTAAGATGGATTCCTAAAAACCTTAAAAGATCTGTAAAGGATTATGATTTAGGTTATGAAAGAAACCATAACTTTTTTAGAGATATTAAATCTGAACAACAAGCTTATTTTTTAGGCTTAATAACCGCAGATGGAAGTATATCTAAAACAGGAACATTAGGCTTAGAATTAAAGCATTCTGATGGTTATTTAATAGAAAAATTTAGAGATCTTTTATCTCCTAATGCTAAAATAAGTTTTTCATCTAGAACTAAAGTATATAAAGGAAATTCTATAATAAGTGAAACTAGCTATCTTAAAATCACTTCTAGACATTATTTAGAAGATTTAGCAAGATATGATATTGTTCCTAATAAAACTTATCTAGATATAAGATTACCTATTTTTGATTCAAATTTAATGAATCATTATATAAGAGGTTTATTTGATGGAGATGGAAGTGTTTATACTCGTAGTAAATATAAATCTTTATTAACTGTTACTTTTGTTGGTGGAGAGCTTTTATTAAATCAAGTAAAAGACTATTTAAAATTAAATTTAGATCTAAAAGGAAATCTTAATATAAGAGCAAGACAAACTAATTGTTTTGATTTTTCTTTAACTACTCAAGAAGATATACATAAGTTTAAAGAATACATCTATAAAGATGCAACTATATTTCTTAAAAGAAAACATGCAAAATTTTATAATGAAATTATTGCCACATAAGTCTGTGAATTGCTGGGATAACTTGAAGGTTAATTAACTACAACATAATTAGTAATAATAAGTGTGAATGTTTAAAAATAATTAATTATAAGTCAATCAGCAGCCAAGTGTCCTAGTAATAGGATAAAGGTTCAACGCATAGTACATGGAGTCCTATTTATATAGGATAGTAAAGTACCAAGAGTGCAGACTACTAGTTAAACTTAACTGGTAAAGATATATGCTGGACTACTAAGTGATTAGTAGAACTAAGGGATAAAAAGCCTTTAGGTTAACAAAATTGAAGAGTTTCATTTCAAAAGAATTAGAGTTACAACTAAAAGCTAATAATACTGATGTTACTATTCTTTCATCTGATGATATTAGAAGAGAATTATTAGATGATTATAGTATTAATAAATATGATCCAAGAATGCTTGAAGTGTCTTCTCAAGCTTTTAATTTGTTATATGCTAAGCTTAGAAATTACATCAGTTATCCAGTAAATAAGAAGTTTGTAATCATTGATAATACTGGTTTGAACCAACAATTTAGAACTGACATTCTTAACATCTGTAGAGATAATAATTATAAGGTTGTCTGTATCTTGTTTGATTATAAGAACGGAGAAGACTGGTTTGTTAATGATGGTGGTGATAAGTTTGTTATTCAAAAGCATTTAGACAGATTGCAGAAACATGTGTTTAAAGAACTGAAAGCTAAAGACTATCACAAAGTTATAAGAGTCACAGATAGGATTGAAAGTGTTAATGTTACTTATATACAAGATAAGAATAACTTACTTGTAGATGGTAATAACTACACTGTCATTGGTGATGTTCATGGTTGTGTTGATGAGTTAAAACAGCTTATTAGTAACATTAAAGATGAACATAATGTGCCAATCTTGATGGGTGATTGGATTGATAGTAAACTTGGCAGCGTAAGTTGTAATGCAGCTATTATTGATTACTTATTAGATAATCCTCAAATACTACTTGTTAAAGGTAATCATGAAGAGAACTTATATAAGAATTTAAATGACTTAACACGGGAGAAATTAGATAATAAATTCTTTAATAGTAGACAATTAATCTATGACTTTCCAGAGTATAAGACTAAGTTTATAGAACTTTATAATAGAAGTTATACTAGTATTAGAGGTCAAGGCTTTATTGTTACTCATGCTCCTTGTAAGAGTAAGTACTTGTTAACAAGTCTTAATAAGATGACTAACTTATATTATACGACTGAAGAGAAGTGTGATCTTATTAATGAGATATATACTGACAAGTATTATAATAGCTGCTGGCCTCTTCACTTATATGGTCATCTAACATTTGATAGACCTGTTAAGACTAGATTTAGTATTGGTCTTGACACTGGTGTTGGTTATGGTGGTGTGTTAACTGGTTATAATGTTGCTACTAGAAAGTTTATTATTGTTCAATCTACCTTAGATAATAGTCTTAAACAACTTGATAATCTTACTAAGTTTAAGTATCCTGTACAAGACTTAGAAGTTAAGTTAGATGATGATGATACTAGAAAGTTAAGTAGTTTTATCAGAAACAAGGTGCCTTATATCAGTGGAACTATGTGTCCTGCTGATAAGACTGAAACAACCTTAGAAGATATTAAAACTGTGTTAGCCTACTATGCTTCTACTGGACAAACACAAGTGTTAATACAACCTAAATACATGGGTAGTAGAGCACAAGTATTATTAACTAGAAATAGTTATGAGGTGTTTACTAGAAGTGGCTTTAAGTTAAAACATACACCTGAATTAGACACTGCTATACAAGCACTAGAAGATAATGTATCCAATGAGTTAATGACTTGGCTTAATAGTTTAGGGCCTTATACTTCAACATTATTAGATTGTGAGTTGATGCCTTGGTCTTATCTTGGTAAAGGTTTAATTGAGGATACATTTGAATCTTATTATTATAGTCATAAGTTACACATTGAAGCTATGATTAAACATGGTTTTTATACTGATTTAGAATCTTATAAGATTAGTGATGATTATGTTAATAAGGTGCCATCAGCAAACAAACAAGTTGGTAATCTTAATCAATGGAGAAACACTAGTAATCTAGATAATCTAAATATCTTTGGCACTGAACTAGATAAGTATGCCTCAACTGAAGCACCTTACTTTGTTCCTTTTAATATTCTTAAAGTTGAGTCTGAAGATAAAATTCTTTATAGTAATAGTGAGTTTAATAGATTTAATAACTTTGAGTTGTTAAGCTTATTACAAACACCATTACATGTGGTTGATGTTAATGATTTAACAGAAGGGATAAAAGTACAAAACTTATATAGTCACCTCGAAGGTATTGTTGTTAAACCTTACTACAATATTGAAGGCCAAGCACCATATATTAAAGTTAGAAACATAGATTATTTAAGATTAGTTTATGGTCATGACTATACTTCTAAGTTGGATAAGTTCATTGATAAGAAAAACATTAAAGGTAAACTTAGGGTGTCTATTAATGAATGGCAACTTGGTAATGCTTTATTAGATATGCATTCCTCTGAGTTTGTTGAATCTAATAAAGAGTATGTTAATACTTTAATTAGACTAATGTTTGAGTTGAAAAAAGAACAAGGACTAGATCCAAAATTATAAATAATAATAATAATAATAAAGGAGAAATAACAATATGCCTTTCTGGAAAGCAAGAGTACTTGATCATGATGATTAAGGTAGAGAGTCTGAATCTGTATACTATGTATCAGAACCAGATGAATTAGAAGCTTTACTTACTACATATGATGTTCATAGTATGAGTGATGATTTGCATGAAGGGACAGATGATGTTCCTAATGTTGATTTAAAAGAGATTAATGATGATACTGCTAGTAAATCAGGCGGCTAGATTAGTAACTTCTTTGGTAGGCAATAAATAAACTATTACAAGTTAGTTGTAGCAATATAATTAACTTGTAATAGCTATAATAAGGTATTAATTAATATGTATTTAATTGTGGCTGGTTTAAGTGATTTAGATGATATTGATACTGCTAAGTATGCAGATATAAACACCAATAAAAAAGGCTTCTGTTGCTATTAGGTATGCTCAAATAATGACAAGTAGAACTGATGAAGGTACTTATGATAATGCTTTTGTTTATGAGTTAAAGAGTAATAGTATTAAATTGTTATCAGCAAGTTATAGACGTAAAGAGAATGGTTTAATATGATAATTGACGTTAATTCTAGCAACTTTAACATGTCTTACATTCTTAATAAGAATCCTAGTAGTGGCTTGCTTATTAGAGATTGTAGAAAGGGTTTTGTAGTGGGTAAGTATGTTAATCCTTTAACATATATGGCTGTCTTTGAAGAAGGTACTGGACAGGATTCCTTTGAGAAAGAAGGTAATTATTTAGTTTATAGAGGTTATTGTTCTGCTGAAGCTGCTCTTACAGTAATAACAGCATTGTTTGATTGTATTAAAAAAGATAGTAATAATAAGTATGAGGAAGGACCTTCTTTAAATACTATTACTATTAAATGTTTAGATATTGATGTTAAACATTTATCTATATTTAACACTGAAAGCTTTAACATTACAGAGTATACAATAGCTGATAATTGTAATTTAGTACAATTAAATGTTACTAATAATAGTAGTTTAATTGATGTTTTAAGGTATACAGCTTTAATTCTATTCATGCAACTTGTTAAGGATAATGTGAGTTATCTAACACTTGATCAAGTTAATGTTTATGCTAACATCATCAAAAAAAATGACAACATTCCTTTTATTGTTAGACATAGATTTAGAGGCATTCTTGAAGATAATATGTCTAAAAAAGTAGTACCTTTATTAAATAATGATTCAATTAAACTATCTAATATTGGCAGAAATGAACAACAAAGATTTGCATTTGTAAGTCAACACATTTTATTTAAAAATAGTGTTTTAGATATTGGTTGTGGTCCTGGAAAATATATTAAAGTGTCTAAAGCTGCAAAATATGTTGGTGTAGATATAGATGAAAAGTGTATTGAAAAAGCTAAAACTAAGGCTAGCCATTTGAATGTAGATGCTTCCTTTTATACTGATTGGGCATTTGCTTTAGAACAATTAACAGAGCCTACAACAGTCCTTTTAATAGAGTTTATTGAACATATTGAAAAGGATGTAGCAATGCTTATATTAGAAAAACTTTGTTTATGTGAACAGGTTAAGCAAATACTTATTAGTACTCCTAATAAAGATTTTAATAAGCACTTTAATATTGCAGATGATGGTCTTAGGTTTGAAGACCATATCTATGAAATGACAGAAGAGGAGTTTAAAAGACTTCCTGGAAAAGATATAACTTGGGGAGATTCAGTTGATGGATGTCCTATGACTTTGTATAAAGATTTAAGATTAGAGGTAAGTATTCTTGACTAGTTTATTAGCATATCAACAACCAGATGGCAGTATTGATTTTAGAAGTAATGCTGCTACTTGTCCTAAGGTAAAAGCCGGCGTTTATAGAGCTTTAAATTCTATGGACAGAGGAATTTATTTAAGTCCTACAACTGAATTTAAATATCTAGATGAATACTTTCTATTAGATGAATTTGAAGAGTTAGTCTTAGAAAGTTTTAAACAGTCTAATAAGAGTTTAGCTGTTATATATCTTGGTCTTAAGGGTAGTGGAAAAACTAAAAGGGCGCATAAACTGGCCCTAGACTCAGGAATGCCAGTGCTAATTATTGATAACTTAGATATTATTAATAGTCAACGTTGGAATGATATTGTTGGCAGTGATACATTAAATAACTGGATCATCTTTGTGGATGAGTATGAAAAGAAGTTAGACAATGATAATTCAGTTGCCTTCTTAAATTGGCTAGACGGGTCAGTTAGTACTAAGCAATTGTTTATATTGATTGGCAATGAACAAGCTAAGACTAAGTATAGTGATCCTCTTTTAGATAGACTCTCAAGGGTCTTATGGAAGAAAGAATTTGGCTCATTAACCAATGAGCATGTTGAAACATTAGTAAATAAACTCTCCAAGAGAGAAGAAAAGTCTGAGTTATTAGATCTGCTTAATAATATTCCTGTGTTGTCTATGGATAATACGATGCAGATTATTAGAATAACTAATATGTTTCCAGATAGGTCTATTGAGTCTTTACTTACTAAACTAAATATTAGCTTTAATAGTGTTGAAGAGTTTACATTTGTAGATGAGTTTTATAAACCTTTAACATATGGTGAAGATCATATTGGACTAACTATTACTAGAAGTGGTCCTATACTTAATGTTGCAAGAATTATTAGATTCTATATAGAATCTGATGATATTATAGAAAGGTTTAACCCTGAAGATAGTGATAAAAAGATCTATAGAATAAAGGTTGAAGCTCCTGCAAAGACTATTAAACTTACTAAAGTTAGTAGATTTATATATAAATTTGAAGCTCCTTATAGTGTTTGTTATAATTATACAGAGTGGGATGAAGATGCGTGGCAGCCTTCTGACAAAACTATGACTGTATTCTTATATAAAACAATGGCCTGGAATTTATTAGCTAATCCTAATAGTAATACTTACTATATGTAGTAAATATGATTCAAAGACTTCCTAAGATTGGTGAGGTTATAAAGATATATTGGTCTTCTCCTGAAGGAGAACAAAGAGCTAGAGTAATTAGTATTGTTCCTTATACAGGAAGATATTCTAATCACTTTACTCATATTATTAGACTAACTTCTAATACTAATAGAGGTTGGACTGAAATTGCTTGGAACAAAGATAAGCCTATTTGTGAGTGGTTTATACATAAAAAAATGTATAAGCATGTTATGTGTTTCTAGCTTTTATTATGATCAAGCTTATTGGGTGTATAAATATTTAAATAATAGAAATATACCTTATAAGCTTGATTGTAATATTCATCTTGATGATGGCTTTCAATTGTTTGTACCAGAAGAATTTTTGTACAAGATTAGAAATGATTTGTGGTATATTGAAAGGCGGTTAGTGGAGTTAAATGATGGTTAAGATATATGTAATTAGTGACACTCACTTTGGTCATGAGAACAGTCTTAAGTGGCTTGATAGTGAGGGTAATAAGCTAAGACCTTTTGATACAGTTGAAGAGCTAAACAACACTATGATTACTAATTGGAATAATACTGTTAAGCCAGAAGATCATGTGTATCATTTAGGAGATGTTGTTATTAAAAAGGAGTACTTAGAGTTAGTAAAACAACTTAATGGTCATAAGCGTCTGGTCAAAGGTAATCATGACCAACAGACCCTTAAAGAGTATATAGCTGTAGGTTTTCAAGAGATCTATGGAGTAAGAGTATTCCCTGGTTTAAAGTGTATTTTAAGTCATATACCAATACATCCAGAATGTCTAAAAGAAGACTGGATAAATGTATCGGGCCACCTTCATTCCAACAACCTTTCTGACAGAAGATATATTAATGTTAGTGTTGAGCAGATAAATTATACTCCTGTTTTGCTAGAAGATATATTAAAACAAAGAAGAAATGAAAATATCAATTCAAGAAGAAGTTGATTTTATTTTTAGACATAGAAACAAAGCTAATTCAAAATACATTACTGTACTTTCAGAAGATACTCAATTACACTATAAATGACAAGTAATATTTATTATCATGGCAGTCCTATACTTGATCTAACATATTTAGCTGCTAATAGTTACATTACTTCTTATTTATATTTAGTTATAGTCTTTGGTAGATATCATATAAGTACAGGTAAAACATGGTGTGATAAAGATTTAATTAAGCCTTTTGATTTTATAAATAGCCCTTATTTTAGAGAGAATTGTATATCAATGGGAATTCCAACTGTATACATGATTAAACCTAATGAAAAAGATATTGATTTTTTATCTAATCCATTTGAACATATAATAACTGTAGACATTAAAGTAGAAAAGTAGAATTTTTAAATAAACCTGTTCTATGCAACCTTTAAAATCATTAACATTTGTGAGAATTGGATCTGCTAATTCTCACAAATACACTGTTAATAAGAAACAACTAAGAGCTTTTAGAACTGTTTGTAATAAGATTAATACTAGTTGGAAAGAGTTTGGCATTGAGTATGATGTTATCTCTTGGAATGATGATGTATATGATGAACATTGGTCTTATGCAGAGGGCGTTCAATATTATAAAGATAACATTGCACCACAACATCTAGTACAATACAAAGACAAACAAGAAACTCTCATTGATGATTGGAAAGAAGCTAATAAAGACTTATATGATACTTTTTATAAAGCTAAAACGTATATTGGTTTTAGTAAAGATAGTTATCACAGTCCACCTCAAACTAGAGGTTTGTATGCTTTTCCACAATATAGATTAGAGACTTTTTTAACTCATTGGGATAGTAATAAAGTTACTATAAAGCATTGTAATGTTGGCAAAGAAAATGAGTCTTATAGAACGAGGGTTAAAAAATATGTAACTATTAAGTATAATAAACCTACTCTTTGGTGTCATCTTATAGATGAAGCTAAGGAGTTAAAAGTGGATATTAAAGTTAATAAATATTGGGTTTTAATTAATAGTTGTGACTATTTAAAAGTGCTAGCTTTGTGGGAAAGAAGAAGGGTGAAACAACATAGAAATGAGATTAGTAATAAGTTTGGATTTATAAAACATTGCTATCAATATGGTAGTAAAGATGACCTAGAAGTATTTTTAGTAGGAGTTTAATAATGTCTAAAGAGATTGATAAATATTGGCAAGAACAAATAACACATGTATTAAACAACTTGTTATTCTCTAGTATTAAGGCGGAAGATGCACCTTGTTCTAGCACTCAACATCTTGCAACTGCTATGCAGTTATTACATAGATTAGTTCCTGATTACACTATTGATGATAAAGAATGCCAAGAGGAATTAGAATGGTTATTAGAGCTTAATGATATAAAAAAGGTGATAGATAATTTAGAAACATATAATGCTAGTAAAAAGATTTAATACATGCAACAAATACTTAATAAGTTTATAGAAAGATGGCATTTTTGTTTAGAGTATAAACAATGGTACTTAGAATATACTAGAGATAAAGGTATTAGAAGAAGACTATGAACCCTAATATATTTAAATCTAAGTTATACAGGAAGAACAACAATACCTGTCATGGTGCTCAATTAGGATGGGATTATACACCCTTATTTAAATATTTATTAAGTAAAGTGGGTCAGCCTTGGAACGATGTTTATAAGGATGTTAAGGCTAGATTAAATAGTATTATACCTATTTACTGGATGGTTAATAGATATAAAAATGTTGATAATTTACTAGGATATATAAGGGTTGGTGAAAGCACTTATTATAGTTCTTTGTATGTTGATGAGAAGGGCTTATTACAATATGTAGATAAGAATATTAATCACACCACCTTAGAACCTACTTGTAAGTGCTGTACTCACACTTTTAATGGTAAAAGATTTACAAAGAAGTACAAAGAAAAGAATATTTTAGATAGAGAATTTGTTGGTAATTTAGGATCTAGTATAGATATATAAAAAATGAATAATAATATAAAAGATTTACAAACGCTACAAGATAATAATGTTGATGTTAATAGCATCAAATTTTTATATAAAAGAACTAGTACTGGGGCTATTCAAATATGGGGCCAAGAGTTGCTACAAAATAAATATAGAAGTGTTATTGGTCAATTAGAAGGTAAGTTACAGGTTAGTGATTGGACCACTGCTAAGCCTAAGAACATTGGTAAAAAGAATGAAAGATTGGGGCCAGAACAAGCTAAATCTGAAGTAGATAATAACTATACTAAGAAGTTAAAAGAAGGTTACTTTGAGTTAACAGAAGATGGTGCTCCTAGATTTGGCAAGGTTAAAGAGTTAGATAGGAAGTGTTAATATTATGCCTTTATCTAGAAAACCTAATAGTCATAAAGCTAGTAGAAAATGGAAAAGATGTGGCAAGGTTATAAAGCATATATTACTGAGTGAAGGTGGGTCTAATAAACGACCCACAAGAAAGTTAAAAGAATATATTGAAGAATTATTAGAAGAAGAAGAAGAGGAAGAATGATTAAAACATTAAGACAATACATTGAAGAACTAGAAAGACTGGCAGATAAACATGGAGATGATTTGCCTGTTGTTGTTAGAGTATATGATAGGTTTAATAATTATAGAAAATACACTTATGAAGATGTGTATAAATCAAAAGTTGTTTGTCCTAAAACTGATCCTAAAGTATTAGTAAATCCTATTTAGTAAATGGATAATAATCTTAAAACAATAGTAGATGAATACTTTAATAGTGTTTCTCCTCAAGAGGTGGTTAATAAATTAGAACTATTAAGAGGTCCTTGTGATGATTATTGTCCTTATATAACAGCAACTTGCTGTGGTCTACCAGAAGCTTTTGATCTATTACAAGCAGCTAAAAAAGGATTGTTTTGGGCTTGCCATAGTAATAATAAAGTGCCTTGTGTAGCAACTAATCATGATAAGTTTCCAGATAATGTTTTAATTATTACTAATGCTGAAGAATTTATTGAACTAAAGAACTATTTAAAATGACTATAACTCTTAGAAAGTATATTGAAGATTTAGAGAAGATTGCAGGAGAATTTGGAGATGATTTACCTGTATTACTTAAATTCACTCCATCTTATATACCTTATTGTCCTATTTATACAGATATTAAAGTAAGAGTTGAAAAGCCTAAAACCAACCCTACAGTAATTGTGTCAATTAAGAAATAATCTTATTCTTATTAAGTGCAATCATTAAAGGCAGTCCTACAAGTATATTGTAAAAGAAGTGTAGTTCTATTCTTGGAAACCACAGTTGACCTATGCTAATTGCTATTGTTTTATCAAAGAAGTAAACATGACTTATTGATTGTATGAGTAATAATAAATGTTCAAAGTGATGATAGAAAGCTAATAGTAATGTTAGATTCATCCACCACAAAGAATGTTTGTTATACATATACTTAGTTAAATAGTATATACCTACTAACATAAATAAAGCATGTCCATAGTGTAAGTATTCTGAGTGAATTAGTTGTGGCCATATTAAGCCTAATAAGCCTAATGATTGTGGTCTTGTCCAGCCTAATACATATAGCTGGAACATTTGAGCTATATGTTCAAATAGGTGTGAGTATACAACTATTAAAAAGTAATTTAAATAGTTTCTAATTTGTTTATAAGATGTTGATGACATAAGTTTAGGAGGTAAGTTTGATAAGTATTTCAAGTAATAAAGAAAATGGATTTAAGCCAGATCATGAAGCAAATATTAACGTTATAGGTAATGATATTTGGTTTACTGGTGATATAAGTTTAGTAGCAATGAGTGATTTAATTAAAGAGATTCAAGTGCGTCTTAATAATAAAGATGTTAATCTTAAAGTCAATTTATTTATAGCTAGTAGTGGCGGCTGTAGTACATCTGCTATGTTATTATATAACTATTTAAATTTAAATTATAAAGATGTAACAGTAGTAGGTACTAGCAAGTTATGTAGTAGTGCTACTTATTTCTTATTTACTAAGTGTGATACATTTGTATATCCAAATATGTATGCCTTGTTTCATCCAATGAACTTTGAGTTTAATGATAATCAACAAGCTGTAAGTAAAAGAAATGGTTTTTATAAAAGGCTTATTAGAATGGTTAATGATATATACAAGTCAAAGAATTTTAGATGTAATTGGAATACAACAGATACATATTTATATGCTAATGATTTGATTAAAAAAGGTATTATTGAAGGAATTTGGAGAACTATTTAATATGAGTGCTGTTCAATTTAAAGTTGTTGATTTTGTGGATAATAATTAATTTTTATATTATAAGGATTTAAAATGATACTTAATGAAGTAATTTCTCAGTTACAAGTACTAGCGTCTCAAGGACATGGTGAATTAGATGTTGTGGTTTATGAAGATGAGAATGCAGACTACAACGTTGATAATGTGAAGCCTCAATTAATAGTGGGTCTTAGAAAGAAAAAGAATGGAATTACTATTAATGGTAATGCTAAGTTTATATGTCTTAATATCTAAAGTCTTTTATTAGTGTTTAGCTTAGTGCAAATATACTTCTCACTAGCTTCATTGTAAAACTCTTGTTGTTTATACCAGACTTTCCAGTAATTTGTTCCTTTGCTGGTGTTACATGTTTGACATGCACCTACTAGATTACTTTGGAGAGAGCTACCACCTCCGCATTTAGGTATTATATGATCTAATGTTGTAGCTAACTTAGAACAGTAAATACATCTATAATGTGTCTCTTGTAGTATCTTACTTTTAAATAATAACTTATATAGCTTTGTATAAAAGTTCTTAGATTCAGGATTGTTATTAGTAACAAACTGTTCTATTTGATTTGTTATAAACATGCAGTTTTATAAGTGACAACTGATAGTATAAACATATAAACAATTATATAAATAGGAGACTTATGTTTGATATATATGTGCACTCAAGAATGTCTATTGAACAAGTTCAAACTGATAAACAATTTAGTTTAATTAGTATTATTGAGCCTGTTGATAAAAGAGTGCCAACTAATGATTGGCAAACCAGTCATATGAGTTTTCCTAGTATGGCAGCAAATAAACCTAATTGTGTTAGTAGTCTATACTTAAGATTCTATGATACAGATAAACATATAGAATGTGATAATGGATTAGTTATTAGTCCAATTAATGAATTTCAAAGTAATCTTATAGCTTTATTTGCCATTAATTGTTTTCAACAAAACATAGAACATTTGTATGTTAACTGTGCTGCCGGCATTAGTAGAAGTGCTGGTGTGGCGGCTGCTATTAGTAAGTTTTATACTGGGGATGATGAGAGATTTTATAAGGAATACATACCTAATAGATATGTATATATGAAAGTGTTAGAGGCATTACATGAGCTTACATAAGGTTTATTGTAATGTTTGTAATGTTTGTAATGATATAGTTACAGTTGGATTAGCTGGCAAGCCTCATGATTTTATGAGTTGGTTTATAGAATGTCCTTGTGAGAAAAAAGAAGAAGTTGTTATTAAACAAGTATTAAATGGTTATGGCTTATTTAATATATGTAATTTAGAAGTGCCTAATAATATACAACAAAATATACTTGAATATTGTAGAAGCACTGGTAATTACTTTTAAATTTTATGAAAAGATCTAAGATATTAAAACCAGAACATTGTAAAAGAGTTAGATTAAAAGATACTAATAAGTATGGCTCTCTTGTTGAATTTATTTGTTATAAGTCCTTAGTTAAGTGGGATGGAACAGATAGAGTTATAAAGGTATTAAATAATAAGTTAGATTTTATATCTTAAGTTGTATTTATTAAGTTTGTTTATTTAAGTAATTAATTATTTAAAATAAATACAATGCAGAGACAAGATATTACTTATAGAATCGTTGTTAAAGATCCAGAACTTAAACAGGCTTATATTGATAGTTATAATACTAACTACAAGTTCGGTGATAGAGGATTTGATCTAATTGTGCCAAAGGATTACAAGATCAATGTGTTTAGTGGTAGTAATAAGATTGATCATGAGATTCAAGTTGCTGGTTATTATGTATATGAAAGGGGTGAAATATTTACAGAAGAAGCAACATTAACTACTGTTTCTATTGAACATGAAGTAGGTTATGACTTGAGAGTTAGATCTGGAACAGGTGCTAATACTAGATTAAGACTTGCTAATGCAACAGGTACTATTGATTTATATAGAGGTAATATCATTGCTTTGATAGATCATATTCCTTTTACTAATGATTATGTTAAAGAAGATAAAAGACTTGATCTAGCTACCGGTAAGGAGTATATTTTCATACCTAAAGGCACTAGATTAGTACAACTTGTTAACCCTAATGGTTATGGTGTTTTAGTAGAGTTTGTAGATGAGTTACCTCCAACTGAAAGGGGTGATAGAGGCTTTGCTAGTAGTGGTGGTTTGTAATTTATATGGCAATTCAGTGAGTACAGATTTAAAAATAAAAGGCACTAGATTAATTACTATAAATAAAACTGGGAATGTAGAAACCCAGTTTTATAGTTTATATCCAACTGAATTTACAGCAGAAATTAATAAGTTAATCGTTAATAGTAATGAGCCATTTGATGAATGGTGTAAGTATATTAGAAGAGACTATAATATAAATGATATTGTTTATATTTGGGACTTAGAAGATAACTATAATGTGCCTGAAATAGTAGAAAGAGAAAGGGCTTTTTATGAGGAACTTAATGAAATAGCTAGTCCAGAAGATATAGTTAGATATGAAATTAGATCTGAATATATTATTAATGAAATAACTCAAGATATACAAGAGCTTATAGATAGAAGTTGGGATTTTGAATGGGTATTAGAATAATATGGGTTGTTGGACTGAGACTTGTGTTTTATCTGATAGACCTTTAGGCTACAAACATACAGAAGAAAGTAAAAAGATTATGTCTGAAAAGAAAAAAGGTATTAAACAAACTTCTGAAAATATAGCAAAAAGGATAGAGGGTATGAAAGGTCGTAAACATTCAGAACAGACTAAAGAAAAAATGCGTCAGAGTAAATTAGGAGAAAAGAATCCTATGTTTGGTGTAAAATATTCTGAAGAAAAAAGAAATGAAAAAGTAGCAAATATGCTATCAGTTACTAGATGGAATAAAGGTAAAACAAAAGAAACTGATCCTTTAATGGCTAAACTTTCAGAGAAATTAAAAGGTCGTTCTGTCTACAACAGTTTAAAATGCAGATTAATTAATTTAGAATCTCTTGAAGAGTGGATTGCTGATTCTATAATAAAACTATCAGAAGGATGTCCATTAAGTTTAGCTTCTTTAAATAGATTAAAATCAAATAAAAACTGTCAAACAAAATTACTCAAGCAATATAAATTGGAAATTATTAATGAAAGTTGAATTGTTATCATATTTTGGTTCTGATACAATGGTAGCAAATGTAGCCCGTGTCAGTTATCAAAAAGAAGCTTCTAATTACACTGAACAACAAAATGCTAAGCTTATAAATTATTTATATAGTCATAAACATACTAGTTGTTTTAGACATCCACAACTACAGTTTAGAGTTAGATGTAGTTTATATGTTGAGCGTCAATTATTTAAGCATCAAGTTGGGATTTCAGTTAACTCAATTAGTGGAAGATATGTTGATTTTAGTGATAGTTATTACTATATAGATGAGTGGAGAAAACAATCTAAGTCATCTAAACAAGGTAGTGAAGGGTTAATTGAAAATCAGGAAAGAGCTAATCAAATACAAGATGAAGTAATTGAGTTTTGTAAAGCTAAATATAAAGAGTTATTAGAATTAGAAGTTGCTAAAGAACAAGCTAGATCAGCACTTCCTTTATCATTAGAAACAGAGTTTATATGGACTGGTAGCTTTTTAGCTTTTATGCATTTATGCAATCTTAGAATCAAAGATGATGTGCAAAAAGAAACTAGAGATGTAGCAGAGCAAATGCTTGAATTAGTTAAAAATATAGAAAGTAATCCCTTTGAATATACTATTAAAGCTTGGGGTTATTAATGAGTAATGATCTACACTTACAAGCTACCAGAGACATAGTTGTTAAAGGTAAAAATATAGAAGAACAACAGTCTTATTATATTGGTTTAATACAGATAAAAGAGTCTCAAGGTGCTATTGAAATAGCTAATAGTAAATATCCTTTTAAAGCTTATTGTGAATATCTTAGAAAGGTTGAAAAGGAGTATGAGTGGGAAGAAGAGCCAATATATTTATGGGATGTTGATAAGTCTAAAGAAGCTTATAAAATATTAATAAGTTGTGCTTGTGATTTTGAAGAACTTGATAAGCATATTATAGGTTATAAAAAAACTTCTGTTAGATTAATTAAATCACTAGAAGAAGAAATAAAAGAAGCATTGATTAATGGATATAAATTAAATTGGGAAGTTTGGTAATAGGTTGTTTATAAATGACAGATTATAGATACTGTAAACTTATTATGATTACAGATGATAATCATAATAAGTATTATGAAATGCAGGAAACTAGTGAAAACATACAAATTAAATATGGGCGAGTTGATAGCTCTTGTATTACTATTACTAAGCCTATAAGTCAGTGGAATTCTTTAATTAAAAGTAAGTTAAAGAAAGGATATAAAGATGTTACTGATTTAGTTGCTATTGTTAAGGATGACAGTAAACCTAGAACTTTATTGTATAGCCAAGAATTATATGATATTTTTCTTAAAAAGATGATGGATTATAGAGATGGTCTTGTATCTTCTACTTACAGTGTTAAGGCTAATCAAGTTACTAGAAAGCAACTAGAACAGGCTCAGTTGTACATTAATGAATTAGCAAAAATAAAGACTGATTATGAATTAACAGAAGAAGATATAAAGAGTATTAATAACTTATTAATACAGTTATATACAGTCATTCCTAGGTATATGAATAAGGTTCAAAACTATTTAATACCTAATATTAGTCTTAATAACTTAGTACAAAAAGAACAAGATAATCTAGATGCTATTTCTTCTCAAGTTATAGAAGAGATACAGGAAAATACAGATGAGAAAACTACATATTCTCCAGCAGAGCAGTTAGGTATAAAGATATCTAAAGTTGATAGTTCACCCACTGAAATTGAATATATCACTAAGCAAATATCCAAAAAGATAAAAGGTTTGTTTGAAGTAGAAATACCAAAACATAAAAATAAATACAGATCTTATTTAGAGTCTAATGCACAAAAACAACAAGATAACTCTAAATACTTAATACACGGTACTAGATGTAGTTCTGTTATTCCTATTATTGAGCAAGGCTTAAAGATTAGGCCTAGCGGCAATTATCATTATTCTGGAAAGGTATATGGAGATGGTAATTACTTCTCAGAAGTAGTTAATAAATCCTTAGGATATACAGGCAATGATAATGATAAGATATTATTAATATATCAAGTATATATTGGTACTCCTTTTATTTATAAAGGATGGTTTAGAGGTAATTCATTTGAACTAAGCTATGATGAATTAAAGAGTAGAGGTTATGATAGTACCTTTGTAAAGGCTGGCAACGGTCTTTTAAATAGTGAGATTATTGTTTATAAAGAAGAACAAGCTCACCTTAGATATATAATTTGGCTCTAATAAATAACACAGAATAAAACAATGACAGATATTACAGACCTTGCAAGTGACTTAGTACTATCAACAGCACATAGATTAATATATTTTAATCGTCAAACAACTACTAAAGAAATAAAAGAAGAAATTAGAATTAGACATCCTCAAGTTTGGATAACACAAAATATAGTCTCTGATTTAATGTTGATATTTGAAGGTATGAATATGTTTACCTTTACTGATAATGGAACATATAGAACTTACTATTTAAATATTGAATATTATCTTGAGCAGATACAAAATGAAGAGCATAATACTCATGAAGAAATATCTGTGTCTAAGAAGGAAGCTTTAGATATTATTAATACGCTGCAAGCTGGTGACTTTATCAAAGCAACCTTTACAAAGAAGGATAAGAATAAGAGAGTCTTAAATGGGCAGGTTCATACACCTAATAAAGGTGATGGCTTTTTATTAGTATATGACCAAGATCTAGCTGAGGATAATATTAGAAACATAGATCTAAGAAGACTTATTAGCTTTAACATTGGTCAAACTGATTATATTATAACTAAAGCTAAATAAACTCTCATTTATATGAATATTCTTGTGTTATATTTTTTATATAAATTGACACAAGAATATAAAAATGAAGTTAGAAGTATTTGAAAGAAATTTACATGCTAATGCTTCTATAAAAGTAATAGAAGCGCCAAAGAGTGTAGAAACTATAAAAATAATAAGTAAGCAAGAACCTTCTTTATTCTTTGAACTAAAGAAACTTATAGGAGTTGAAGCTTACTCTGATACTAGTTTTTTACTATATGTATTAATATCCTTATATGGGTTTCAAAAGATTACAGAGCTTTATAAGTTTATAGTTAATCTAATAGCTTTGCCTAAACAAGTGTCAGAGGTTTACAACTTTATAACAAAAGAAGACATTATCCTATTAGATAAAATTGATGATTTAATGCATCAACTAATGGGTGTTACTGGAGCAGATAGAATAGCTATAGCTAAGATTCATAATGGTACATATGATGTCACTGGAAGTCATCAAATGAAGTTTAGTATCATATATGAAATAACTAATAGACTCTCTCCTATTAGACATAACACTCAGAACATTCCTCTTGATTATATAAAAGAAGAAATTGTTTTAGGCTCTTGGTTAACCTTTGAAAGATATGAAAGAAGCTCTTTAGACTCTTTATGTGATCTTTACTTAGATAAGATTGGCATTAAGGCTAAAGATTATAAACTATTAGCTATTAATAAAGTTATATATGGAATATTAGATATTCATTATATTGAGCTACCTGATGTGGACTTTACTCAGAATAAACAACTAGAAAGAAGAGTCGTTAAAATTACAAAAGAGATTGAAGAGTGTTTAGAAAGTATATTACTAAAAAGAAATTGGGCACAAAAACTATTTAGTAAGACTTTTAAAATAAATCCTTTATTTAGATAAATTAAAAGAAGCTGTTGGTTTAATCATCAACAGCTTCTTTTAATTCTTCTCTATGTGTTTTTATTGTTTGTTTGTCTACTTGATGTAGGACTGGTTGAGATATTCCTCCTAATAATAAAGCATCCCATAAAGAACTCTTCATCTTTATTATTGTTATTAAATCTCTAGCTACTATTGGATTATAAGCTCCAATAGTATTAACTATATCAGCTATAAGTGTTCTCATAGACTGCGCTCTTATTTGTGTTGAAACAAACTTATCTGCTGTTTCAGTTAACTGTCTCATCTCTTTGAAGAGTTCAATTAATACTTGTTCTTTTGTAGTAGATTTATTTTTAAAAGCTTTATTACCAACTAAGGAAATATCATCTAATAAAGTAGATAACTTTTCATATAAGTCTTGATATCTGGAACTTGCATCAAAGATTGATCCAATTTTATTCTCATTTGGTTTTACATATAAACTGTTAGTTTCTTTATATGTAGTCAACCACTTATCTATATCTTCTGGTGTTATTGTCATTCCAGCTAATGTAGATAAAGAATTAGCCATACTTGCTACTGTCTGTCCTGCTTGATAAAACTGAATTAAATAACTGGCCAAACCAGCTTGATCAATTACATTAGTAGGAATAATATTAGGCATGTCTAATTTATTTGATTCTTTTAAATTATCTTCTAAATAATCTATGTCTGCTAATATTAGTTGATAAGCTTCTTCTCCAATTCTCTCATCAATAGTTAGTTGATCTCTTAAATCTTGCTTAATCTTTTTAACAAATAAATGAGCATCAATCATTATTCAAGACCTTTTTCCATTCTAATTCTTATGTCTATTGGTTCTAAAATAGTGTCAAAGTCTTCTAGATTTACATACCTTGCAATTAGATATTGCATTATTTGATCTACTGCTTTGTCTGCTCTTCTTTTAACAGTAGAACTGTTTAAGAATTGAGAGTCTGCTATTGCTTGTCTACTTCTATCGCTAGTTGTTAGATACATTAGAATTTTATAATTCTCTGGATTTATACTTGCCATCCATTTTTTAGCGGAGTTTACCTGATTCCAACTAAATTCATGTATTAAAATTCTTCCTTCTTCTTCAAACTTATATAAAAAAGGCATCTTCCACGGATACTCCTTTTTTAAATAATTAAAAAGCTTGATTCTTCCTGAGTGCGGCTGAGCCATTTTCATGTTTCCTTTATGTTTATGTTTTAAAATCTTTGACTTATTTATATATAAATAATATAAATGCCTATATAGTAAATGATTATACTATATAGGCATTTATATTGCAACTAATTATGTGTTAGATTAAATTAACTTAGCTGCTATTTCAGGATGACATAAAGCTAAAAAAGCACAAGGCCTATGAAACTGATCTAAGCATGGAGAAGAGTTAGTCATTTGTTTATTTGGAATTTTCTTCTCATACTTTTCTGCAATTATATCTTTATGCACAGAGGTTAGTTGAGATATTGCTTGCTCTCTAAATGTAGGAACCATCTCAGATAAGATTAGTTTATTACTTCTAAGATTATAAACTCCAATATACTTTGGCTGTTCTCCTGTTAATTCTTCATATGCGTGACTATACATTAATAGTTGATCATTGTAAGCTATATCAACTTCTTGATAGTCTTGTGCGCCACTCTTATAATCTATAATAGCAATTTGTCCATCTTGCAACTCTGCTACCAAGTCTATATAAGCTTCTAGTATTGGCCCATCTTTTCCAGTATTAGGAGTAATAATTACATTTGTTTCTGGTGAAAATGCTAACTCAACTCCTAGTATTTTCTTAATTCTAGGATCTAGATTAAACTTATTAGCAACCTTTATTACTGTGAGAACTAAGTCAAAAAAGTCTATGTTTTCCCATCTACCATCAACTGATCTAATATATCTATTTATATTATCTTGTAAATCTGATAGTTTTAATTTGGCTATTTCTTTTTTCCAAGCGGCTGTCATTTCAGGTGCTTGTGCTACTGTTCCATCACCCTTTCTAATTGGGAAATTACCTGTATAGCCTTCTGAAGCTCTTTCATATAATTCTTTTATTATGTTGTAATAAGCTTCTACTTGTTTAATTTGTTCTGTTAAATCATGTACAAATACTTTACTTAATACTTCATTGGTTGAAGAAAGTATAGTTGAATCAGATAGGGTGCAAGGAGGATTATCTATGCCAATAAAAGGAGAATAGTTATCTTCTAATATCTGGTGTAATGAACTGCCAATTAGTGTGGCTTTAGATAAACTATTATCTCTTAGTTTATCTACATATTTATATTTAAATAAGGTAGAACATACATGATATGTTCTAAGGCGGCTTACTGAATAAGTGGCAGATCTTGTAGTGTCAGACATTATTTGTGTTGTTTGGTTTATTTGAATATATTATAACATATATTTAGGTATTAATAATTCCATCAATAACTTTAGTTCCTCTCTTTATATTGAACTGTTGTAATGCAATTTGTTCACTATCTCTAGAACTTGTTTGTGTAAATTCTAAGGTTGTTTGACCTTTATCTGTTTTTCCTTTAGTAACCTTTGTTGCTGCTTGAATGTTTGGTGTTCCATCATTTATAAGTTGAATGTGTGGATTAGGTACTATATGACTTCCAACTACATTTAATGCTAAGTTTTTCTTAGTATTAATCTCATTAACATCATTAGCCATTTGACCCATCTTAGTACTAACCTCTCCTAACTTAACAATTGCTTCTCTTGTTATAGCGTTTATCTCTGTTGATCCTATAATAGGAGCAGAGGTTATCTTTCTATTTTCAAGTTCTACAACTCTATTGATCTGACCTTCCCATGCTTGTATTTGTAATCTTTCTGTAACAGACATATATTTAGATACTAATGCATGATTTAACTTGTCATCCATTCTTGTGTTCCAAAATTGTTTACCTGTTACTAGTTGATTATAAGCTTTACCTCTAATAGCAAATGCAAAGTCCTGAGATGGATCAACAGATCCTGGTCCATATCCTTCAGCAGTAGCAGCATATCCAGTCATAGGAGCATCAAAAGATGTAACAAATCTACCAGCAGTCTTTCTGCCAGTTGGATCATCTAAGGTGTCTATTTGTGCCATCCATTCTTGTTTCATTGCATCATTTACTGTGCCTTGAAATAGAGGATTTCTATAGTCTTTATCCCTATACTTTGTATCATTATATATTTGATTGGCAGGTTTAAATAGATAAGATCCTGGCGCTCCAAACATCTGTGTTGGTAAGTTACTAAGATTAGATGCAAAGTCATCTGCTGTCTCAGGACTGTTAAGTATCCAAACAATTTGTACTGCAGTTAATACTAAAGAAGCAACTAAACCCCAAGGTCCTGCTGCTACTCCAGAAATAGCTTTTAATCCAGCTCCTGCAAATTTTGCACCAGTTACTAATCCTTTAATTGCCATTCCTTGTGCTGTCTTTTGTATTGCAGCGTTTCTTATTGCTGTACTAGCACTCTGTATAAGACCTACCTTAGCAACTTGTTCTGTTATCTTAGAAGTGATAGTCTTTGCAACTATAGTTTGTCCAATCTTATTGGCTATAAATGGAGTTACTAATGTACTACTTAAAGAATCTAATGCCTGTAAACTAGCACCTTCTAATCTGTTATTCTTAGAGTCTAATGAGTGTCCTAAACCAACTCCAAATATTAAAGCACCAATAGCTGCAACTCCCGCATTAATTAGATTGCCTGTCTTTAAGTAGTTAAGAGTTCCTCCAATACCTAAAGCTAAACCTCCAACAATGTTTATAACTCCACTTTGGTTTTGAATATTTCTTATTACTTGTCTTCCTCCTTGATAAAAGTCATCCATCTTAGAAGTAATATATCCACCCAACTCAGGACTTAAAGAAGATAGGGATGATCCAGCTAAGTCAAATACACTTCTACCAGCTAAGGTTAAACCAGCTAATCCTATAGAAACTCCCCAAGTTTTACTTGCTTTGAATAATGCTATAGATGATGCAGCTAAAGTAATACCTACAGCACCAGCAGTAATTCTTCCTCCAGTTCCATTATTCTTAAATAGTAAATCATAGCCAAAGAAACCAGCAGCTAGTCCTCCTATTCCAGGAATAATACTCTTCTGAATTGACTGATTCATTAATAATGTACCAAAGAATAAAGCCCCCCATATATTGTCAAAGCTTTCTTTGGCCATTTCTTCTCTGGCCATTTCTTTTTCTCTTTCTCCTGTTTTACTAGAAGCTACACTAGCTGCAGCTCTAAATGTTAATAAGTTAGTACTAACAAACATAGCCATTTGATAGCCATTCATTAGTACTGTTCCCATTCTAGATAAACCCTCTAGAAATGTTAAACCTGCAGTAGTCTGTAATGCTTTAGGTGGCACTCCTACTGGCATACTTCCCTGAAGTCCAGATCTAGTATTTTGTTTTATATCAAGTTCAATAGCTTTTGCAACTTCTTCTTGTAACTCTTTAGTGGGGACATTAAACATACCTCCACCATATTTTCTTACATTGTCTAATACTTCTTTAGATGCATCTGTTGCTTCTAAAGTCATTCTGGTTATTAGATCTCTGTTAGTTCCTCCACTAACTATATTTAATAATCTATCAAAGACAGCAGTTAAACCAGTTCTCTTTGTTGAAATGATTGTGGTTAATCTATCTTTAATCTGTTCTCTAAGATGTAACTTGTTATTAAATCTTTGATCTACTGATACTTTATTAACATAATCTTCATCAATTATTGCTGTGCTGTTTAACTCCCTTCTAACAGAATTAGTATAAATATTGTCTGCATCTTGTATAAAAGCTGCTTTAATTCTTTCATCAATAACATCATAGTAACTATCAATAACAATATCAAATTTGGCAGCATATACTTCTGTCATAAGATCAATAGAATGTCTCATATTAGGGCTTCTATCTTTGCCAAATATATTGAAACCTCCTCCAAATTTTCCTGCCGCTTTAGATATGAATTTATCAGCTTTAGCTTCTAATAAATCATCATAAGTAAAGCCTTTATAATATTTATCTACAAAGTCTGCTTTAGCTATAGGAGTTTTAGATTCAGCATTATAAGCATCATATTGACCCTCTAAATAAGCATCAAGAACTTGCTTATTAGTATAATCATCTAATAAGTGTTCTGTTATTTTATGTGTTGTATGATTATAAGTTATAGTTTCATCTAGGGTTTCTGAGAACATTACAGATTTAAATTCTCTAGCATGAGTTCTAGCTATTCTGTCATCTCTAGTAGATAATCTAGTTGTTTGACTTGGTGCTGATCTAGTTTCTAACTCATCATAAAAGTCATTTAATCTTGTTATTTGTTGAGTGTGTGCTTGTCCATAGTTCTTTGAATAGTCTCTATAAGCACTATCAAACTTCATAGATAAAGCTCCACTTAATTCATTGATTTGACTTGTATATTTCTTAGCTTGATGATCTGTTAAGCCTTCAGCTATTGCAAATACAACTTGTGTTCTTCTTAGTAATAAGAATTTACCTGCCGCCGCTTTTAATTCTTCTGCTTCATATAAATGTTTAGAGAACCACTTTCCTTCATCAAAGTACTTATGTTGTTGTTCCCATAATAATGTATTGTCTTTTGTTACTTGACCTTGACTGGCTTTAGTGGCAGCAACAACTGATATAGCAGCAGTAACTAAACCAAGAGAACCTATTCCAACTGCCATTATAGGCAGCCACATAAATGGTGGAAGAGCTTGAGTTAATCCTTGCAATGAAGATGTGTCTCTAACTTTTGTTAGAAATTCTCCAGCTCTTTCAAAGAAGCTTTTATTTGAATCATATTGATTTGCTGTTGATTGAATTGCAATTCCTTGCATCTCCATAAAAGCATTTTCATTATCACTGTCTTGTATAGACATTTTAGCTGCTATAAAAGGATTAGAGTTAGATGCTAAACCACCTATTTGTTTTACAGTTATTTCACCTCCCATAAAGAAATTTTGATTTATCTCTCCTAATCCAGTCTGACTTCCATTGCTTGATATATCTTTTAATGCTTTATAGAACTTACCTTGCATATCTGGTGAAGCTATGTTCATATTATTCATTAAGGTATATAAAGCTATGTTTACATTAGTACCATAAGATAATGCTTGTAGTCTCTTATATCTTTGGTTGAGAGACATTGCTAAAGCTTTATTAGTAGTCATAGCTTCTAATGTATATTTATTAGGAGATGTAAACTTAATTCTATCTTTACCTGATCTTGTTGGTTGGCTATATACAGCAGTAATAATGTTAGAAGCAAACTGTCTTAGTTGTGCTTGATTGTGTCCAGCAGCATCATCAATTCCTCTTAAATTAGCAATAATATTCTGTGCTAAGAAACCTTTCTTAGCTAATTCTTGTAGTCCAAATACAGATGACATACTATACATTGCAGATGAGAAATCTTGTGATGCTGATTGTATTTGGAAATAGTCTCTAAGTCTTACATCACTATCATCTGGTCTTATTGTTATACCACCAACAGCCACACCAATAAAGGTATTTGGTGAATTTACAATTATTAAATTACTCAATTGTTTTAGTGAGTTGTTTATTGCTCCTTTAGTTGTACTGTCTGGATTTATTAAGAATTCACCTTTACTATTATGTAAATTAGGTCCTACTAAACCTTTAGCAATGTCATAAGAATGGGCTCTATCATACTTTGTTTGTAGTTTAACAAAGTCTACTACACCTTTTCTAAAGTTTGCCCAAGGTGTGTTGCTGTCTTCATCTGCTCCTATTAAAGCATCTTGAAAGTCCTTATAACCCATGCCTTGAGATGCCCAATTTAAGCCATGAAATGTTAGTCCAAGTAAGGCTGTAGTTCCGCCTAATCTAGCCCATCTTTCTATATGAACTCTATTACTAGCAGATCTATTTATACTCATTCCTTTTAACACTGCTGAGGCTGGTTGATTGTTAGCAGGATTACTAAACTTATCTAACTCAGCTAATACTGCTGAAGCTTGGTTATTCTTTATAATTGAGTTTAAGTCTGTACCAGCACTTATATCTAAGGACTGTAAACCTTTATAGACATTATTAGATCTATTACTTGTTATTTGTTTAATGTTTGAATATGGATCACTTACATTAAAAGCATTTTTGAATATCTTTCCTTGTGCATCTTCTACTGCTTGAATAATAGGAGAGTTGCCCATTCCTTCTTCTATTATTATTTGTACTTCTCTTGCTTCCATGTTTAACTTATATGTTTCATACTTTAAGCTTAGAGATTGTATAAAGCCAATATTCTTCTTTCCTATTGGCACTTGTTGTAGTCTTTCTACAACAGTTAATCTATTCCTAAATCTCTCAACAATTTGTTCAGGATTAATATCTGCAAAGATTAAACTCTTAGGATTAAAGGATGTAACTCCTGCTGTTAATGCGAATAAGGTTGCACCAAAAGCAACAGTTGTCATTCTTCTTGTATTGTCATATTTATCTTCTGTTTGTTTTGTTAAATCTCCAAATGCTATTTCTGGATTTACTTTGCCTGATGTTGGATCTGTTATAAAATGATTCCACAAAGCTCCAACAGCTAGTAAGCCTAATCCTTTTCCTACTTTATTTTCTAATGTTCCTGTTTGGAATACAGCACTTTGTTTTACAAAGCCTCCAAACTTGCCTAATGTATTTCTATATAAACCTTTAAGACTGTTATTAGAATACATCCAAGCAACTAAAGGATCTATCTTTGTTTTGTCAAATCTTGCACTTGTAATATTTAATTCTGACTCTAACATTGCTAGTCTTCTAGAGGCTGCTATTGTACCTTTAGCATAACTAATACCTCCTATAAGAGCAGCTCCTGCCATAATAGAAGCACCTCTTAAAGCAAAGTTTCCATCTTTATCTTCTTTCTTATTTGTAAAAGGTTGAGATAATGTATTAATAACACTATATAAGTGATTACCAATAGCACCTCCCATAAAGGCACTAAATACAACAGGCACAAATGATGTTGATCTTAATCTTAAGCCTGGCATCCTAAAGTCACCAGTTGTTAGATTAAGAGACTGAGCAGCTATATAGAAAGGCAATGTAGCAATCCCTAAGAACTTATCTCTGGCAGCCCTTGTTGATTGTGTTATTAAAGATTCAGTGGCAACAACAGTTCCAGTTGATTTAAGTATTTGATGGTTTCTTCCCCATATTCTATTCCTTACTAAGGTGTTAGATACTCCTATACCAACTCCACTCCATAAGGCTACTTGGCTATAGATGTTATAATAATCTTGTAAGCTTAAGGAGTCCTTATTCCCTTCATTAAGTATTAGACCAGTTCCTAGATAACCAGTTTTAATGGTTACATTATCAGCACTCTTAGCATTCATTGCAAATGCAATTGGAAAGCTTACATTAATAGGTGCTACTCCAACAGCAGGAGGTCCTTGTAAACCTAAGTTAACAGTTGTATAACTACTACCATTACTATCTACTACCTTTTTAATTACACTGTAATATTGAAATATAGGCAGAGGAGATTGTGTAGCAGTTACATATGCAGTGCTACCTTTTTGAGATGATGTAATTGGATTAATAATCTTACCTAAAGCTACTGCTAATAAGGCAGCATTAACTTCAAGTGGTGATATAGAATCACTAATAGAAGCTGAACCACCATCTGAGGTTCTAGCTTGATCTATTCTTTTATTAACATGTTCTACATAACTTCCAAGTCTAGCTATAGCTGTTTGATTTGTTTCATCTAGTTTTGGCCCATTTATATCACCTTGGAAAGGGCTTAGTCTGTTCCAATAAGCTATTCCTAATCCTATAAGACTAATTGCTGTAGTTGTAATAGGATTTCTACCAAATAGGTTAGCCGCTCCTTGTAATCCTTTTAGTAATGTATTACCTAACATACTTGTAACTTTGTAGTTACTATATCCAAGTTTACTACCACTAACCATATGTAATGAGTGAGCCATATTATCTATAGTTGTAGTAACACCAAATGCTATGGCAGGAGCAGCTAAAAATGCAGTAGATAAAACAGCAGAACCCATTAAGTTTCTTTCATTGTTAATGGTAGAACTAATCACATATCTAGCAGTTTGCATTGCTGCTAAGGTTAAGCCTAAACTAATAGAGAAAGATGTCCAGTTCTTTGCAACTTTAGCATTAAGAGCACTTAGTCCTGTTATATTTCCATTTTCCCTTACAACATTAAAACTTAATTCTTTACCACTAATTAATTTAACTGTAACTGCATTTTTACCAGCAGACAAAGTTGTAAGTTCAGCCATAGTTGCAGACTGAACAGCTTGACCATTTACTTCTGCTATATTATCTAATAAAGCTTGTCCAGTAAACATCTTTCCATGTATTTCAGGTGTGCTAGTAGATGCATGATCATACGCCCATCTAACTATTCCAGCCATTGTAACTAAACTTTGAGTACCTAATACAAAGTTAGCAACATGATCATTAGCACCAGCCATCTTTACTAATTCAGCAGCAGAGAAGAAGTTAGTGCTTTGTAATTCAATTGATGTGTTAGTTGTTCCTCTATTTAGTTGTATTTGAGCTAAGGTAGATGTTAGTAAGGAGGCTCCAGTTGATTGAGCAAACTCTGTTAATACTAATTGAGGTATGAATAAAGCACCAATAATCCACTTAGCAGCAGCTAATTTAGTACTAGATATCTTCATACCTACATAACTATTTCCCTTGTCTAAATGGTTTAATAAGAAACCAACACCACCTGAGCTGTGTGTTTTATTAGCATAAGTATATAAAGCATCGTCTAAAGTTATAGTTCTAAGGCCTACTCTTTTGCTTGATAAAGCTTTCCATTTAGCCTGATATGTTGCTTCATTGTCTAATAATTCTTCCACTGATACCGCATCTAATGCATTAGTATTAAACACATCAAAACCTCTAGCAGATCTATTCTTTGCAGAATCTATAGAGTTATTTGTTCTTACTTTTACATTATCTTCTAAGTTTATTTCTGCTTGTGAGTATGTTTTACTAATCTTACTAATGTCTTCTAAGTCTCTTTTAGATTGGCCACCTCTAGTATTAAAAGATAATATAGATCTGGTCATTGTTGCTATATGATTCATTATTCTGAAGGCAGGATAGGAGGCTTTAGTACCATTCTCACTGAACAACATAAACTCATTAGCTGCGCCCCAAAAACCTTGATTGTTTAATGATGCATTAACATATCTGGCAAAACCTTCAATGTCTAATAAGTTACCAATCATAGGAGCTGTTACATTGTCTTTTCTGCCAGCAAATATTCCCCATGCCCAAGGCATAGGGACTAAGTTGATTACTCCTTGTATCTTCTTAGCAAGCATCATGTTTCTTTCTATAGAAACATTGGTTATCTTTAATTCATATTGTTTGTTAACTGCATCATTAATCTCCTTAACAACATCAGATGTTGGTTTGATAGTTGCATCATTACCTCTAAGAATATCTATGGCTCTGGGTATATTAAAAGTTTTACCAGAAGCTGTTGTTATGTTTACTGTGTTCCAATCAATTGATTTGGCTCCACTAGTTATAACTTCTCCAGCTCTATCAATAATCTTTATGTCAGCAGGTGATTGTAATACTTCTAGGTAATCATTAGTAGCAGAAATTAAGGCTTTAGATTTATTAGAGCCTAATGTATATGGATTAATCTTACTTATTAAGAATTCTCTTGCAGTTGCTGAGAAGAAGAAACCACCTCTTTGTCTTTGATAGTTATCTAAATAATAAAGAGAGAATGTAGGATTATCTAATGAATAGTAAGCAGTTGTTGCACCCTTAACTTGTCTTTCAATGACAGACATTTTAAAGCCAATATTATCATTGTCTGTTCCTCCTAATGCCCACTTAGCAGCTTTATTTGTATCAGCAGCTTTAATAAGAGCCTCTTGACTATTAAGTAAAGCTCTAGAAGCCATTGCTTTAAGTGGCTCTCCAACTGCTAGATAAACTCCAATAGAGGAGGCGGTAGCCAATACAGTAGCAGCACTATTTGCAAGTAAATCTTGAAAGAAACTTGTCTTAGTTGTAAAGTAATTTTCTCCATCATCTTTGTAGCTTCTTAGTACTGGATTATTAGTTAAATATGATTGATCAATGAGCGCACCAACTGCACTAAATAGAGAAGGAATTGGTCCTCTTTCTTCTTGTAATACTCTACCCATACCATTAGGTATAAAGAAGAATTCATTTATTCTACTCATTAATGATGGTGAATTGACAGCAAAATCAAATGCTTTAGCTACTGCTACTTCATCTCTTGATAAGTTATTATTAGTCTTACTAGCTCTAAGTATGCCTTCATATGTTCCCATATCTTCAGCATCAACAACAGATGTAAACCTACCTGATGCTCTCATAGAAGCATTATATCTAGCTAATTCAAATTGTTGTGAATGAGTTTTCTTATTACTAATAACTAAACCTCTATATTCCTTATCAGTGTCATATAAAGGAGCTAATAAAGGATTGTGTATACCCTTAGCTCTAGCATTAATAACAGCCTTACTCTCAAAACTACTGTTTATATCATCTAAGTTTACATGTAATAATCCTTTACCATCTTTAGGCGCATCATATACATTTTGTAATATTTGTTCTTCTACTTCTGGATCTAGATGAGGAAATAACCTTTTCATTCCTGTTAGTTCTCTAATCTGTCTACCATCTGCAAGTTTATAATCCTTCCAATTATCTTTTACATTTTGACTGTTAGGCATTATAACAGCAATAGTTTTTGTGTCTTTTGTTATTGTTGTTTGTCCTGGCTCTAATACAACGGCTACCTTCCATAAAACTTTAGGTACTTCTACTCCATTAATACTCTCAACATAACCATTCTTACCAATACCTCCTTTACCAGCACCACCTGTTATAATTTGAATCTCTCTTTCGGTATAACCAAATAAAGGAATGCCAAAAGGTCCTTTACCTTCATGTACTTTATTGTTTAAATAGTGTTCTAAATCTGCCCAAGGACCTGCATTAACTTCATGTGCTTGTGCTAACATGTTAGTCATTACATATGTAGAAGAGTTAATTCCTACAGTACTTGTAAATGCAGCAGAGTTAGCCAAGTGACCTCTATCAAATCCTTTAAATCCTGTAAAGTCAACCTTCTTAAAGTTAGACGGTAGATTTGTATCATTTCTAAAATCATTCTGTCTACTAACATTACCTAAGTTATTTTTTGTCAGTTTAAAAGCAACCCAATTAGGCCTGCCTTTTTCATTGTTGTAACTAGTAACAAATTGAGATCTGCCTTCTACTTTATTTTCTAATATGTAGTTATTACTGTCAGATGTATTAGCTCCCGTTGGATTGCCAATAAGTGATAGATTAGAATTGTTTTTATAGTTATAGCTGTCATTGCCAATATAACTTTGTTCTACTATTCTTTTATTTGTCTCTACATGTACATCTAAACCAGTTAGATCAAAAGAATAACCAACCTTAGGAGCATTTCCATAGCCTCTTAGATAATCATTGTATCTACTTTTATTATCACTAAATGCAGAGAAGTTTCCTACTCTATCCTCAAATAACTTTCCTTTATATTGCCAATCCCAATTACCTTTGTTATAAGATGATGTTGCATCCTTAATAGCAAATGAGCCATAACCTAAAGTTGTGGCTCCTATTCCAGTGGCAATTGCAATATTAAGTAAACTCATTTTTTTATTAGTTAGAAAGAAGAAACAGTATTTTGTAAGAATGAACTATTATTAATATAAATGTTCTGAGGAAATAAACTATTCTTAAATAGTATTTGTTTAATATCAACTGGCTTTACATAGTTAATTGTAAACACTTGGCCCAGAGGAACATTAGTTGTTAGAAGAGTATCAGTTGTATTTTTATAGTTTATTGCTGCTTGTATAAGTGCATGTTCTGTTAGAGTTGTATCTACTGTAATAGTGTTACTAATTGAATATGTAACTGGATTTACAGTTGGAGATGTAACAGTATATAGTACATGTATATCAGGATGATCTAATAAGGATATGGGCGCTCCAGTAGATGTTAGAGATAAGCTTAAAGACTTGAAAGATCTTGATAAATTTAAGTATTGATAATTTACTAAATATCTATTAGATGGATGTGGTATTAACCAATACTCAGTCTTTAATAGTCTATGTCTTAGTGGTGGTCTTTTATATGATTTAGGAAATATCATAGGCTGCCATTCCCAGTATTCAACAATATAACAAGAGCCTTCTCCCCATCCAACTGTAGGTTGTAACCCTACTCTTATTTGATTTTTATATATGCCTTCCCAAGGAATATTATAAACAAAGGTTCTAGGAATATACTCAGTATCATTTCTAATAGATGTTGGTGGTTTTATTTTTAAGTAATATCTAGGGGCTAATTTTATTGGTTTAGTTACTAGATTTAATATGTTATCAGTTGTTAATGGTGTTTGTAGTGTGCCTACTGGAATAGGAATGATAGGGTCTACTGATTCTTCTATAAATTCCTCTACTGTAAATATAACTGGTGTCTTAATCATTTAATAGCCTCTATATGTATTTCTTTCTTTATGTTGCTGTAATCTATTTATAGAGCTTCCTACAGTTATTTTTCTAGGAGTATTAATATTAATAAGTTTAGGAGCTTTTAGTTCAATCTTATTAATTAGATTACAATTAGAACCATATGTATAAGCTTCAAATACTGATACTGCTAATGCATCTGGTAAGTCCTTTGTACCATATGGGTGAACTATTTGACCATTATCTTTAATAACTAAAGAAGGTAAATCTGTTTTTATAAGAGCTGTCCAAGGACTATCAATAGGAAATAATACATCTCCTCTTTGTATTAATTGTCTTAATAAGTTGTAGTAAGCTAATTGTTTTTCTCTAGAGAATGAAACAATTTTAGTATTAAGTCCTCTACTATATAAGTTTTGATTGAGAGAAGAAGAGTTAAAACCATCAAATGATATAGACATGATGTTCATATATTGGCTTATATATATTAGTATTTCTTCTATATTTATATAAGATACTTCTCTAAATTTACCCTTCTCATCAATGCCTGGTGTCCAACATGCAATGCCAATAACTTCTATTTGTCCTCTATTATTAATAGTAGCTATAGACATAGCAGTAGCATCTTTCTTTAAACTTGTATCTACATGTATAAAACAAGCTGTATTTACATTAGATATTCTATTGATTTTAATGCCTCTATAATGTCTATCTTCTATGTCTAAGTTATATTCCATTACATCTATTGAAGACTGTAAAGAACATAATTTATCTAATAAATCAGCTTCTAGAAAGGAATTATCATTACTGCTTCTTATATTTTCATATTCTAATCTTGCTCTTTTAGGTTCTGAAGAATAATCAGATATAATGTCTGGATTACTTCTAGTTATAGTAGGATTAACATCAAAACAAGTTAGTTCTAATATAAGCGAGTAAGGGTCACCAGCAGCTTGATGTTTTAATGTTACCATTGGATCTGTAAAAGACCATGCAGAAGATACTACTATTTTTTTACCTTCTCCTTTGAATCTGTTGAGTGCGCGGCCCACATTTTGATAAATGTTAAGTCCTGTGTTTAAACCATCACCAGTAGTTTCAAAACGAGCCATTTCATCTATAAATAATAACTTTAAGTTATATCCTACAAGTGCTTTTGAATTTGTATGCTTAGCATAAAGAGATATAAATTTATCAGGACATCTAATCTCATCACTAAGTACTACTATTTTCTTCTTTTTAATCAGGGATTTAAAAAAGTTAGAACTATCAAGAAATGATTTAATAGCTTTGAAACTAGTTTCTAATACTTGTGCTTCTGTTTGTGCTATAGCAAAAAGGGCAATTGGAGAGAATGACATTAGACCATAATGTAAACCTGGATCAGGCAATGAAATTAATTTGTAAAATTCATATAGACAAATAATAGAACTCATTGATGATTTACTGCTGTTATGACTAACAATAGAATTGCCTATTATATGAGTGTCTTCTACTTCAAATCCAATAATGTTTTTATATCCAATAGCTTTAACTTTAACTACTTCTTCCCATTCAATAACATACTCTGTGTTGGAAGAGGCAAATGTTAAATTGTTTAATACAGCTACTTTATCTTTCTTATTTAAGTCTTTTATTTGTATCCAACAAGGGCCAAATGCAGTTTTTACTAAGTAAGGATGATCACTTGTTACTTCCTCTGTTTTACCTGATTTAAGTGTAATACTATAAGCTTTTTGTAAGCCCTGATCCCATGTTCTAAATTTGTTAGTTGTAAATACTTTATAAGTTATTGAATCAACTGTATAAATGTATATATCTTCATCTTTTCTCTCATGCAATTCTTTATATGTAATAGTGCCAACAGAGGTAATTATGTTAGAAGTTTCTACTGGGCAGCCACGTCCTGCTTCTAGTATTAAGTTTGTATACTTTCTTCCATTGATCCAATTAGTCTTTCCTTGTTCTCTCCATCTGTCTAATATATCTATATGTACTTGATCTAGTGGCTCATTATAGATGGCTTTTAATATTGCCTCTTGTGTGGGCCATAGCTTCGTTGTAGAGTCATTAAATAGTATTGAATTAGCAAAGGTAACAATGTCTATATTGCTACCTTGTGGAGTGTTTATTGAGGCTTCTGTGAGATCTGTTAATAGATCATTTAAGAAGTCTTTAGTTGTATAATCTGCTTGTGGTCGCATGTTGTTTTTTATATTGTAATAAATAAATCTAATTCATTTTTTATAGTAGATATAGAATTCCCTGTTAGTTTTGCTGCTTGTGCTTTTGTATAATTAGTAGGACAAACTAATAAGAAGTAATCATTTACAACTTTAGTTCTAGTGTTACTTGTATTAAATTGTACGGGTCCTAATGCTGTTCTTATAAATAGGTAAAATGCAAAAGTAGGCTGTATTACTTCAATTACTCCAGCTTCAATTTCAATCAATGAAGATGGCTCAACAGGTTCAGATGTATAACTATAGTAAATTGATTGTTGCGTTGTATTGTTTATATTTATAGTACTTTTTTGAGGAGTATTTATAAATATCTGTTCCTCTATAAAAGGAGTTGTTACAGCATTCTTAGACACAAACAACATATAAGTAGATACTTCATTCTTCAAATATGCTATAAATGTTCCATATTTAAAAAGGGATTCAGTAGCAGTAAATATATCTGGAGTATTATTAGTTGCTAATACATTGCCGCATAAATCAAACACTTTGTAAGGCCCGTAGAACCCTTCAATTGAAGGTGAAAGAGGATTAACATAGTATGTTTTATTGGGGTATGTACAGAAGGTAAATCTATCTTGCTCAGATAATACTGTCCAATTAAAATCTATATCTTGTATTACCTCAGATACTTCTGTATATGTATTAAATGATTGCTTAACTATTTCTCTAGCCATTAGCCACTTCCAAGTTTTATATTAAATGTATAATCTAATGTTGCTGGTGGATTTAGTGTAATTGGTGTATTAGAAATTGGCTTTACAAGTAATGGTATGCCTTGTACATTTCCTCTGTTGTTAAAGTTTATTTCTGTTGCTCCTGTTACTAAAGCTTTATATACATAACATATATGTGTTGCATTAACTATTGCTGTTGTGAATGATACTGGTGCTTCTATTGTTGCAAATATTTGATCTCCAATTGTTTCTTCTACTAATAAAAGGGGTGGGAATATAAATCTTTTATATGTTCCTGTTAGTTCATACTTGACTATATCTTCCATTTTTATTGCATCTAATGCTTGAAGCTGAGATAGGTTTGGTGTGGTTCCTCCATATATAGGTGCATTAATAAGTATAGCAACTGCATCAGTTGTTACTTGAGTTATAATGTCTTTTCTTGATTCTAATGTATATCTCATGTTAGTCCGTTGTTAATAATAAGTTTGCATCATCTAAATTAGTTAGTTTTATACCTATATATTGATTAGTTAAATCTGTTTCTAATATTAAATTAGAGGACTTAGTTGGTGTTTTAAATGTAGGTGTTGGAGGATATATTGATTGAAATAATATATCTGTATTAAATTGTTTATATATAAATAGTATAGTATTGGTTGGAGTATAACTAACTCCATAATATCTCCCTTCATAGTTTGGATCTTCATATGTATATCCTGAATAACAAGGATCTTGTACTACTGGTAATGTAATTGGATACAAGTTATATAAAGTTGGCGGGCGGTAAGAAAGCCAACTAGTATTAAAATAATAGAACTGTTTAAAGTCCTCAGAAATAAATCCAGAATATTCAACATCATTATCTATTTGATTATTATAAAAATTCATTGTTGACTCTTCTTTTTAATGTAAAACTTGAGTTAGTTGTGTCGTTTGGCACTAGATATACAAGACTTCCAGTCTTTGTTGTAAAAGCTAAGTAAGCTTTTGTTGGAGGATAACTTCCTGTTGGTTGAGGAATGTCTACTTTATTATCAAATTTATATTCACTACTAATAGAAGAGTTAGTAACATAAGGTGCTAAATCACTTGATTTTATAACTCCTTCATTCTTAGTTAATATTTTTGTTATATTTAATCCTGCAGGACTATTACCTAAATTATCATTAACTATTTCATAATTTCTTGATATAGAAGTTGGAGTAACTGGAACAGGAGTAGAATTTAATATATTGTTAACTGAATTAGAAAAGTTAGTGCTTGGTGTAAAAGAAGGACTAGATTTAAAATCAGTTTTATCTGCTTTTAGTCTATCAAGGAGATTTGATAGACCTGTTGGTTGATAATAACTATTTGCTCTAACTATAGCCTCTCCTACTTGAGCTTCTGTTGGATTAGAGTTGCTAGGTAAGAATCCTTTTTCTTTAAGTAAGTCTTTATATATATTTTTATTTGCTGTAGATAATTTATTATATTCTAAAACTAATGCATCTCCTTTACAGGGATTTGTACTAGGTGTTGTTGTAGTTGGTGTGGCTGGTTTAGCACTCTTACATTGATTAGTTCCAAGATCTATAATCTCAAATTTAATCATGTAATAGTTTCTATCTTGTCTTACATATACAAGTTCAAATTCTTTAACATAGCCTTTAAACTTAATGTTAGAACTACTATCTCTAAAGGTTGTGGACTCACTTTTCTTAGGTATAAAAGAACCATCAGATGTGGCTATGTTAACTTCTATAAGAGCTTTATTTTTAACTGCAAAGTCATAAAACTCACAGGCAGGTGTATAACTATCTTGCCCTTCTTTTACAGTTAAATCCTGCCATCCTTCCCATTTAGCTGCATCAGATAAGTTTGATATACCATCATATCCAGTAAACATTCCAGATAAGGATACTGTTAATGATTCAACTCCTAAATGTTGATAGATAGGAAAAAAGCCAGGAATCTTTAATTTAGATATGGCAATTCCTGCTTTTATTAGTAAGCCGGGCAATTGTATTGGATTACTTCTACCAGGATGTTTAGACTCAATAGATGGCGGTAATAACATATTAAATGTTTTACCATTGGCTATCATCTTTACTTTATATACAGATGTTTGTGCGCCAGCAGCAGCATTAACTATATTAGATTGTGCTACTTTAGCTGGCATAAATAAAGGACTATTAACAGTTCCAGTCTGAGGTAATGCTCTACCAGCAACAAGTATAGGACTATCTGACATATGATTTATATCCTTTTACTATAGGTTTGTTATTAGATTCTGTACTTAAATCAATTCTAATTGTGAGATAGTTTCTTGTTGCATCAGTTATTTTTCCTTCTCTATTTATAATAGATACAATTTCAGTTAAATTTTTATCATATAAATATCTATAGGTTTGATCATTGCCATCTACTAAATATCTAGAGGGATTTGTTAGTTCTTCCCATGTATATCCTTCATTAGATGATAGATAAACACTAACTGCCGTTGAATCTAATATAATTGCATCTAGTTCTAAATATATATTAGAGTACTTAAAGTTTGTTCTTATTGTCTTAGATATATAAGTAGATAGTGTTTTATTACTGCTAATAAGAACTGGATATACATAAGCATATTTGTTGATATTAAATATCAAGTCTACTGAATCTGTTTTGTTTATCTCAGCTTCATTGGTATATTCAATGTTGTTTATATTGAATTTGCCAGGATAATAAATGTGCTCAAATCTGTCAATATTATCATTAACTGTAATTGTATTTGTAACACTAGCTGTGGCATAGATTGCAGTATTTAGTTTAAACTTTAAATCTTTATTTAGTTGAGTTGTTATGTTAGTTTGATTTGCATCTAAGGAGAATAAATAAGAATTGGCTAAAGTAGATGTAGTAGATATAAATATATCTGTTGGAGAATTTATAGAAGAAATAAGGAGGCTGTATCTTCCTTTTGACAAAGTTATTGGAACATCCCATGTGAAATCTGTAGATGTTTTACCATCTACACTTGTAGTGATTTGATTGTTGTTAACTACTGCCTGTGCAACGACTTCTTGAGGCTTATCATTAAACTTAGTTAACAATATCTTAATAAGAGGAGTAGCAGAGTTTACTTTTCTAATGTAAATACTACCTCCAACTAAAGTTGTATTGTCTTCTTCTATGTTAATGGTTTGTCCTACATAACTAGTATCTATAGGATAATTAGAATTATATAAGGATGATGTTGCTGAGGAGCTATTATTCTGAACTGTTATAACATCATTTAAAGATGAATTAGAAGGAAGTGTAAATGAAAAAGAAGCCTCTCCTTTAGCATTAGTTGTTATAATAGTTGAAATTAATTTATCTCCTATTGTTAGTCTAAAGTCAGAAGAATTTGGAGTTAAGCCGTATGCTTGAGCATTTACAATAGTTTGAGTTAATATTATTTCTCTATCACTAAGTCTTTGATATATACTAGTGTCTAATCTAGTTGGTCCAACTATTAACACACCTTTTTTAGTCAAGCCAATTGTTACAAAGGAGTCTGAAACTTGCTGAGATATATACTCTTTAGAAGTATATTCCTGTATTATTACATTTGGAGCGCCGTTTATTATTTTTGTATTTGTATCTACATTATTAATAAAAACATCTTTAGTTATTCTACTAAACTTGTTTAATATTAGATTTCCTTGTTCTATATCACAGTCAAATAATGGATGGTTTATATCAGCATTATCTGTGTTATTAAAAGTATCTGTTATTAAGTTGGAAGTTGTATCAATAGGTTTTAGTAAAGTTGTTTCTAATAAGTAATCTCTAAGCTTATTTAAATTGCCCTCCAGTAGTAAAATATCTTTGTTTTTTATCTGTTTATTTTGTAATGCTGGAATCCAAGTACTTTGTTTGTATGTACCAATTTCTAAGTCATTTATTGGATCTAATTTAGTTTTTGGATCAATAACAATAATAGCTTTATCTCTAATAATTACTCTATAAAATGTTAACTCAGTAGTTATTTGAGTATGATATGGAAAGTATGTTTTATTCCCATTTATATAAGCTACTCCAGGACTAACACAGCCATTTTTAAATACTAATCCCCAACTAATAAAGTTGCCATATATCTCAAATAATTGCTGCTTAATATAGTCTTTGCTTCTATTACTAATTAAAAACTTATAACTTCCATTTATCACTTGTATTAAAGGATAACCTTCTTGTGTGTTAAAAGTATAAGAAGCTATATATTTATTATCTTGTTCTGTTATATCAATCTTTATATAAACTATATAAGAGGTTAATATACTTTCTATTGTGGTTTGCTCAGTTTCTATAATAATAGGAAAATTATTTAGTAATATTCTTGAGCTACTAAGTGTTATTAAATTAGATTCAATATTAATAACCTTTAATCCACAAAGCACTTCATAATCATTAAAATTACATTTAGTATAATTATGAATAGGATTAATAATTATGTCTTGTGCATCTTCAAATTCTGTTGCTTGTGGAGGTCTTTCTCTAGAAGCAACAGGAAGAAGCTTTAAGTAGTAGGGATTATATCTACTACTTTTAAAGTTATATAAATTGAGGATTGACATAAATGTATTTTATAGTTACTGGTTTTGTTGAGTCATTAGTTACTAAGTCTATTCTATACTTAGAGCCTACTGCTGCTACATCATAAGATACTGTATAAATAGCTTCATAAAGACTAATGTTTTCATCTACTAAAGATGATGTTGTTCTAATACATGGCTTCCAAGTTTCACTAGTAGATTGTTGTGAGTGATAAACTAAGATTGAAGAGTCAACTGTTTTTATATATCCAATCTTTATACTTACAGTAGAATAGTTATTACCATGTTGTATATACTTAGAGACTAATGTACTTGTATTATTATTTGAATATAAACTAATAGAAGAACCTTTTAATAATAGTAAAGGACTTATATCTAAAGAACTACTATATAAAGTTGCTCTAATTGAAATCTGATTTGAAGCAAAGTCTAACTGAGTATTTCTATTAGTAATAAACTCTTTCCAAATACCATCTTCTGTAGCATATTCATATGTTATAGAAGTCAAAGGAGGTATTATATCTCTGGTATTTAATGCAAATGATGTAACTAAATTTACAGTATATGTGCCTAGATTTACTGTCTTTGTTTGAGATGTAAAGGTGTCTTTATATATGTTATAAGTTAAATCATAGTCTGTAAGTTGTAAGGTATTTATACCATCTTTAGATATATATAAACTACCTTGACTAAACAATTGATTACCATAATAACTTCCAGTATTTAAGTCTGGCTCATTTATCTTAGCAATAGAAAATGAGAAGCCTGCTTGAGGAGATTTTATAGCAATAATATATTCTTTATCCTTTTCTACTAAAGCGGGATTTAAGAACTTTACATTTACTTTATCACTTACAAATGTTGTTGTTTCACCATAGCTAATAATGTTTCTATTATCATCTAATAATAATACTGTTAGTTCAGATGAGACAGATGGTGTAATAGAAGTAAATAAATCAACACTATTTAATAAATAATAGTTAGAAGATGTAAAAGTTTGTTCTATATTATATTGAGAAGGTTCTTCTAATAAATAAGGAGGAATAATTGCAGTATTAACATCCTTATTTGTTGCATCAAATACTACATGATTTAATAAGTTGTTATATATACTAAACTTACTTTTTATATTGTAGTTTAGATTTCTTACTTCTATTGTATGTGTTCCAGTTGTTATAGTGTTTGGTAATAAAACTCTTACAACTGCTTTACCAGAACTATTAGATTTAAAGCTATTTACTAATGTCCCGGCTAAAGTACCACTAAGTAAAACTAAGTTTGTCTGAACAAGAATATTATCTATATATATTTTGTAGTTAGTTGATGTAGGATCTAAGTCAGTTAAGTAAAGATCTATTGATAAACCATTTAAGATTGTTACATTATTAGATATATAATTTTCTGATTCTTGATCATAAGAATTAGAGTTAAATGCATTATTTATTTGAAGAGCTTCTTCTAAGTCATTACTAAGAATTCCAAAGAGGCTTTGGTTGTTTATATCAATTCTATTTAATATTTTACTTGAGGTTCCTATAATTGAGCTTGAAGGATTAATCTTAGCTTTGTTTTCATTGAAGAATAAAGAATAAGAGCTTAGTCTTAATATTGGCTTGTATGTTGAAGGTGTTAGAACTTTATATTCTGTAACTCTTTCTTGTTCAATATATTTAGTAGGAAGATTAGCTGTAGGCAAACTAACATAGTTATCTAATATATATCTATAAGGCTCAGTTGTATTTAAACTGACTTCTCTATAAGAACATCCGTTAGTTATACTTTGTTTATTAGGACATAATGAGGCTGTGTATGAAGTATTCTCAACATCTTGATTGTTATAAGTCAAGAAGTTATCTGATATTAATTCAGGCTTATCTTCAAGGGCAAAGACTGCTTCAGTTAGCCTTCTAGATAAGTTATATAAGTCTTTATTTGTAAATCTATTTAGTCCTAAAGATTGAAATATTGAATTACCAATTTGTAATTTAAAAGTGGCTAATGCTAATAAATACTCAGGAATAGAAGGAACTGGTGGATTAATACCTGCACTAGACAATACATAATCTATGTTACCATTCTTATCTAAAGTTATTACTCCAGTCTTAGTTTGAAAGTATGAATAATCTACGCTAAAGCTTTGTCCAATTGCAGGAGTTCTATTTATAAACTTAATAGAATCATTTTGTAATGTGTAATCTACATTGTTTGTTAATAAAGAAGAATATAAGTATGTAACAAAGTATGTTGTTCCTGGTTCAGGCTCATTTGTAGATGGTAAAGACCAATCAATTTGACTTTGATTAGTTAATCTATAATCAACACCTTCAATATAACTTGTCAAGTTTTGACCAACAGATATTATTTTAGATATTGTTGCTTGTCCTAAATTATCGACTGTTCCTGGAACTGCTCCTCTAATTATTGGTTTACTATTACTTATTAATGTTGCATTTAATCTGTTAACACTTGATACAGGTGTAAAGCCTAGTTTATATGTGTTTAAGGATGATGATGAAGTGTTTGTCAAAACTTTAGTTATAGTTAAGCCTTCTCCTGCTCCTATAATTGTATTGTTAATATCTCTCTTTAATAAAGAAATATTAATGTTTGGCACACTAGAAGAATTTCTAAGGGTTATAAATTTAAAAGTTATTGTGGTGCTATTAGTAAGAATTATCTCATAGTTTTGTTTTATAACAGAGAGTAAGTCATTATTGTTTAAAGATAAAGTAGTACAACTTAATGTGCTAGAAGTAATAGTATTGTTAAACTCATTAACAATAAACAAGACAATATCAGAGATAGTTGTAATAGTTAAAGGTATACTAATGTCTACTTGTATAACATGTTCAACACCATTGAAAACTACATTGGCAATTAATAGTCTTACTAAAGGTCTACTACTAATAAAAGCAGGTAATGTTAAGTTACTTAATTGATATGAAACATATGAGGAGGTTCCATCATATGTAAAAGTAGCATTATATATTTGTGATACAGGTAGATTTTTTTGAATAGTAAGTAAAGTGTTATCTGTTTTTACTATTCTATTTCCTTCAACATAACCTATTCCAGAAGATACTGATATTGTTTCAATATTAATTTGAGTATTTCTTTCAACATTAATATCTTGTTGAATAAGTAAATTACTTTGTTCAATTGGTGTTAGTTTATTCTTTAACTCTAATATTGAATTAGTATTTTGTTGTATTAAAGCTTCAGTTGAAACAATTAAAGAAGCTAAAGCTTGTGTATATTGAAGTACAATTTGTTGTTTATAGTCAACTAATAGATTATTTAATCTATTATTAGTTTCAGTTAATGATTGAATTTCTCCATTTATACTATTGATATTATTTGTTAGCGTCTCTTGTTCTGTTAATAAACTAGTTAGGTTGTTTGTATTTGAAGTACCTGTTGCAGAGTTAATGGAAGTTACATTAAAACCTTTAATAATAAAATTACCTTCAGCATCATATATATAGTCTGCTAATAGTTGTTTGTTTGGATCAACTGGCTGAATTTTTATAATTTTATTATTTTCAATTCTTGCAATAGGATACATTGAAGATTCATTTACTGCTATAGAACCAACCCATCTCAGTCTATAGGCTCCTGCTGCACCCCAAAGTTCACCACCTTTTTCTGGATCATTTAAGGAGGCATCTTCTAATTCTGTAATTATTTGTTCATTTATTAAAATTCCCACTGTTGCTGCTTTATCTACAACAGTAAAAGTAGAATTTGGAATCTCTATAAAGTTACCTTCAATATAAACAACACCCTTTGTACATGCAAAGGATCTAACACCAGAAGGATATTGAAGGTTTAAAGTTATATCTAAACCAGAAACAACTGTGCCATTTTTATATATTGTATCTAATACTTTTTTGCTGTTAGATTGTAATATTCCTTGTAACTCTAATAATTCTCTGGATTGAATAGGCCTATCATTGTTGAATAATAGTTTAATCCAGTCCTCTTTATAAGTGTCTGGAAAATCATTTTTATATGTATTTGGTTTCATTTTATAACTCAATAAGTTGTTTTATTAGATGTCTTTGATTATCTTCTCTGGTAATTCTTGTGTGATTAGTACTTAAATATACTTCTCCTTTGTTTAGCATATCCTCTGGTTTAAATAGTGGTTTATTTAATGTGGGAGCTTCTGCTCCAATAACAATAGAAGATGTTCTAAAGTAAGCACAAGTGTAGTCTAAATATCTTATATCTCCTTCTATATAAATATAGTTTGCATTTGATGCAACTAAATCAGAATTATTTGGATCTATTAAATAATACTTTTCATTGCTTAATATTTGACTTCCACATGATATACCACCACAATTTGTTTTTGTTGCTAACATGATAAGTCTTGGTCGCTTATATATAATGACTTCATCTGTTGAGGTAAACTCTGTTACATCAGGGGGTTGTGTTTCATTTTCCCATTCAGTATATTTACCTATTGTTATAAAACAACTTTGTTTTAAATATTCTACTATTCCTTTTAGAAATAAAGCTCTTCCTTTATTTAGTCTATTAAACTTAAAAACTTGCATTAACCTACCTCTTCTATTTCTTTTATTATTTGAACTGCACATTTACTACTAGATATAATAGAATTGCTTCTAGGGCCATCATATAAAGTTGTTAGAGGACCACTAACAAATATGTTAGTATCTAACAACCTAAAGTTTCTATTTATATCTGTTTGCTTTATATTTAAAATATTTATAGGCGTGACTCCTACTCTAGACACAAATCTATTATCATATTTATTAATTATTTCTGTAACATTAATGTTCTTATATATTGGTATATCTAATAGTAAATGTTGATTGTTTGGTGTTATAGAAGGCCCCCAAGATTTTACACTGTCTATGTATCTTTGTTTTGATACTGTAGAAACTAATGTTGAACAGTATGGACCTAAAGCTGTTCTTGCTTTCCATAAACTATAATCAGGTATAGGATATTGATTTATTTTTGCATCTTTTGTTATATATAAACCAACTCTTACCCCTTTATTATATAAATAACTAGCAATATCATATGCTCCTTGTCCACTACCAATGATCAATAAAGATTTATATTCATTTTCTATTAAATCTTTGTTATCTATCCTTTTATATTTTAATAAGTTAGACGGAACCTGTTTTTCTTTACTACCTAATGCAAGTATTAAATAATCAAATTTAATATCACCGCTTTGAGTATGTGCTGTACTATTATCTATACTAAGTAAATTAGTATATATAAACTGTACATTGTTATCCTGTAACTTCTTCTTTATCCAACATATATAATTATAGAACTCAGCTCTATTTACTCTTCTACTATCTTTTTCTATGTCTCTTTGAGTGGTGAAAAATATATCCTCTTTATATAAAAAGGTGCTTAAAGACCAATCTCTTTTTGTTAAGCTATATGTCACTAAGTCAAAAGATACAGGAGATCTAAGTTCAAAGTTAGCTACTGTTGACAAAGAGTTCCAAGAGTCAGTTGGAGCAGAATCAATAATATAGATTGAACTAAACTTACCTATAGCTTCTATTGCACAGGCTAAGCCTCTAGGTCCACCACCAGCTATTAATAATGTTTTATGCAACATAAGGTTTAAACCATAATGTAGTTGTGTTTAACGCTACTCCAACAACAATAGAACTAGGAGTTGTTGATATAACAGAGCCACCAGTTAAATAATATATAGTTCCAGCTACTAAGTCTGTTAATCCATCTACTGTATTTCCACTTAAATAGATCTTACCTGCACTAAAGAAACCTAAAAAGTTAATAAGAGGACTAGTACTATCAGTAAGATTAGCTAAACTCCAGGTATTAACTCCAGATACTTTAAACACCTCTCCATTAGAAGGAATATGAGAACCAAAAGATTGTTGAACTAAATACCTAGTAGATAAGTTATTTGGGGTTCCAGTTATATAATCTGTTCCTCTATATACTAATAAAGACTCTTGTTCAGGTTGAATTGGACTAATTGGAAAAACAATAGGAATGTTGTTTATTTTGTTAGCATTCCATCTATTATTATTATTTAATATATTTATAGTTAGATTGTCTGAGTTATTAGTAATTGTAGCAACATTACTATCTGCAGCATTTATAACTTTTAATGTAGTAAGACTTCCTACTTGTGAAGATATTAAAGTATTTGTTGAATTAGTTGAATTTAATGATGTAGTACTGTTTCCTCTTATAACTATTTCATTTGCGTTTAGATTCTCAACAATTAAACCATTTTGACCAACTAATGTCTTAAACTCATGTCTGTCTATTGAAGAGTTAAATCCCTTATAGGTAGTAGTTCCAGAACCCACATTTCCTAAGTCATTGCCAGCATTTGTTGATAAAGTTAAACTGTCTTCAGTGTCTAAAATTAATATTCCATCTCCAGGAATTAATGTTTTTAATTCTCCTGAGTTATTTAATATCTTACTTCCAATCCCATCTGTATTAGTAACTCCACTAGCTTCTGAGCCTAAAGAAGCTATGATTATTTCAGATGCAGATTCATTAATCAGTACATTTGCTCCAGCTTTTATAGATTTGAATCTCAGAGTTGAAGCTACATTGTTTACATATATTCTTCCTGCTCCTGTTCCTATGTTTTGGCCTGTAGCTAAAGAACCTCCTCCAGTACTGTTAATGGTTATTTGATTAGGATTTGATGTATCAAATGATATATTATTACCAGCAACTAATGTTTTAAACTCAAAGTTGCTGCCAGTTTTTTGTTTAAATACTGTCACTCCTGAACCTAGATTAGAAGCTGTATTTACTTCTCCAGGATTAATAAGATCTATTAAAACAGTGTCAGTGTTTGAGGTTATATTAACATTTGGACCACCTTCTAGGCTCTTAAAATTATATGAGGTTGTAAAGTTTTTATATAAGCCAGCTCCTGTTCCAACGTTAGCAACTACAAGTGGATTAGGAATTGTACTGTTTAATGTAATATTAAAATAATTAGGATTAGTAGAAGTAGTAAATGTTATATTACTTCCAGCTATAAGATTTAAAGCTGGATAAGTTCCACTCAAAACATTATTTAGATATAACTTTGTTTTAGGTTCAACATAACTAAGTATTGTAGTTAAAGTTGTATTTTGTGTTTGATTTAATAGAGTATTTTCAAATGGAAATAAACTATTTAAAGGTAGTGAGCTTGCTGTAGCTAACTCTGGTATTGTTATTTGTGCCATTTATTTATAATATAAAGTAGTCATTGATTGATGTTTCTTGTGTAACTGGGAAGGTGTTTTCTTGCAGTAAGATTGATTCTTCTGGAGGTGCCAAATCACATTGACCATCACTTAAGAGTATTAATTGTCCATTTATATCTACTTGACATCTATAGTCTTCTAATTTTGATATGTCAAAACAAAGATTAAAGTTAGATACTATTGGCATTTCTAAACTGCTAACTAAATTGGTTTCTATTCCTAAAGACTTTACTTGATTATTTATATAACTTAGTATCTCAGTATCATAAAAACCTTTAACCTCTAAATCTATAGAATTACTATATCTTCCAGGCCATAAACTATTAGTAACTCTTTTGCCAAATGTTATTGTTTTCTCTAATAGTTCTTTTGTATTAGCAATTAAACTGTCTTTGTAAATGTTAGTTAGAGCCTGCTTTTCAATATAAGTGTCTTGAATATATTTACTATGAAGATATAAATCTATTATTGGTTTTATAACACTTCTTATAATTAAATCTTGAGTGGGAGTTGTATCACTTAACCAACCAAAGTCTATAGGTATATAACTCTTAAACTTAGTAAAAACTTCTTGTTTAAATAAAGATAAACTATTTAAAATATCTGTGTTTAATTGCTTTGTAGTTTCAAGATTTAACACATCAATAATTAACTTATTGTTTATAGATAAGCTGTGTTTTAAATTGCAGTTTATAAGTTTTAAAACTAAAAGATTGATTGAATTATATGTAATTAAAGTTGGCTGGTTTGTTAGATACAATACTTCAGTTGTATCTGTTATATATGTTATATCTTCTAATACATACTCTTTTATATTTATTGGTTTGTTATTAATATAACTACTTAATAAATCTCCAAATACTTTTGATGTTGTAGTTATTGTAGGATTATCTAAAGACTCAATATAAACATCATCTTTTATTTTATATAACTTATCTATATTTTCTATTAACGTTGTAGCTATTGATAAATGATATACATCTTTTGTTATTTTATAAGTCTCTACTAAAGCTATAAGTTTTAATACATCTTCTTTTAACGTGCTAGTTTTTAAGTTAATACATAATTCTATATATTCTAGTAACTTCGGTCTTAAAGAATCTTTATTTATTTTAGCTAGGCATAATAACATTAGTATAGTAGTAATGTTATTACTAGACAGCTCCTTATATGTTGTTGTTGAATATACAGCAGGATTTATTATTATTTCTTCTAGTTCATCTAATTCATGAGTAACTAAACTGTTGAATTCATATGGGGTTGTTACATTCTTTATATAGGAATAAGGATTAGAATTGCTAGTAGAAATACTATTAATAGTATTTACTATTACATTTATTAATAACTCTTGTTCTTGTTTATATAATACTAATTCATTTTTATTCTTAATTTCTAAGCTAGTATATAATAAATAAACTATAGATAATAATACTTCTTCAGTATTATTATTTAAGGATTGCCAAGGTAAATTTGTATTCCAATCTGATCTAAAAAACAAGGGATTACTTACAAATTTATAAGTGGTTATTACTTGTTCAATGTCAAACTTTGTTATGGTAATACAAGGATTAAATCCTTCAGGAACTCCTTGATTCCAGATTATAATAGAATCAAGTAAACCTTTATTTTTAATTATTATAATCTCCTCTCCTGTTTCTTCATGAATTAAACTTACATTATAAATATAAGAGTATCCATATCTATCTGAATTGGCTTTTACAAAATAATAAGTATCTTCCTCTATTAATACACTCTTATTTGTTACTATTGCTTTTGTCCATATTCCATATTCCTCTACACAGCTTTCACCAATACAACCTTCTTCTATATAATTAGGTTGCTGAATGAGATCTAAGTTGTTTAATGTAATTAATAATTGATGAGGGCTTTTAGAGAATGTTGGATATATTAAATTCTGCTTCTTTTGTAGTATTTCTATGGATTGTTGTTCGCTTTCTATTATTTCAGAACATATAGGATTGCAGTCCACATCAATACATTCAGCACCTAAACCATTTCCATTTATTATTAGCTCAGCAGTAGCTTGAGAGGAAATAACATTATTTGCAGACCACCAAATGTTATTTCCTCCTTGATCTAGATAACTAAGAACATAGTTAAAATAGTTATTACTTTGATTTAACATTTATTGTTACCTCATTTGGCTTTAATAAATATTCATTTATAAGAGGTGAAATATTAGTTGTAGGCTTTGTTATCTTGTTTCTATAACCTGTATAAGAAGATATAAAACTAGATAGTTCATTAATAATTAAAGTTTCACCAATAGATAAATTACTAAAGTAAATGTTTACTGCTTGTTTAATATTATTAGAAATAGTAGTTATACTATCAGATATAAATGAATCAATTATTACATCAATTGATAAATCTATAGACTGATACTGAATAGGTTTAATTAATAAGAGTACTCCTAGTGGTTTGATCTCTTCTAGTTTATTTGACAGCAAATCAATAGTTAACTGATCAGAAGTATTTATATATACTGATGTATATCCAGCAGCAGGCCTTCCTTCAACAAAGTAAACATCACTTACATAATTTTGAATGATTGCTTTTATAGTAGGTAAAGTAACTACTCCTTTATTATTAATATATGTACTAAGTCTACTTCTTAGATTTTCATCACTCTCACTAGAAGATCCACCAGAAAGATATCCAACAATTTGATTATCTGTGTTTCTAAACTCTCCAACAACTATTGTTAGTTGAGGAAAATTAGGACTAGTTAAAGATACTTGTGAGAATAAATTTGCATCAAATGATTTAGTAATTGATACAATAGGAACTGTTATCTCTTTATTAAGTGGAATATTTACAGCCTTGGTAGTCTGAAAAGTTAAGAAGCCATTATTAGTTTGTAATAAAGTTCCAATGGGAATACTTAGTTGTGTTGATGATTTAATAATAACTGAACCAAAAGCACTTGTTCCTGCTCTTCTAACTAATCCATAGTTATTTGCATATAAGTCCAATTGAGTTCCAGACACTGTTGATACTAGTTTTGTATCTATAATTTGTTGGATGACTTGTTCTTGATTAAAGCAAGTTAAAGCCATGCCTCTCATAAGAACATATAAGTTACCTGTGTTGTTTGCTGCAGTTTCTAATGGTGTGTCTCTAAACTGAATTTTTATATCTTCTAATATTTGTTCTACTGTTCTAGACATTTATATTTATCCTTTGTTGAGTATTATCTGTATAGGTAATTAAATAGTTTATTGTTGATAAAGAGTCTAAAGATGCTTCTAAATTGCTAATTGGTATATTTACAAAGCTTGTTGCATCTTTTACATCAGAGCTAATATTAGCTAATAAACTATTGTTTATATTTTCTCTAATCTTATAGTATACTGCATTTCCATATGTCTCATTTATATATGTACTGGGGCTATATTCAACTGCTATATAACCTTTAGGAGTTATAACACCCTTCTCAAATAAACTGCCAGGCGTTAGTTCTAATATTAAATCTCCATTAATATCTAGCTCTATATCACTAGAACCTTTTATGTCATACATTTGCTGCCTCTATATTAATTTATATGCTGACTGAGGAAAGTTGATATGTACTTGTTTCTCTCCTTTTGTTAGACCTATAGTTATTGTCTGATTATCAACAACATATAAGCCATTTTTGTAGGATATATCTACTGTGTAGTAACCTTTTACTATCTTATAATTAATAGGTATTATCCTTGGTTCTGTAGAAGTAATAATTGATTCTTCATCATAAATTAGTAATGGGTTATTACATTTAACCCACTCTAATAAAGGATTTATATCAGAGTAAGTGATCTTTATTTGCATGTTATCAGCTTGTTTTATTGCTGTTAAATATATGGCAAATCCTTCAGTTATATATTTTGTAGCTGGTATAAACATTGTTGTTTTTCTTATAATAAAATGTATGAATCTAATACATAAGGAATAAGTCTATTTCCTATATCATTAGTTGTATATTGATAAAGAGAACCGCTTATTGTATCTTCTAAGACTAAGTCAATACTTGGATCATTAATTACTGCTGTATAAACATCATTAAGTTTGTTGGATATTCTGTACTCTAATACATTTGATGTAAATTGAGAACTTAATTTATATGGCGCTAATACCTTATTTGTTATTCTGTCAGTATAATATTCTGAATATATGTTTACATAATTACCTATATTTGGGAGAGGATTATTATTAAACTTAATTAGATTTTTATTAGATAGTTTAAATTTAATATATGTAATACCAATTTCTGTAATATCTATTGTCGCTTCTTCAGCAGTTAAAGAAAACACTTGACCACAATTAGAAGGTGTTATATTTAATACTTCTTTTCTCTTAACTGGATCAACTGTTTGTATTATTCTAGGTAAGTAGTCAATTATATCTTGTAGATCTGAATTAGATATGTTTTGTAAAAAGGGATCCTGTTGTTTTAGAGAATCAATACAACCTAATAACTTTGCTAATTCATCTAATAAAGGAATTCCAATACCTGTTAAAGATGTAAAAATAGATCCAACAACTGAGTAGATATCTTGATCAGTTATGTTTTTCTTACTTATTAAGCCTAATACTTTAGATGCAATTGCTGTCCCTTGTGAACTCAGTACATTACTTATTCCAGGAATGCTTAATAAAGAAGAATAGTTTCCTTGTTGTACCTCATTATAGATGCTCATTGCTTGTTGTGCATAACTAATATAACCACTTACATCTCCTCCAACTAAGGCTGCTAATCTAGTTGCATACTGCTCAGGAGTTGTTATTCTACCTGCTACTATGTCTTGAGTTAAAGATAAAGCAGATTGTATACTAGAGTCTGGTATAGCTTGTTTAATAATATCAACATACTGGTTGTTTAATAATTCTGATATACCTGATATTTGTTCATTGTCTATTAATTCATCGCCAAAACTAATATCACTATCTGTAATACTTTCTGGTTTAAACCAGTCTTCAGTTGTTTCACTAATTACTTCAGGTGATTGATTAGCTAAGTTTAAAGCTGTAAGAACATCAAGTATTCCCTGTCCTGGTGTTGGTGGAGTTTTTCCTATGCCAATTGCTGAAGATAAAGAACTTGATATATCATCTTGTATATTAGGTGGTTGTTGACCGCCAACTCCTTTAGGTCTTAAGGTGTTTAGAAAAGTATTGATCTGTTCAATATAACTTTTATTTTTTAATATATCTAATACTGTTTTTGAGTAGTTAGCTGAGTTATTAGTTATCTCTTGTTGTAAGTTTTTGCCAAATACATCTACTATAGAAGAAGCTTTTACAAAGTCAGTATAATTATCTTTTATAAAACCTCTTTGACTTGTATTAAAGAAGTTAATGACTTCTGATTGTTGTAAAGCAGTTATACTTTTTACTGATTCTGTTAAAGACTGTGCAGGAGTTATTTGACTTACATCAGAGGTAGTAACAGTTGTTGTAGTTTTATCAATAGGTCCTTCAGGAGGATCAAATACCTTATGCAATAATCCTAATCTAGCTCCATTAGTTACAGCCTTTCTATTTGTAAAGACTGTTTCTTTGGTATCTTTATCTGTCTTTGTAGTAGGTGTTGTTGTAACATCCCTATCTTTATGAGTGGACTTTACTCCTTTTACAGCTTTGGGTTCTTGGGCTTCTGTACTGGAATCTTCTAATGCAACAGGATTATCAATTGATCCTTTGTCTTGTATAACAAGAGGATCTTCTAAAGATATTAAGATGTCTTCTTCTGGGCCATCTGATTGTTCCTCAGAAGGTCCATCAGGATTGGTTTCACTGTCTCCACCACCTTCTTCTAATCCTCCTGTGCCTAGATCTATAACATTTGCAAAGGGTAAACATTTAGCTAAAAAGTCTGCTAAACTTCCAAATGGAAACTCTGGAAGTTCTGGTATATCAATAGTTATAGCAGGTAATTGTTCAGCTAAAAATGGAATTAAAGGGGCTATTCCTGTGCCAGCTAATATACCAAAAGGGTTGATGCTTATACCTACATTTCTATTGCCAGTGTAGGTAGTTCCATCACTAGATAGAGTGCTTTGAGTTTTACTTTGTATTGTAGTTGTTGTTGAATTTAATGCTGTATCTACAGAGGTGACACCAAATTTAGCTACAGTTGCACCATATGTGTCAGCTTGATTAGCAATAGTTCCAGGAGTACTAGTTGTTATATTTCCTGTAGATAATATCTTAATACTACCTCCAGTATTTAAGTCTGATATAGGATTACTTATGTCATCAGTGCTAGCTCCAGAAGCTACATCTTCCTTATTTGTTTGTCCAGCACCAATTATTAAATCACTTTGAGTTATTAAACTTGTGCTTCCTTTACTGCCAAACAAGCTACTTTCAGATGTAAGTGTTGTGTGAGTATTGCTATATTGATTCTGTTCACTTGCAACTACTTGATGATCCTCTGTTGCTGTAGCTTTATTAGACTTAGAAGCAATTGAAGTTGTGTTAGTAACTGCACTATGTTTATTACTTAAAGACTTTAATTCTTGATCACTAACTAATATTCTTTCCTTAGTCTTAGTAAAATCTGTATCACTAAAATTTATAGAGGTTGCTGCATTTGTTACACTTACATTAGTAGTAGTACTAATAGAAGGACTTTTAGTTGATATACCCATATCTGCTGTTGTATTAATAGCGCCTGTAACAGTATTAACAGCAGTAGTACTTATAAAATTAATTGCTCCACTATAATTAGTTATCTCTGTCATTGCAGCAGCACTAGCAGCAAAGTCTTTTACACCTTCTGTTACTTTCTTAGAAGAGTCTTTGAAAGCAGCAGAATCAGGCGCTGCCTTTTTAGTAGCATCAACAACTTTCTTATCCGCTTTAACTTTAGTAGATGTTTCTTTTACATCTTTTACTATTTCAGATGCATTGTTTTCTATTGTTGATAGCCACTCCTTAGAAGAATGAAGTAAGAAGTTATCATATGTAACATTACTCTTTTCTTGGGTTGTAGCAGATGTGTTATCAGATGCTTTAGTTACTTCATTATAAACCGTTCCATCAAAGGTTATTTCACTTAAATCATTAAAGTTTATTGTCATATTGTTCTATCTCATTTGTTGTAATCATTGCTAACTTTTCTCCAATACTTGAAGTTAGAGGACTAAATAATAGTAATGATGTAGCTTTATCAATTAAGTCTTCTATTCTTGTTGCATTGTTTACATAATCTATATTACATAAATAATGCGCTCTTCTTATAAGAGTTGAAGCTAGTAAAACAATAAGAGTATGTATTCCTCCTGGTCCTAATAATGCTTCATTGTAGTCATATAAAAGTTTAATTGGATCAATATAAGTCTCTTCTAGTGGTATAACTCCTATCAATTCAGGTATCTTATCTTCTTGAACTGCCTTATATATTTCCTGTAAGAAGTACATATAATTAGTAGATAAGATTTGGAATATTAGTTCAATATGCTGATCTTTTTTAAATTGACTTAATAAGTAATTAGATCCATATTCTTTTAAATTATACTCATTAAGTATTTTTAAATGTCTAATAACCACAGGCATTTCTGGTATCTTTCTTATAAGTTCTAATATGTAATTATATATAAATTCATCATAAAACTTATCCTCATTTACAATAGCTTCTAATAAGTCTTTATAGTTAGGATATAGTTTTAATAGACATAAATTAGCATAATAACTTTGCTCAGAAGGACTTAAATAAGAAGCGTTTTTAGCTGTTATAAATCCCAAATAATAACCTAGTGAGCCATAACTTGTAATCCATCCCTTCTCATTATTAAACATTCTAATTGAGTGTTCTTTTATAGATAAGACTTCCTTTGTGCCAATTGATTGTTCTCTAATATCATATATAGAAGGCTCAATTGTATTAATTATATTAAGAGTTAATAATACTTCTTCTAGCTTATAAATAAGTTTATATATTCCAATAGTAGTTGTACTAGAATTAAATATATTAGTTAGTTTATAAATATTGTTAGCAGCTTCATTCATTGATATTGCTAAGTCAACTATAGTTGACTTTTGATCACCATTTAAATTAGTTGTGCTAATTGGTAAAACATTTATTGATTTATACATTGTTATTTAAGTTTATATGTCTTTTGATAAAGACCCAATAAAGGATCAGCTATATTAGTGTTTAGATATATATCTATCTGTTTTAAAGCCTCATATTTATTAAAAACTACTAAACTCATATCATATTGTTTAGGTTTAATGTCTAACAGTAAAGTTGCATCTATTTCCCATCTATTTAAATTAGCAACTAGAAATATTACATCATATACAGAATAATTGTTTTGATATACTACATCATTAAATAAATAATCATCTTCATCAGCCTTCATTTGTAATATATAACTAAGTACTTCTTTATACTTAGTTAATGGTGTAGTAATAAGTAAGTTAACTATAGAAGCTTTATAATCAAAGTAAACAATATTATCTACAAAGTATGTTGGAGTTAATAAAAAGTCTATTAATTGTTTCTTTTTAGGATTTAAATTAGCTGCCCCAATTATCTTGGAAGAGTAAAAATCCCATTCAGAACAACAATTATTGAATGTGTTTGTGTCTATATAATTCATATGTTTAGGCTAAAAGGTCATACATGATTGTGGATCTATAGGATTCCCTCCTATTCTTATTTCAAAGTGAAGGTGAGGTCCTGTAGATCTTCCTGTAGTTCCACAATCTCCAATTTGCTGTCCTACTGTTACAGTTTGTCCTACACTGCATTTAATTTTATCTAAGTGTGCATATCTAGTTTCTATATTTTCTGGACTTATTATAATTACTAAATTACCATAACCTCCATCATTCCAACTAGCATAATCTACTTTACCATTGCTAGCTGCATATACTGGTGTTCCAATAGGTGCAGCTAAATCAGTTCCTGCATGTAATCTTCCCCATCTCTGTCCAAACCCAGAGCTAATTGTATATTCTTTCATAGGATTTCTAAGGCTAGAACATTGAGCTGTACCTTGAGCATTAACAGAAAAACCAACACTGTTATTAGTTGCATTAGACGCTCTAACAGTTCCACCATTAGTATTAGGTCCTGTTATTGGTTGAACTGGCCCAGTTATTTTACAGCCGGGATTACTTATTTGAAAGTTTGCTCTATATAAGTCTTCTTCTTTTATTGGTGGACAATTAATATCAGAGAAGTTGGCAGATGAATATGGTGATAAACCTGTTAAGGCAAAGGCAGCTCCAGTATTTGCTATTGGTGAATTATCATTAACAATAGGTCCTTTTGGTAGTGTTGTACCTTTTAAACTATTAACTAAATTGCAGAAGCCTTGTGCATCATATTTACTTCCTTGTCCTCCATATCTAAAGTTAGAAGATGAGTCTGGTAATGATGCCCATTCATAAGAGTTATTATCTAATGTTGCTATACAATTACCAGCTATAACATCATTTAATGTGCCTCTATAATCAAGTAAGTATATTGCAGCTATATCTTGATCTCTAGGTTCTCTAATATCTAAAGGTCCTATTGCTGGTAGTATAGTACCATTCCAAGTATTTGGCATAAATTGATATCTACCAAAAGCAGCAGTAACCCCTCCACTAAATACTGTATCTGGATGAGCACTACTTGAAGGTATATGAACAACACCTCCTTGAGCAGTGTAATATGTAGGAGCTTCAACAGAACTAATAGCATTTAAATAGGCTACTACATTTGCATTACTTAAAAGCTGTCTATAATATTCCTTGTCTTTTGCCATTATTCTAGTCCTGTATATATTGTCTTGTTAGGTATAAACTTATTAAAAGCTTTTATTAGTTTATCTCTATCTATTAGTTCTAAGTCTGTTGATGGTGATATATCTGAATGAGTATATGTATCATTTAACTTAACATCTAAGTTAGATAATAAATAACCAATAGACATATATTGTTGATCTGTTAAACTTCCATCAGTAGATTCTAAACATATCTGATAAGCATATTTATCAACGGAATCAATACCCTCTATTTGACAGTTGGCACATGCTAATGCTTGTCTACTAGAAGGCACTAAATATGTAATATCTCCTAACTTATTTATAAAAGCATGATAACTATAAGATGCCGTTGAAATTGCTTCTAAGAAAGAAGCTGCTTCTGTTGTTGTTTGATGTAGTACTACTACTAACATTATCCTTGTCCTTTAAATACTTTATATTTAGGGTCTGCTAATATCTTATCAATTAAGTTTTGATTAATAGTTCTTTCACCACTTAATCCCTCTTTTAGTTTATAAAACAAATACATAGACTGTATTGCTTCAGGTATTTGAGTGTCTTTTAATTGATTATTCCATTGACTATAATTAATAAATTTTATAACTTCTTCATTGGATAGGGTTGTTCTTGCTTCTGAGGTATTTGTAGCTAATGTGGTTTCTTTAGGTTTGTAATCAGTAGGTACTTTTACTCCACTTACAATATTATTAGCAGCAGTTAAAGCTGTTACTGCTTGTTTAGTTGAGGTTGCTTTAGCATTACATTTTTTAGCACTTTCTAAGGACAGTTCATGTATCTTTTGATGTTGTTCTGCTCTATACTTAGCTGTTATAAGACTGTTACTATTTCTAGGACTATCTCCAATTTCTTTTAGTTTATTAGCGGCATCTAATGCAACCTTAGCTATCTTTGATGCTTTAGCACATTCATCTTCTTTGTCTGCAACTACAACATGATAGTAACTACCATTAATATATTTATATTCTAACCCTCTAAAATAAGTTCCTTTATCTCCTAAGCCTGAGTCTAATTCAATTGAATTAGGTAGTGATTGCTCTTGGACAAGTTTAGTTCTATCTTGTGATGAATTAATAATATCTGTATTTTTATATGTATCTTTATCCATCTGAGTCGCTCCAATTGCAATTTTATATGCAGATGGATTCTGTGCTCTGTCTGGATTTATAATTGGTTGTGGTGCATAAGAATCATCAGACTGTAGCTTTCTAAGTGCTGTTCTCTTTGTATCTTTACCCATTAGTTCTTCCATGTTTCCTGGAAGAGAGATGGCACCTAATATAATTACATTGTCAAAGCCATTATATAAACAACTTACAACTACGGCATCTCCAACTTTATATGTTGCATATTCTCCAACACCATTACCAGAAAAACTTGTTGTTATTGGTATACAACCTTTAGCAACAAAGTTATTCATATTATGAATTAATACATCATATCTTTGTATTAATCCACTTTGATATTCTCCATCTTGGGAGAGATTAACTATCTCTCCCATGGCTATCCAGTTGCTCTGTACAGCCTCATATCCTTTGATATTGGTAAAGTATCCACCAGGATTAAATAGGGGGTTATCAAGCATTTAAAGTATGTCTCCTATTGCTATTATTTTTGTTGTATATCCTGCATCATTTCCACCAGCTTTAAGAGAGTGGGTTATTGCTCTTATTTTATACATTGGTAAAACATCATTTACTTGGCTAGTTTCTTCTCCAGAAGTTTGTCTTATGTTTGATAAGGCTTGATCTAAAGTAACTATCTTTTCTTGTTGTCCAACTTGTTTTATTTGTTGAGACTTAATCTTTTGAACTTCATCATATAATGTCTTTAAGAATAAAGATTGAGCACCATCATTCTTAAAGGTTAAAATACCATTACTATGAAGTACTGTATTATAAACTCTAATAGCTTCACCAGGATAAAATGATGAGTCTCCAATTACCTTCATTATCACTGTTACATTGTCTCTAGCCATAGTAGAAGCTGTTGTTAAAGCTAGGGCTTGAGCGGCTGCTGCAGTACTTGTACCAACTAACTCTTTGCTAGCATTTTTGATTTTAGGATCAACTATTATATGTTGTTTGATTGGTATCTTTTTATTCTTTGTATTAGCAGAAGCAACATCTACAACACTTACAATATCCTTTAATGAAGAGTTAGTAGGATTATTAAAGTCAGCACTAGACACAGTGAATCTGTTATATACTCCAATAGTACTTGTTGTAACTCTTATATCTTTTATAAGACTTCTTGACTCTGGTACTTTGTCAAAACAATCAAAGAAGAAGTACAGTCTATTACCTCTTTCTTCATCTGTTAATCCGGCTGTATCTAATATTCTTGGCGCAAACATAAAGTGTCCATTAACATGAGAACAAAAGAAATCAATTGGCATTACTTCTGTATTAGCTAAATAACTTAATATCTCAAAGGGGGACTTATTAATTATCTGCATTGTTGTAGGGCCACTTCCAGCTACTAAGGGTGGTTGTAAAGTCCATATATGAAATAAAGGATCATAGGGATTAGCTTCATTCTGTAGAAAAGAATTGGCTATAACCCATCTTGCTGGATCTTCTATTGCAGCCGCAAACTTTATTCTTTCTTCTGCTAATGCATTTGTATTTTCTTGTATTGATTTAACTTGATCTGATACTCTGCCTTTCTTAGGATCTTTTGAATCCTTATAAGCATTATCCCATAAGGTAATAATAGAACCAGGATTAAAGTTTTCCCTCCACTGAGATGATGTTGCACTGGTATAACTATTATCTAAATAAATACCTCCATTAGATGCTCTATATACTCCTTCAATTGTTTTATGTCTAAGTCCTTCAAAAACTCCTTTTTCATCACTTCCAGTATTTAAAAAAGGAATAGTTATAATTTTTGTATCAGCAAGTATTCTACTTCTGTCTCTTAGATTGTATATAATTTGTACTCCTGCAGAGATGTTGCCAATAAAGTCTACAGAGTCAATAAACCCCCAGAATATAGGTGCTAAAGGTTTTTTAGAATCATATTCTCCAATAGCAACTTTATTAAATAGTTGATACTTACTTATTAACAATTCAAGTTGACCTTTAGCATTATTAATAAATGCTTTAAAGGAGTTGTCATCTGTTATTACTAGGTTTGTCTTTCTTTCTAATAGCTTAAATTCAACTGCAAATGGGACTAACTTAGCTCTTCCAACTTCAGGAGCAACAACAAACTCTCCATTTATATTAGTTAATACTTGTTTTATCTTATCTAAGTCTTTACTGTTTTGTGCTCTAAAAGGAGTATCTACACTTATATCTGCAATCTTATCTAGATCTTTTAATATAGTTTCATAATTAGTTACTGTTTTAACTTGATCTTCTGTTAATTCTTGTTTATTATCTGTTTTAAAATAGTTAAATTTAAAGGGATATTGTCCTAAATCATCCATGCTTACACAAGTATTAGATTTATAACCAGCATATATTCTAACTTCATCATCTACTCCTAAAAATCTACCTCTAGGTAATAAACTATATTCCACTTGTTTACCTGTACTGTCTCCTTTCTTTGGACTTAGTTGATAGTTAAAACCTTGTTCAATCTCTTTTAAAGAAGGTATACTTCCATCATTATTTAACTTACAAGTAATAATTAGTTTAGCTTTACATATAGGCCAATCTCTAGTTACTTCTACTTCTGCATCTCTTAAGAACCAGCTAGATTGTATTGATAAATCACTAGAAGATGTTGGCTGAATTTCTACATTAGAGTATACTAAATACTCTGTATCTAAAACTTTTGATTTATTATTATTACTTGTTAAATTTAAACCAGTTAATTTAAGCTCAAGATCTGATTTCTCTTTTCTAGCTTTTTCCTTTCCTGCGAAGGCAGAATCACTAAAAGCAATATCACTAATATACTCATCTAACTTTTTTATTTCTTCTTTTAATTTTGCAATTTCTACTGTATTATCAATTCCTGTTGGTTTTGTAGAGTCTTTAGGTTCTGGCACAATTCCTTTTCTATTACTTACAAATGTAACTGCAAATACTGGAGTTGGTTCTTCTGGTGTGTAATGTTTAGCCATGTATTATCCCTTTATATAATGTTTATGTACATATTAAAAAAGCTGTGTATATTACTATAGTACAGCTTTTTTAGTTATATATTTGTATGCTTAATTATAAATTATAGTGTTTATATTATAAATATATCCCAAAACCATCTTTAGGATCTAAGGTACGTTTGAATTTTGTTATATTATATACTTAATAAAAAAAGCTGTGTCTTTATATTAACACAGCTTTTTATTATACTATTTATATTCTTTTAAATTAGAATATTTGAGCTTTAAGAGGACCGCTTGGAATGGCCGATGGATTAGCAGTACTAAGAGTATTACTACCATTAAATGAAGGCCCAACAGCAGCATTATCTCTAAAGTTTTGAAGTGTCTCAGGAATGAATCTAATTCCCTCAGCAACACCCTCCCAACGTTGTGCTATAACTCTTCTACCAGGCATGATACCAACTGATAGAGAGTCTATTTTGCATCTTTGTAGTTCATATCTACCTTGTGCAACTGGCACTGGTTTGTCATAAGAAGCTTGTGAACCGTTAACTCCTTTTAACTTATTAGATACATAAGACTGGTTGTTACCACCAACAATTTGATTGAAGGAAGTACCACCTAATCTATAGATATCATAGTTGGAGTTACCAGGAGTTTTACCAGCTTGGCTTGTTCCACTGTTGGCAATACCAGCATAGTTTTTATTTAATTCATATGCTGATACGTCCCAAGTAAGTTGAAATCTAGGACCTCTAGTTACAAGTTGTTCTCTACTCATGTTTTGAACGCCAAAGGTTCTTTGTAAGAAGTTCATGTCAACCAGACCTTGTTCAATAACAAATGCTATTTGAACTTCACCATTTAGATATACTGGAAACCTAGTACCCAAAGGTAAATAGGTTTCTGTACTATCTCTGATTGTTAAGGTAATAGACTGAAAGTCGCCAAACAATGCAATTTGACCTGAAGCTGCATCTTGCATCCAAGCTGCAACGTCAAAACCTTGCATAGGATCTAATCCTACATTATTAATCGGAGCTTGATAAATATCTAACATTTTTTATACTATATTTTACTATTTGTTGTTAACTTAGTGAGACATTACCAGATACATCTCTTGTTAAAGTGACTACAATTCTTTCAATAGGAGCTGTTGGTCTATAACTTAAAGAGATGTTTAATATACCACTGTAATAGGCTTCTGCTGGATTATTGCTTTCATCAATTTGAGGTTGATCATAAGAAACAATAAAGTTACTTCTGGTTTGTAAATTCATATAAGCAGAAATAGCAGCAGCTATCTTAGTTCTAATAGTTCTAGTATTAGGTTCTCCTTTATAGCTTTGAAGATTGAAGAAGATATCTTTTCTAATCTTGTCATTAACTCTTACAATTGAGATTTGGTTCTTACCAATTGTGTCTGTCATTGTCCTACCTTGTACTACAAAGTAACCAGATAAAGCAGGGTCAATTGCAATCAAGTCAACCTTAGCATCAATGAATAGTTGTTTAGCACTAATAGATCTATAACCATCAGTATCTGCTTCTATGATTCCTTGAATAGATCCTGCACTTGTTCTAGCAGCAGGGCTAATATTCTCAGGAATAGCGGCTAACTTACCAGCATAAAAAGCTGCAAGTGGTACTGTAAATCTACCAATGTTAGAACCACCACCATAGGTTGCCCAACCACCAATATAAACCCCTCTTTCAGTGTTAATACCTGCTGTTTCTGTTCTTGCAAGACCGGGAGTTAAGTTTCTAGTAGATGTAAGAATAGCTAACTTTCTACCTTCTAATTCACCACTGTTGTTAGCAACAGATAGTTGAGCTTGTCTTACTGCTGGCATAGCACCTAGTTCACTAGCAACAACAATAAAGTTTACTCTTTCTTCTGCTAAAGACTTAATAGCTGCAATATAATCTTCTTCTGTTGGTAGGGGACCATCATAACCTTTCTTTAAGAATAGACCAGATAGTTTAGCATTACCTACATATAAAGGATTTCTAATGTCAGTTACACTTGTAATGAATGGATTAGCAGGAGCTAGCCTTTGGGGTGTTCTAGTTACAATTTGAGCAGGGAATAAATTGCTACCAGTTGTAACTGGAATGTAATCAGCTCTAACATATGAGGAGCCAATTGAGTTAATAGTTCCATCACTTGCAACGTCTCTTAATAGATCTACATTGAATGACTCAACTTGTTTATCATTAGTGTTAGTATTTGCATCTTCAATAGTTACAGAGAACTTACTTGAACCAGTACTATTTACACTAATAGATAAGTTATTTCCCCATTGTCCAGGACTAAGAGCAGTAAATCTAACTAAAGGATAGCCATCAGCACTGTATAGAGTTAAGAAGGCGTTTCTTGCACTATTAGATGTTGAAGAGAAGCCAGTCTTATTTAATGGGCCGTAATTACTAAAGTTTATACCATTCAAGTTATTGAATGTTACAGTTCCACTTACAATGTTTGCAGAGACTGGATCACTTAATGTAAGAACATTACCTACTTTGTTAATAACTGTAGTTCCTTGAATGATACTTGTACCAACAACAATTGAATCAATTGCAATGTTTGTAGCATCTGCAACAGTTAAAGTTACACCGCCAGAGGTTGCTGAACCAGTTGTAACTACTTGTCCATCAGGCTCATTTAAGTCAATCCATAAGCTATAACCACTAGAAATAGTTACTCTATCTGGATCTTCTAGGTCAAAGAATTCTAGAGGTTGACCAACAATATCTTCTGATAAATAGATTCTTGCACCAGCTTCTGAAGGTAATCTATCAACAATACCAATAGGTGAAACTCCACCAGTTATGTCTTGAATGTTGTTGATAACATCTGAAGCGGTTGCACCTTCAGCAATAGGAATATAATACTCAGCAGAGTTAGCTCTTACTGTGAATGAATCTCCAGGATATAATTCAATTGGAATGCCAGTTGTACTAAATTTTAATGAGATACCTTCTGCAATTAATTTTACAATTCCAGCATCTGTAGTTAAATCTAAAGCGGTTCCTATAACTCCACCAGTTATTGTGGCTGAAAGTGTGTCTACATATGTAGGTACATCAGCACTGTCATTACCCCAGTTTACCGTAGGAATGTTGTATAAGAATGGATACTGATCAATAGGTAAAGCTACCCACTTTAGTGTTGCTTTGTTGGTAAGAGTAAATCCTCCATATCCAGCTACCGCAGTAACTAAAGGAGCAGATAATGTTACAACTCCAGTTAGAGGATTAACACCTGTTACAGTAGTTGTTGTTGGTAAAGTCAAAACACCAGAATCTGTACTAGCAATTTTAGACCCGATTACAATCTTTTCAGCGTTGGCAATTGATGTTGTAATTGTAGATGCAGATGTTGCTTGATTATAAGTAGCATTTAAGGTGATAGGACCTTGTGTTACTTTAAACAAGTATCTTTTATCTACATTGCCAGTGTAACTACCTTCAGCAGCAATAAATGTTTCAATAAAGCTTGTTGTTGTACTTACTGGTTGACCTACAAACTTTAAGTTGACAGTTAGAGTGTTAGCTTTTGTAGCAACTCCACCAACATATAAATCAACTTTAGGAGACTGTGATCTTCCAATTACTCTTTTTATACCAAATTCTCTAGCTCCTTGATCATAAGCTGCTTGGAAAGATAGGTTAGCAATACCTGTATCATATCCATATATTCTGGCAAAATCTCTAAATTCAGATAACAGAACAGTGTTTATTGGTCCTCTTGTGAATTCACCTACAATAGCGACTCTGTTAGAAGCATCAGTATTAATTGGTGCGCCTAAGCTAGGAGTCTCGTTAAAAATAACTTCAGGAACTCTCATTGATTTTATAGTTTATATTATTTATAGTTGTACTAAGTTTTGATGCTTTTGGTGGGTAGGTTGTAATTAAACAAGCTGTCATAGCTTCCTTGAAATAAGGATTCTTTTCCCACTCACCACCGATAAAAGAAGACCTTAATAATTCAATTTTAGAATTAGTCCAAGGTAATTTAATGTCATATATAATTAGTCTTAATAATTCAGTACATTGACTTAATATATGCATTGCTACATCAGTGTATAATTCTATGTTTATACTATTTTCTATAACTATTTCATCATTAGTTATGGGTAATTGTGTGGGCATATTTTGTAGTATTATAGGCGTTGACTGAGCACCAGCAGTTACACTGTTATAATAAAAACTAATATGAATCATTGACATTACTTCATCTGTTTCTTGTCCTAATGTATAAGGCTTATATACCATAGTAGCTGTTTGAGATGTTGCACTCTTAGCAGTTAAAGAGTTAACAGGGGCAGGATAAACTGCACAGGCTAATGTATCATTACTTGTCTCAATACCGCCATATAGTCTAAAACTAGATATAGGTATCTTTAATCCAGTTATAGGATTTTCTATTAGGTTTGCAAGTATTAAAGGATGACTAGCTATTTGTTGAGCTATATTAATACATATTTGATCTATTCCAAACATATTGTGATCCTATTACATCATTTAACATTCCTATCTTATCTTGTACTTTAGACATTTTACTAGCCTTATTAACTCCTAAGTTAACTGTAGATGCTCCTACACTAGGAGGAAGTAGCTCTGATAATAAGGAGGTAGATCCTAATATTCTTAATATTGTTGTAATTGCAACAGATCTAGGAGCTGCACTGAAAGAGGTTAAAGCAGGTGCGACCAAGTGATAATAGGAAGCTACTGTTATACCTTCAACTCCTTCAAACTTAACATCTACTACTATCTTTACTTCTGGATTAGTTATTTTATATGCATTAATATATACTGCATCTTTGTATATCTGTGCTCCAACAACTTTAGTATCTTCTGCTATTCTATAGTCTAAGATTCCTTGAACTAGTTTAAATGCTACATCTTCTGGCTGATCACCTAAGGCTATTGCTACTGTCTTCCAAGGCGCACCTTCTGGCATTGTAGATATCCTAAATGATAAATTACCAGCTACTGTACAGAAGGGATTTAAAGGATCAGAATAGCTAAAGTAGAATGTATCTATTTCAACTTTGTGATCAATTGTAGTCTTTCCAGTTGTTACTGCAGATGCAGATGATGTAGTTCCTTTATTTACATCTACAATTGCTGATAAAGGTCCTTCTTGTTGTAATGATTGATAGTTAAAAAAGCTAGAGCTTTGTTTACCAACTAATAGACCTTCTATATAATTCTTTATGTATGTTGACTTTCTAATTATAAGTTCATTAGATGTATAGTTAACTGCTGATAAATCTAATAACTCCCAGTGAGTTGGATTAGTTATACTTGCTAGAGGAGGTACTGTAAGTGCTTTATATCCTTGATCATTATATACAACTATATCTCCAATTGCATATACAACATTAACCTTATAAGCACCTCTATATGATGTATATGGAGATACTAAAGCTGCCTTGTGTATAGTTAAAGGTCTAATTGTTATTGCTTCTCTAGATACTATTGTTGATAATCTTCTGGCAGCAAACTCTAAGTAAACACTAAATGTTCTTAGACTGAATGTAGCTATTTTATTTAAGAATGTAGTGGTGTCTTTATAAAAGTTTGACTTCTTAAGTGATACAGAAGAGTCAACGTTTCTTGTTCTTGTAGGTTCAGCTATTAAATTTGAAAAAGGGTATACAGCAGTGCCACTTGTATAAACATTAGTACATAGAGTATTAATATCAGAGGATAGTTGATATATAAAACTTTCTATATCTTGATTGTTATTAACTACAGTAACTCCTTCATTTAATAGTGGTGGTGTTCCTGGTTCAGACTTCAATACATTAAAGTATATAAAAGCTATCTCATTAGGCTTAACTGTAAGTATTTCAACAGTTTTTACACCACTAAGTTTAATAGGTTCTACTTCTAAACCAACATCAAATTGTGTTTCTAATATAGTGTCTCTATTTATATCTGGAGCAAAGAAGAAGAAATCACTATTAGTATTAATAGAGATATCAGAAGATAAAGAAGATACTGCTGTTGTATATAGAAATACAATCCTATCAAGGTTAGAATACGCTCTAGTTTCTAATGCATTACCTCTCTCTATAAGCTTTAATGAGCCATCAATAGGTAAAGATCTAATTATGTTAGCAGCAGTTAATTCAGCAGCCACATTTAATAAACCAGAGCTATATTCTGAGTCTAGTATTAAATTTAATACTGCTTCATATGTTGTTGGTAGTTTAAATAGCTGTGTGTTATCTCTATCTTTTGCTGCAGATAACACAAGTCCAATATTATTAAACTGTTGAAGTCCTTGAAAGATAATATCATCATCACTAAGAAAACTAGAGGCCCCTTGTGTTAGTACACATAGAGGCCTTACTAGTCTTATAAAGTTGAAATTATCAAGACTTGATTGAATGTCTTGTGCAAAATTCATTGTTATTTAAAGTTAATTATGTACTTTATTGCTTCAACTTTGTTGGTGTAATCATATTCTTTATCTAGTTCTAGTACTGCTTTTTTAATTTCAGCAGCACTTTTATCTTCTAATTGATCTTCAGATAAAGCAAGAATAGACTTAGTTGCAGCACTATACTCAGGAGTAATTTTTTCTTCTACATTAATAACTACTTCTTTCTCAGCAACTACTTCTTCTTCAGCAATTGAAGGCTTGATTTCTTGTAAGTCAGGATTAGGAAACTTAGGTTCAACTATTACTGGTTCATATGTATTATCAGCTAAAGGTTTAGGATCATATGTAGTATCCTCATGAGGAGACGTACCAAAAGGAGAGAAGGTATCTCCTAATGTTTCATAGAAAGGTTTACTTTCTATTGGTGTATAATCTTGGTCTTTTGGCTTGTTTAAAGAATATGTAGAAGTTAGTTGTTCCTTAACATGAAAGGGTAAAGAGTCTACTGAAGGTAGTTCAATAAACTCTTTATGAGAATAGTTTGGGTTATAAAGACTTACTAGTTCAGAGATCTTTGTGCTGTCATAGATATCAAAACTTAGATAACTATTAGCAACTACAAAGTTCTCATCTCTATATTTAAAGTCTGCAATAACTCTTACTCTAATGTTAGGATCAAACATTTTTTTATTTACCTATCTATTTTGTTTAATTGTTATGTATTAAACAAGTGTATCATAAAAAGGAGTTAATGCACTAAGAACAACAGGACCTAAACTGGTAACAGTTACTTTAACTAGTGAACAAGGATTGTTATAAAGAGTTAAGGCAGGATTTGCACCAGCATTCATCAATGCAGATCTTTGAATATTGAAAGGATTGTCAAGATAAATAGGATTAATTCTACCTAAACCACTTGCATCTCTTACAGATAGAATGTTTAGTTCTTTGTCTTTGAAACCTTCATTACCTGGCTCCATATAACTAGGGTAGTAGTATTCAAATACATTATAATGAGTTAAGCCAGCAATAGCTGTTCCAGATGTAACTCCTACAGGACTAGTAAATGGTGTAAGTAACAAAGCTCCATTAGCAGGATCATAGATAGCAACTTCTACTCCACCAATGTTTGCATTTGCATTAGCTAGAGAGGTGTAACCAAAGATTCTCTTAAGCAAGAATGTCTTGGAAGGTGTTTCATATGCTGTGATAGCAGCAGCAGAAGTAAGGGTCTTAGGCTCAGCAGGAATGTCTCCTTGAGTTGCTCTAAAAGCTGCAAAGTCATTATATGTATATGTAGATAAAGCATTAGTTTTTGAAGAGTTATCTTGAGCTGTAACTTCTGTCAGTACATATTTAATACCAGAAATAGGAAGTCTTTGTCCTGTATATCTAGGATCTGAAAGCTTCTCTCTTTCACTTGAATAGATTGAAAATGCTTTGAAGTCTGCATCACTAGCAGTACCCAATTGAACTCTCTTAGTTACTGCATCAAATCCACCTTGAGCTGCAATAGCTGCAATGGCTGTAGGATTCAGGAAGTAGTTTAATACTGATTCACCCAAAGATGTTTGAGAAACTACATAGTTTACTCCAGCAACTCCAGCAGCAGTTTGATCAGCAGGTTCAACAAAGGTTGGAACAGCAGATAAAACATAGGTTGTTGCTGGTTT